CGTTCACGCAATTGGAAGATGGAAATAAAATCAAATAAAAGGTGCAGAGGCATTAATTCTGCACCTTTCTTATATTGAAAAACAAGGAGGGGATACAAAAAAATGTCAACAAAAAAAATACAAATTACAACTCCTATTGTAACATCAGTTAATGGACAAACTGGTGATGTGACACTTGATATTTCTGGTGGCGGCACAGGAAACATGAAAAAATTAACGTTTACTGGTGCTGTTACTGGTGAATATGATGGTACTACTGATGTTAGCATTGATATACCAAGTGATGTATATATTGCCCAGATTAACGCAACAAGTAGCATTTTAGTTAACGATTATGATGAACTAGTAAGCGCAATAAGGAGTCATAAAATTATAATATTGCTTATTGGAGAAACTGCTGTACTTGCCATTACTGCTGATTTCGATTCTACAAAAGTTACCTTAGGCGTTCCAAATCAAGAATCTTTTATTAATTTTACTATTGCAAAAGATACTAAAAAACTCGCAGCATCGTATTTATATCACTTTAGTATGAAAATACAGGAGGGAGTTGACCCAAAATCGGGTGTAGTGTACTTCGACGAGGCTACAGGGTTATGTTCTACTAAAGATAGTGTTTCTCCAATTGCTACCACCTCAACTGCCGGAACAATCAAAGTTGGCAACGGCTTGTCCATCTCCGATGACGGCACTCTATCTGTCACGACTGCAACATATTACACTGGCACGGCTGATCCGGTTAACACTCTTGGGGCAGACGGTGACTTATACTTGAAAACGGAGGGATAATGAATGAACGAGTTAATTTATCATACCATCACGCCGACTGCGGAGGAAGTCGGTGGGGATTATATGCTAATCCTGACAGCAGACAGTACTATTGAAGAGATTGTTCAGTATATCCTATCCAGCAAGGTAATCTGGTTTTACGACGGAACGTTGTATCATCAAGTATTTGCGTTCGAGGACGTCGAAAATGCCATGATCGTGTACTACTACAGGACGGATGGAAGCGTAGCGTCGTACCGGGTAGGTGACGGCGAATGAGAGTCGAAGGTCGGCAACTCAGAATCGTATATGACAACGCCGCACAATATTTGACGGCAGATAACTGTGCAGTCGGTGTGAAGTCTTACGGTACGGGCGTTGTCATCAAATCTACTGCGAAATCTGGATATGCCATTTTGAATGACGCCGCAAAAGCTGTCCTATTTCCAAATGCTGTAGCGAAACCGGTTAAAGCGGATAGCCGTATCGCTTGCGGCGCGTCTGTAAAAAACAAAAATAACTACTGTAGTCTTGAAATTAATGGCACAGAGGTGCATAAAGTTCTGTGCGCAGATGAAGTCGGCGAACAGGATGGGCTTACTAGCGCGGCGATCACAAGTGCGACGTCTGCGGCGACGATCCGGTATCATCTGCACATTGATAATCTTTTTGTAGCGGCCGCCTGCTCTGTTGGTCAACTTACTCTGTACTTCAAGCGTTATTCTTGTTCGGCGATTGCTAGTGGCAATGGTGTAATGTCCGCTTCCGTTTCTGAGACCGAGCCTTGGGATGGGCAAAATGTTAACTTTTCTGCCAATCTTGTTCAAGGAGCTACTTGGGTTGGTTGGTATTCTGATGCCGCTTGCACGAATCTTGTAAGCACGGATCAAAATTATTCAGTTAGCCCAACATCGGATTTAACATTATATGCCAAGGCTACGCATGATGCAGAACTATTTACATGTGCGGCAGTTGCTGGTGCAAATATATCATCTGTTAACATAAGCGACTCAACAGTCCCAGCGAATGGCAGTTGCACATTCTCTGCGATGGCTAATGCTGGATGTGCTTTTGAAGGATGGTATTCAGATGAAAGCTGCACAAACTTAGTGAGCACAGAGAATCCATATACAGCCACTATTATTGCGAATACAACATTGTATGCTAAAGCTCATATCATCAATTTTAATATTAGCGTTGAACAGTCAGAGTATGGATCAGCAGATGTAAATACATCAATAGCTCAATATGGAGATAATGTTACATTTATAGCTACTCCATCATCTCAAAGATATGATTTTTTGGGGTGGTATGCTGATGCCGCATATACAAATTTGGTTTCTCTAGATAATCCTTATAATTGCACTGTGACAACGGATATAAAGTTATATCCTAAATTCGGATTAAAGAATTACAACTTAATTGTACATCCAACAGGGTATGATAAAATCAATTTTAATGGTGTTACAAATATAGAGAACGTTGAAATCCTCTACAAAAATTCTAGCAAAGAAACTTCAACGGACACGGTTGCTATATGGGCTATTGGCGAACTTAATAAAAGCGACAATCCTGCTTCCGTTGGATTTTTTGTTGACGGGGCTAAGTTTTCTAGCATTCCAACTAACGCCACGATTACAAATATCAATGTTTCCATGAAAGTAAAGGCAGATGGGAATACGGGCGCATCTATTACAAGTAACACTTCACGTGGGTTTTATACCGCAAAAAAAGAAATAAACGGCGATAGCTTTTCCTACGCTCAAATTGGTACTACAAAATATAAAGACGTTGTTATAAAGTTGAATGAAGATTCAGAATATTCATACTATTTAACTTATACGATATCTAATGAAGAGGCTGGGAAATGGACTGCTGCTGATTTGAAGTCGGGTAGTTTTGGTATCGTATGGTTAGTTTCTTCGCCTAGTCTTGTTAATAACGGCGGCGTTTGCAAACACTTGATCCATAACATAGATATTTCAGTTTCTTATACTCTACCTGAAGGATATATTACATCTACCGCATTGTATTTCAAGGCCAACGGGTCATATAAATCCGCAACAAAGGTTTATAAGAAAGTATCTGGTACTTGGGTTGAACAAGCAGACTTGCCAGCTATATTCTCTGGCGAACCAAGCGGAGGCGCTTCTAACTATGTATATGGTGGGAGTGTATAAAAAATGAATAAAGAAAATTTCAATAGAGGTTCTGGTTTTTGCCAGTGCCTCTTTTATATATTAAAGGAGGTTGAACGGATGGCAAACAAAATTTTTAATACGCGCGTAAAAAATAAAAGAGATACAGAGGCCAATTGGACAAGTAAAAACCCTGTTTTGCTAAATGGAGAGATTGCTATTGTTGACACAACTAGCGGTGAAACAAGGTTCAAAGTCGGAGATGGTACAAAGAGATATTCTCAACTTCCATTTCAAGATGCGGCTACATTAGCAAACTATGTTAAAACTACACGAAAGATTAACAATAAAGCTCTAAGCTCAGATATCAGCCTGACCGCTTCAGATGTAGGAGCCTTGCCTAGCACGACTACGGCGCTTAAGAATCCGCATGCTTTGACTTTTACTGGTGCTGTTACTGGTAGCTATGATGGTAGCGCAGCTAAGTCAGTGGCGATCCCGTCGGTGGATTCGTCTTTGTCTGGCACTTCAACTAATGCGATTCAGAACAAGGCGGTTAATACAGCTCTTAGTGGCAAAGCAAGTACTGCTGTTGCTACGACAAGTGCTAATGGTTTAATGTCTTCTAGCGACAAATCAAAATTAGATGGCATTGCCGATGGAGCCAACAAAACGATTATTGATTCTTCTCTAAGCACCACTTCTACCAATCCAGTTCAAAACAAGGTTATCAATACTGCTTTATCTGGGAAGGCTTCCACTTCTGTTGCGACTACGAGTGCTAATGGATTGATGAGTGCGTTTGATAAGACAAAACTCAACGGGATCGCTACTGGCGCAAATAAAACGACTGTTGATTCTGCGTTAAGTACGACCTCGACTAATCCGGTGCAGAATAAGGCGGTTAAGGCTGCTTTGGACAGCAAATTAAATACAAGTGGCGGCACGCTGACCGGTAATTTGACAGGTCAGTATCTGACTGGAACATGGCTGCAAACGACGGACGCGACCGATCTTGGCAGCACACCGAGCAAGGTTGCAGTGCTGGATGGTTCCGGGTTGGTGTATTCTCGCACACTTGCTGAGCTAAAAAGCGATATCGGGGTGGATACGGCAACTCTTGTTGATTTGTTTTATCCGATTGGATCTATTTATATGAGCACGGATACTACAAATCCGCAGTCTCGATTCACTGGGACATATTGGCTACCGATTTACAATAGATTCCTGCTTGGTGCAGGTGATACCTATAAAGCTGGCACAATGGGTGGCGAGGCTACGCACACGTTAACGAGGTCTGAAATCCCTAGCCACTACCACGACGAATACTTGGGCAACGATGGCGGGCCGGACAGCGCACCAAGCGGTTATAGTGGCTGGCCGAACGTCGCCTACATCAGCAACAAAACGTGGTGGGCACCGGGTTCAAAAACATCCGCTGCTGGCGGTAACGGAGCGCATAATAACATGCCGCCGTACTTGGCTGTTTATATGTGGAGAAGAGTAACTCATCAAGAGTATGAAGCTGGAGCTGACGGTGGCTAATATCTTTATCATTGGAATACTATTTGGCAATTAAAAATTTTAAATTTATAGGAGGAATAAATTATGGAAATGTTAACTCTAATTATCTCTTTATCAATTATTATGTGGTATATTATTGATCGCTTTAAGGAAATGTGGGAAGGCACAAAGTATGGCAAGTATATCACTATGGCTGTTTCTGCAGTGTTCGCATTCGCCATTTCTTTCGGCTTTGGCGTAGATATTATTCTTGCTCTAGGTCTTGTGCAGGAGGGCTCTGTGATTGGCACAGTGATTACCGCACTTGCTCTAATGTCTGGCAGCTCTGCTGTCTCTGAAATCATTGAAAGAGTTAAGGGCGGACAGTAATATATTGAGGTGATTTAAATGGAAATTATTGAAGCGTTTGCGACACAAAATAAATGTTATAAGATTGGTTCAACATTTACTCCAAGTGGTTTGATGTTGCATAGCGTTGGATGTCCACAGCCTAGTGCTGCGGTGTTTGCTCGTAACTTTAACCAGTATCAGCCGGGTGGTCAATCAGTTTGCGTACACGCATTTATTCAGGCAGATGGCTCTGTATATCAGACATTGCCTTGGTGGATGCGAGCATGGCACTGCGGCGGTGCAGCGAATAATACGCATATTGGCGTGGAAATGACTGAGCCGAGCTCTGGAATGAGCTATGCTGAGGCGGCTGAACAGATTGCTGGAACATATCATGCAGCCGTAGAACTGTTCGCGCAGCTTTGTAATACTTATGGTCTTGACCCACTAGCTGACGGCGTGATTATTGGTCACGCAGAAGGTCATCGCAGAGGTGTGGCCAGCAACCATGCAGACCCAGAGCTTTTGTGGAACACATATGGCATGGGTTATACCATGGATGGGTTCCGTCAGGATGTATATGAGTCCATGAACAAAAATAATGGAAATGATGAAGAGGAGGAAGACGTAATGAGATACAATACTATTGATGATATCCCTAGCTGGGCAAGAGGAACTATTAGTGATATGATTGATGAAGGTTTAATTTCTGGCACTGGTGGAGGCAATCTTGATTTGTCTGCTGATATGATACGTATGCTGTATGTCATGAAGCATATGTTTGATGCATGCAATAAGCATTATGAGACAATCGAAGATATCCCATCTTGGGCGCGTGACACCGTGCAGCATTTAATCGACACTGGTGCAATTGCTGGCACTGGTAATGGCAAACTAGATATATCATATGATATGCTGCGCATGTTGGTTGTCTGTCAGAGAATGTTTGATTCTAATCATAGTACGGACAATAAAGAGAATTAATTTTATAAACAAATAGCCTATATGAAGTAGTTATATGGGCGAGGGAGTGTAGCAATACACTCCCTCATTTTTTATGGACAAAAAGGAGGGATAATATGAAAAAATTAAAAGGTGTTGATGTGAGCGAATGGCAAGGACAAATTGATTGGGATGCAGTAAAAAAGGATGAAATTGATTTTGCAATTCTTCGATGTGGCTATGGAATGAACTTAGAAGAACAAGATGATATTTGGTTTAAAAGGAATGCTTTAGAATGCGAAAGAGCTGGTATACCTTATGGTGTGTATCTGTACAGTTATGCAGATACAGTAGAAAAAGCTGCTTCGGAAGCAACACATGTACTTAGATTGATAAAAGGTCGTAAACTTGAATATCCCGTTTATTATGATTTAGAAGACGTTAATACTACTGGGAAATGTAGTCAAGATTTAATTCTTCAAATGTCTAAAAAATTTGTTGGCATTTTAGAAGACGCTGGTTATTGGGTTGGTATTTATGCCAATTTATATTGGAATGAGGCATATCTGACTGATTCTTGGTATGACACTAAGGCAAGATGGATTGCTCAATATAATTCTGAATGTCAGTATAACAAGGACTATGGAATTTGGCAGTATTCTAGTTCTGGAATTGTCAATGGTATTTCTGGATGCGTTGATATGAACATTTCTTATTTTGATTATCCTGCATTGATTAGAGAAGCTGGTAAAAATGGATTAACTTTTTCGCAAAGTCAAACAGAAACAGTTTATACTGTAAAATCTGGTGACACTCTTTCTGACATTGCCACAAAATATGGCATTACATATCAACAACTTGCTTCCTACAATGGAATTTCTGATCCTAATGTTATTTATATAGGACAAAAGATTCTTGTTCCAAATACGGAATCAGTTGTTGCTTCAGGTAAAACATTAGATGAAATTGTATTGGAGGTATATCGAGGCGAATGGGGAAATGGTTTAGAACGTCAAGCACGCCTTGAAGCAGCGGGATATGACTATCAAATAGTACAAAACAGAGTAGATGCTCTATACAGTTAATAACAAAAAATTGTATATCGTAGTTTAAAGGAGAAGCCACATGGTTTCTTCTTTTTATATTTAAAATTAGTGTAAATATGAATCTCTCGGAAAGGAGGAATTGTTATGCGTGTCATAAGTTTTGATCAAAGCACACGTCGTTCTGGTTATGCCATATTTGAAAACGGTCAATATATAGAATCTGGCGTTGTTGATATGAACAAGAGCAAATTAGAAACAGATAAAAGATCTTTTGAAATGGCGAAAGAACTTTGGAAGGTTATTAAAAAGTATAAACCAGAGAAACTTGTTCTAGAAAATGTGCAACAACAATCGAACCCAGCGACTATGATAATTTTGGCAAGATTGGCTGGTATGATAATTGGTTATGCGGAAGCTCATAATGTCAATGTGCATATTTTGTTGCCAAGCCAATGGCGCAAAGCATTAGGATATTCTCAGGGGGCGAAAGTAAAACGCCAAGAGCTTAAGCAACAGAGTATTGATTATGTAAAAGAAAATTTTGGTCTTGATCTATCAGAAGATGAATGTGAAGCAATTTGCATAGGAGTTGCGGCGCATAAAATTTATAATTTCGCCAACGAAGAAGTTTGGGGCGAAGATTAAATACGAAAATTAATAACAAAACGTTATTTAATATATAAAATTTTGAATAAAAATGGAGGAACAATTATGAAAGTTAATACATTTGTTAAGAAAGTTAAAGAAGGACAGTTCAACAATGCAGCAGATATGATTAAGGTTTGGTATATTCCAATTCAGACTAAACATGATATTGCATTACGCACTTTAGAAAAATGTTCTGCGGACAATAATGGCTATTTCTATGTGGACGATTTTGAAAAAAATATTTATTTTTCTATGTTTGCGTTCAATGCCTATACAGGCGTAGATATTGGCGAAGATTTCGAAGCGCTGCTAAAGGAGTATGACATGCTACGCAGCAATGATATTTTAGACACGGTTGAGCAACTGTGCAGGAAGGATTACAACCATGTTGAGGAAGTGTTGCATTATGAAGAGAAAAAATTAATGCGTCAGAATTCAATTGAGGCTTCGTTTGCGCAGATGGCTAATGGAATTAGTTCAAGCCTGACAACTTTAGCAGATGCTCTTGCTAAGAAGGTTGATGGTTTCGATATCAATAGCATCCTTCCAGAAGGTGCAGATATTGATGAGCTTTTAAGCACACTTGATAAATTAAAATAATTATTTTATAGGAGTTGATGGCATATGGCCGCAGAAAAAACATTAGGCGATGCTATACAAAAACTAATAGATAATGTCGAAACTGTTAGTGAAATTGCAGGAAACATATGTAGAATGCAAGCAGAAAAAGATTTTAATGACGCAGCAAAAACGGCAGTAGACAAATATTATGAATACAAAAATGGAGCTTATACAAAGTATGGGAGACAACATAATTTGTATGATATTTATAAAGTAAATTCTGATTTAAAGAAAAGAGGAAGAACATTTACTCTAACAACAAATATTGATATGAATTCTGCTCCGTTGGAAGGTGCATACCATAGTAACTCAAGTAAACACCAAGGCGGTGGTTCTTGGGAAAGTGGTGGCCAAGTTGAAGGCGATTATGTCTTCGAGAATTTCTTACAAGGCGAACACCCATGGACATATTTTAAAGACGGAGAATATATGTATGGTGAAACTGTTGGCAAAGAAATTCCAGACGAATTTTTAAAAGATTTTATTAACAATTACGGCAGTAGATATTTTGAAGATAATTTTCAAAAAACAATAGCTCAATTGCTAAAAGTATATTTATAAAGTAGGAGGTGATTCTTTTGGCAGAAGCGAGTTATACTTCGAAAATTAAATATAGTATTGATGATCTTATGAGTAGCCTTGTTGCATGTAAGACTCAAGCTGAACAGGTGGATGGAGTTTTAGCAAACATTGGCAAGCGTGGAAATCTTAATAATTTTATTAAGCAGTTTGTCGCTATGGACGATGCTGTTAAGGCACTTAGGAAAAATTTGGATTCCGTCAAAGCAGGTCTTGGAGATAAGCTTAATAGCGGATATATGAAGTCTTTTGATAAAATGGTTGAACAGATGTCTCAGATTTCAGAGTTGTCTAAAAACGTTTTTACTGGGCTTAGTGGTGTTAATTTAAAAGACAAAGGTGCGACGAAAGAATTACTGAGCTACGCAGAGCAATTAAATACAATCCTCAAGAACGTTGGCATTGATAAACAAATTGACTTAGACCTTTTTAACACTAAAAGTGTTGAAGAACAGTTTAATGCATTAATCCAATATGCCAGCGAGTTAAATGGTAAATTAAATATCGCATTTGGCGAGATTGATTTATCTAAAGTTGGAGATAATATCAAGTCTGCTGGGGATGAAGCTGTTAATAACATAAAAGAAACTGGCAACAAAATTTCCACCGAGATACAACAGCAAATTGATGATCTTAACGATAAAAAGACAGAGTATCAAAACACTTTAAATTTATTGTTTCCGAACAAAAGTAAATTAAAAGTAACTGGGCTCAAAAAGGCAACCGCAGATGATGAATTAAAATCTTTAGCGAGCCAAGCAAGAGAATTAAAGGCTACATTAGATGAAATTTCCCCAATTAAGACTGATGATGAATCATATAAAAATACTTTATTGCAATATCTAGAGATTGCAACAAAATTAAAGAATACAATAAATAATGGAATAAATGCGCGTAATAATGGGATATTATCACCGGGAATGACATGGATCGGCACTAATATAAACAATATGTATGCCGACGACCTAGAATATGTTTATAAACGTCATAGCGCTATGCTTGACAAAATCAAGAGCGAGTATCAACAAAAAATCGCAGATATCAATTCTGAAATAAACAATCTTAAAGATATTGGTAATTCAAATACTTTTGTAGAAAATGAAGAGATTGCTTCGGAAGAAAAAAAGATTTCTTTATATGACGAGTTAAATAAAAGAGTTAAGGAATATGTTTCGTTGTCGTCAAGCGCAGATGTAGATGAAGACAATCAAAACGCTGATAAATTAATCGCACTGGTCGATGAGATTAAAGAAATTTCTCAGGCATCAAAAAAAGCTGGAGCTTCCATTGACCAAATATTTGAGGATTTAGACTTTGGAGATATTACCGGAGACGAGGCACTTTCTAAAATCTGTGAATTACTTAATGTTGAAATTCCTATGGCCGCGCAAAAAAGTGCAAAGGAAGTTGGCGGTGTAGCTGGAGAGCTGCAAGAATTATTAAATCTTGCGTCTAGGCAAGAGGTTGGTTATTCAAAAGGTAGCGGCGACGCAAAAGAGTCTATGACGCTTTTTGGCGCGGACAAAGTGGTAAGTTCTTTTTCTGGGAAGGATTTTCAGGTAGATACAGATGCAATAGTATCACAACTTGTCAACAATCTAAAAGAAAATATCGTAATGTCTTTGCACAATCATCCAGATGGAATGAGTGCATTTACGCCGTCGGATATTAATTCATTTACCAAGTTGTTTTATGACCAAGGCACAAAAATTAATGGTATCATTGCAGATGGCGTTGTTAAAACAATTGATTTTACTGGCATTTCTAAAGAAATGGCCATCAAAATTGGAGAATCTTACTCTCAAAATTTAAAAGCAGCTACAAAAGAATTTCCTCTCATGGAATATAATGACGGGGAAGTTGGATTAATAAAAGGAGCAGAAGAAAAAGCGGCACAAGCTGGTATTTCGTATGAACAATTAATTGCTGCGTTTAACGAAAAAGTTAATCAAGCATTAGATAAGGCGTTTACAGACAATGGGTTGGCTTCGACTGTTAAGACATATACAATGGAACAGCTACCAGAGCTGTCATCTTATTTGGCCGAAATACAAAAGAATGGAGAAAATTCTGTTGCACCAATTGAAAAATTAAAAAGTTTATTGGCAACATTAAATCCATCGCACACCGCCGATTGGGACAAGTTTAAAGATATTTTTAGCTCGTTCGAGAGTGGAGAAATTGATTCTACTAATGCTTGGAATCAAAGCGTAGCTAGAATTAAGGAAATCGAAGCGCAAGCAGCAGAAGCACATCAAAAAACTACTGAGGCTATCAACGAGGAGACTATCGCGCAAGAAAAGCTTAATCAGATTCAGTCTGGGCAGCCTTCAACTCAGTCTAATCAAACAGACAATCAAACCGCGCAGCTTGAAAAAGAAAAAGAGCTTATGCAAGAAATTGCTACACTCAAAGAAAAGTTAAGTGCTGTCTCTACAAATCCTATTGATGCTTCTGAGCTTGAAGCTGCGCAAAAACAAATACAAGGATTAGAGGCAGAAATCCTTCGTATGGAAGGTTCTTTAGACTCGTGGAAGAGCGGCTATTATGATTTGCAAAATTCCTTAGATATGTCTGTGGATGCAAGTCAATTAGAGAATATGACTTCAAATGATATAGTTGATGCATATAAGGCTCAAATTGAAAGTTTATCTTCTACGGTTGACGAGCTAAAAGCTAAATTAGCGGAAGCAAAAGAACAGTTAAGTGGATTTGGGCAAGACACAGACTTTTATAGTGCGGATAACTTACAACTATCTTTTTGGCCTATAGCCGATGAAGAAATTGCTGCTAAAGAAAAACTTGTTGCAGCCAACGAGCAAGTTGCAGAGTCTCAGAACAAAATCAATCAGGCCAAGCAACTTGAAGGACAAATTAGCTTTGACGATTTAAGTATGGTCGAAGAAAAACAAAAAGGTGTGGATGCGGCAGAACAAGAACTTGCAACAGAACAAAAGCAAAACGAGGCTACTCAACAGCAGCTAGAACTGCAACAACAAATTACAAAAGAGAAACAAAATCAAAAGAATGTCACAAAAGAAAGTGTTACTCCAGCTTCTTCTCAAGAAGCAACAAGTGAGATTTCTGATGGCCAAGCTGCAGAAGGTGTTATTGCGATTCCGTCAGAGACGGATGCTGTGAATAAAGCAAAAGAAGCATTTGCTGCGGCCGCTGAACAAAAGCAAAAATTTATTGATGCTAATGTAAAAGTTAAAGAAAGTGCTGAAGCTTCAGCTACTGCTATTGACAAAGAGACCCAAAAGGCGCGAGGCGCTAGTGATGCTTTTTCGTCTGCGACAGATAAAAAAAATAATTTTTCTAGCGCTAATAAAAGTGTAAAAAATAGTACAGACGAGAAAATATCTTCTGGGACGAGAAAATCTAGCGACTCTGATAGTGCATATAAAGATTCAGATACTTATAAAACTTTAGTAGATGCAAATAAAAAACTCTCTTCTGCTTTTAATAAAATTGACACAGAAGTTTTTGTAGATAAGAATACTGAACTTGGAAAATTAAAAGCTAGGTATGAAGAGCTAACGAAAGAAATTCAAGAATTAACAAAATCTGAAGAGACTTTAGGGAAAGTGTCAGAAGATGACATGCAAAGGTTGAGTGCTGCGACAAAGCAGCTCATGAGCGATTTTGAACAGTACGCAAAGGTAAAGAAGGACTCAGCAAAGCAAAGCAATACCTCATATGGGGCAGATGTTGTCGGACAAATCGAAACAAAGCATACTGGGTTAATTAATAGCGTTAATAGCAAAGGCTATGCCAATGCCTCCGGGCTTACTACTCAATTACAGCAATACGAGCAAGCATATCAAAGAATAATTACACTGCAAAAAGAGCTTGCAAACATAGACATCACTTCGGATTTTGGTAAGCAAAAGGCCGCAGAGTTTGATAGTGCAGTTGAGTCATTTAATAAATATGGCAAAGCAATTGAAAATATCATTAAGAAGTCCGAAGAGATGAAAAACAAAGTTGGTAATATCACTCGTGCGGTCTCTGATGGCTTTGATATTGGCGACGAAGCAAGCAGAAGAAGTGAATTAGAAGCATTTGCTAATTCTTTTGATGGGTTAGATAAAAAATCTATTCAGTTCGCTGACAACTATTCCAAGGTTACTTTTACAATAAAGAATGGCAATGGCGAAGTAGAAAAACTAACTGCATCGTTTAATCAAGCGGGAAATGCTATTAATGCTTCCGCTAAGAATATGGGCAAAGCAAGTAGCACGCTTGGCTCTTTCTTTAGCAATGTTAAGAAAAAATCTGGTGAAATTCTTACATACTTTACTGGCGTAAATATGGTGTATAAAACTGTTGCTCAAATTAAGCAAGGTATTACATATGTAAGAGAAATTGACGCAGCGTTAACAGAATTAAAGAAAGTTACCGATGAAACTGATGAGACATATAAGAGATTCTTACAAGATGCGTCTAAAACTGCTGGGCAGATTGGCTCTACAGTTAAAGATTTTACAAATGCGACTGCTGACTTTGCAAGGCTCGGATATAACATTGAGCAAGCGTCTGATCTAGCAAAAGCAGCATCTGTGTATTATAACGTAGGTGACGACCTTGCCAATATGGGAGAAGCTTCAGATAGCATCATTTCTACGATGCATGGATTTGGTATTGAAGCGGAAAATGCGATGAACATTGTAGACAAATTCAACGAAGTTGGAAATAATTTTGCAATCAGTTCATCTGGCATTGGACAAGCACTTTTACGTTCTGCTAGTGCAATGTCGGAAGCAGGGAATACCATTGATGAGTCAATTGGTTTAATCACTGCCGCGAATTCGGTAGTTCAAAATCCTGAATCCGTAGGTACTGCCATGAAGACATTATCTCTTCGTATTCGAGGAGCAAAAGTAGAACTAGAGGATGCAGGTGAAGATGTTGATGGCATGGCCAACAGTGTGTCCGAACTGCAAAAGAAATTGTTGGCTTTAACTGGCGGTAAAGTTAACATTATGCTTGATGAAAAGACATTTAAAAACACCACGGAAATTTTGCGAGAAATGTCTACTGTATGGGATGACATGACTGATGTAAATCGTGCAGCAGCATTAGAGCTTTTAGGCGGCAAACGTCAAGCAAACGTTTTAGCTGCAGTAATTAAAAACTTCGATATGGTAGAAGATGCAATAAAGACATCAGCAGATTCTGCTGGTAGCGCAATGTCCGAAAACGAGAAATATATGGACAGTATCCAAGGCCATATCGATCAGTTTACAAATGCTGTTCAGACTATGTGGATGAACTTTATAAATACTGATGCTACTAAATTCCTTGTGGATGTTGGTACTGGATTAGTAAGTGTTGTAGATAAAGTTGGTGTACTAAAAAGTACTATACTTATATTGTTGGGCGTAGTTGCCCCATTAAAAGCATTTTTAAAAGCCACGGAAGGCATGTCGTTGGCAGAACGTATTGGGAAAATTGTCACGGCCATTAGGGGATTCTCCATCTCTAATATTGGCGATTCAATTAATAATTTAATTAAGACTTTAGGTCTTGCAGACACTGCATTTGCCAAATTTATTGCAAGGATAATCGAAGCAGTTGCGACAGAATATGCTGCTGCCGGAGCGACTGGCGTGTTAAAAATGGCAGTTAAGAGCCTAGAAACAGCAGTTCTAAGTGCAATAGCAAAAATTTATGTAGCATTAGGCCCTGTTGGGCTTATAATTGCAGCAGTTACAGTAGCTGTAGGTGCTCTTATTGCTGCTTATGTGGCATGGGGCCCCACTCATAAAAATTTCATTAAAAAATTAGAAGAAGAAACTGAGAATTTAAAAAATATCCGCTCGAATCTCGATTCCTTAAATTCCGAACTAGAAACTACGAAGAGCCGTATAGAAGAGCTCGAATCTAAAGGCCAATTAACTCTTACAGAGCAAGAAGAGCTTGACAAATTAAAAGAGCAAAATGCCGAACTTGAACGTCAAATTCGCTTAGAAGAAGCAAGAGAAGAACGTGCTAAAAACAAGCAAGCAGAAGCTGTAAAGGGCGCATTGGATACCGATCAAGATTTCAAGACGCGAGCAACTGGTGAGAATAATCTTAAAACCACAAACAATTTTGAAGACGAATTAGGTAAAGTAAAGAACGCCAAAGATAAACTAGACAAAGCGGAAGCAGAAGTGCAGGATGCCTTAGACTCTGGCATGGACACCAATAGCAAAAAGTTCCAAAAACTAGAAAAGAATTTAGAGTCTGCGCAAGAAGATTATGCCGACGCTCAGTCCAATTGGGACGAGTTTATGAAAGGCAAAGAAGAAGAATATGGCGTCAGTGACTTAGAATGGTTTGATGGGGACAATTTAACAGAGGCACAAAGGGCAGTAAATGGACTTCTTAGCTCGATGCAAAATTACAATGACCGAGCAGAAATCATGTTTGGTTCTGCTGGAGCAAAAGAGTCTGCTCTTGACCGCTTATTCGGCGAGCGTGGTTCTGAGGCAGGACAAGCATTCCAAGAAGCATTTAACGCAAAAATTGAATCAGGAGAGATCAATGTTGACGTTGATAAATTCGGAGATTACGAATCTGCTATTGAAGGAGTCACTGGAGAGGTTGAGAGCTTAATTGCTGAAAATCCACAGCTTAAAGTACAATTAGACTCTCTTGGAATTAGTGCAGAAGATGTTGCAAGATATTTCTTGAACATTAGCGGTGCTATGCAACAGACTAGTGAAGCCACTTCTGTGGCTGTTAGCGACATAGCAAGCCTTACTTCTGCTTATGATTCGTATGCGTCTGTGTTACAGACAGTTAATGACATAACATTTGACGGGCAAGCGATTTCTGACGATTATTATACTGCACTTCAAGAGTATCTTGGAGATGTAACTGTTGGAGAGGAGAGCTTCGGCGATGCAATTGATACTACGAATGGCAAGGTTGTTAAGAACACACGTCTATTAAGAGCATTAATTGCACAGAAGAAAAAAGAACAAAAGGCAACAGTAAGTGCGGCAAAAGCTCAAAGTCAGTCGCAGTATACAAAAGTTGTAAAACAACTACAACAGGCTGTTAAGGCAATGTATGCGGATTACAAGGCGTATGGATATGTTACAAAGGCGACTTATGACAATATTAGTGCGTTGCGTAGTCAAATACAAGCACTCAAAAATGCGGTTAAAGAATATTCGATTTTAGAATTAAAATTATCAGATGTTACTAATGCATATGATGAATTTGAAGATGCCAAAACCAGAGATTCAGAAATGGCGTATGGCGACTCAATGGTTGAAATGCTTGAGACCATTAGTGACGGCTTGTTAAGTGGCAAAGTTGGAACAGAAGCATTTCAGGCGGCATGTGAGGCATTAGTACCTCCTAGTGTTATTGCGAACTGTAAAACTTTTGAAGAGCGTCTTGATGCCATTGATGATTATTTTGAAAACTCAAAGTTTGCAGACTATTTCACTATTGATGATGATGGAAATTTTTCAATAGGCTTAAAGAACATAGAAGCATTTATTGCCGACGCGAAAGAAGCTAGTGCTTTTATTGAAAATGCGGACGGCACGTTTACTCTTGATAATAGTATAAAGAGCGTTGATGACCTTGCAAACGCAATGGGATTAACAAAAGCTGCGACAATTGCAATGTTAACGGAGCTGTCAAAATATGATGCAAGTTGGGGAGATATCGTTTCTGACCTAACTATGACAGAACTTGACAAAAAACTTAGAGATACTACCGACTCTTTGGACAAGGCACTTGCGAAGCAAGAAGAGTTTTTCAAGGCTGGTAAAGATCCACTTGGCGAAAATGCAGAAGAATATAATGCGATTCAGCAAGAAATTGATGGCGCTACAGATTCATTGAATAATGCGCAACAAGCTATTGTTGACAATACAAAAGCTTGGATCGATGCAAACAATACCGTTGATGCTGCAAAAGAAAATGTATCAACACTTACAAGAGAATTACAAGAGTTAAAAGATGCTGGAGCTTCGGATGAGGAGATTCAAATAAAGACGGATGAGCTCGAAAAAGCAAAAGAGCAGTTAGCAGAAGCTTTAAAAATTAAATATGGCCTAGAACAGCCAACCGTAATGGATTTTCAGGTTGTATTAACTGATGTCCAATCTAAAATTGATCAGTGGAAAGAAGAAAATGCCACTCTAGTCACTGAAGTAGTTCCAAAGCTAGAGCAAGATAAGGATGGAGTTTGGAAAATTCCGGCAACGCTTGAATTAGACGAAGATCAGCAACAGAAGATTCAAGAATATGTTGATTTAAAAAATGACGAACAACAACTTGAGGTGTTAACTAATCAAGAAGTTGACCCAATAACTGATGGAATAACTCAGGTCAAAGAAGTTCTTGACAACATTTTGGATGCCATTCAATCTCCAGACAAAAACAAGAAGCAAGATACTAAAACAACTGATACAACAAAAACAAGCTCTGGTACAACTTCGACGAGTACTGAAAAAAGTGCAAGCACAACTTCTACTTCCAACGTTACGGGATTTGAAGCACAAAGCCCTGATCAAGTAATTGCAGGTTGGAACGCATTAGTGGACGAGGTGGTTGTTGAGGTACAGCAATTCGCCAACAATATTTGGAGTGGCATATCTACTTTCTTTACAGAAACATTGCCAACTGTATGGGACAATTTGTGGAGCGGTATTGGAGACAAATTATCTGGTGCAGAAGAATGGGCGCAAGGACTATGGGAAGACATAAATACATTTTTCACAGACACATTGCCTCAAAAATGGGATGAGTTCTGGAACGGTGTTGGCGAATGTCTTGACGGAGTAAAAGATTGGGCTGCTAATGTAGAAGAAGGCGTTAATACATTCTTTACCGAAACGATTCCAGAAAAATGGAACGAGTTTTGGGGAAGTGTTGGGGAATTCCTTGGCGACATCCCTTACGCAGTTGGATATATATCTGCGAAAGTGGAAGAATTCTTTACAGAGACTGTCCCTGAGAAATGGGGAGAGTTTTGGGATAATGTTAGTGAAGATTTCGACAAAGTAAAACAATGGGCAAGCGATCTTAAAGATGCGGTAGTTACATTCTTTACAGAAACTATTCCAGAAAAATGGGATGAATTTTGGGATGGTGTTGGCGAAGAATTAAACAATTTAAAAGAAGACGCTATTGCTTTGAAAGATAAAGTTGTTGAGTTCTTCACGACAACAATTCCTACAAAATGGAGTGAATTTTGGACTAGCGTTGGCCAATATATTGATGGCACAATCGCGCCAGCCTTAAGCGCGGCGTGGGATAGCGTGTATGGATTCTTTACCGAGACAGTTCCTGAAAAATGGCATTCTTTCTGGGAGAGTGTCGGCACTTATGTTGATGAAGTGATTGGCCCAGCGTTGGTCACAGCGGGAGAAAAGATTTTAGAATTCTTTACAGCAACGCTTCCGACAAAATGGAATGAATTTTGGGAAGGAGTCGGGACATTTCTTACAGAAACAGTACCTACTACTTTAGAAAATATTAAAACTGGCATTTCTACATTCTTCACAGAAACTGTTCCTAGTGCCATTAATGGTCTTTGGGAATCGGCTTCTTCTTGGATTAGTACACAAGCGAGCAATTTTTGGAACAACCTGAAGAGTAAATTTACACAAGGTCGTGAAGATGCAAAAAGCGGAAGTGGCTATAATCCTGACGGTGCGTCTAGTGCGCTTGGAAATGCTTTGGCAAAAGGCAATGCGCATTCAGGCAAGAAGCCCGGATTAAAAGCAAATGAGCACAATGCCATTGTAGGCGAGCTTGGTCGTGAACTAGTAGTAGACGCAAACAAGGGCGTTTATTATACTGTTGGAGAACATGGCACGGAAATGCTTGATTTGCCGAAGGGTGCAATAATCTATAACCACAAGCAGACAGAAGAGTTATTAAAGAATGGGTACACGTCTCGTGGGACATACACTGGCGGCTTGTCGTTTGCTAAAGGCAATGCTCACTGGAATTATGGTACTTATACAAAGAAAACTGGCACTGGAGCGAATGCTGCGTGGGGAGATGGCAGTGACAAAGACTGGTCTCAAATGGGTTGGGACTTAAGTGATGCTGCTAGTGACCTATCTGATGCGGCAAGTGATGTATCTGACGCAGCCGATGATGCAGAGCAAACCATTGACTTTATTGAATATAAGCTTGAAGAAATCGAGAAGGCAATTACTCATATGACCAATAGAATTGAGAATTTCCTTGACGATACTTCTCAAATTGGAGATAAGAACAGCTTATATGATGACTTAGTCGGAGCAGAAAAACAGAAAGCATCTACATATTTTGCTGCAGCAGAGCTTTACAACCAGAAGGCAACGGAGCTACTGTCTAAAGTTCCCGCCGAGTATCAAGAAATGGCAAAGAACGGCGCTATCGCAATTAAAGATTTTATCGGAGAGAGCGAAGGCGAAATTGCTGATGCCATTGAAGAATATCGTACATGGTCTATAAAAGCAGAGGACGCAGAGAATAGCTATCTAGAGTCTATTGCTGAGATTTCTGCTAAACGTCTTGAACAGCTCAAGGATATTGCCGATGACTTTGAGAATATCGTTGGTTTAGTCGAACAACACTCAAACCTCATTCAGGCCGAGATGGATCTTCTTGACGAAGCGGGAGAAAGACTTTCTGAAAACTTCTATCAAGAGTTAATGAAAGACTCTCAGAAGCAAATTGAAGACCTAAACAATAAACGTGCTTCGCTACAAAGCATCCTAGATCAGGCTGTTGCTTCTGGAGACGTTAGAGTTGGAACTGACGATTGGTATGAAATGGTTAACGCCATTTATGACGTTGATGATTCAATCCTTTCATGCAAGAAAGACATCGAAGGCTTCCAGAATAGTATTAATGACCTTTACTGGGACAATCTTGACAAGTTAATTAGCAAAATTGATAATGTTGATTCTGAGCTTTCTCATTTATATAATCTAGTTTCTGATGAGGAGAAAGTAGTAGACGAATTCGGCAATTGGACGAAAGATGGCGTTACTGCTCTTGGTCTACTTGCACAGCAGTTAGAAGCCGCAAACTTTAAGGTTGAACAATACGGCGAAGCGATTGCACGTCTTGAGAAGGATTATGCCGCTGGACTGTATAGTACGGACGAGTATAACGAGAAACTTGCCGAGCTTAAAGAGAATCAATGGGATGCAATTGAGGCGCAAGAGGCCGCGAAGAAGTCTATTATTGATTTGAATAAAACTCGTGTTCAAGCTGTCAAGGACGGACTGCAAAAAGAAATAGACAGTTTTTCAGAATTAATAGACAAAAAGAAAGAGGAACTTAGCCTCCAAAAAGAAGCAAATGATTTTTCCAAGCAAGTCGCGGAGCAGCAGAAGAATATCGCGGACATTCAAAAGAGGCTTGCAGTAATTTCTGGCGACAATTCAGCGTCCGCGATTGCACAGAAGAAAAAGCTTCAAGCCGAACTGCAGCAAGCACAAGATGAGTTAAACGACCTGTATTATGATCATAGTATCGAAAAACAGCAAGAAGCTCTTGACAAGTCTCTAGAGAACTATCAAGACAATAAGCAAGACGAAATGGATGCTCTTGATGAATCGCTTAAGAACGAGAATCAAGTCATTCAAGATAGTTATGCGGTTATTGCTGCCAATACAGATTCGTTAGCACAAAACTTGTCTGAAATCGCAGACAAGTATGGAATCACTCTTTCTGACTCTGTAACTAAACCTTGGTTAGAAGGCGTAGATGCCATTGGCACTTATCAGGAGCAATTAGACACTTCTGCGAGCGCATTTACTGAGCAATTACGCGCATTAAAACAAGAGCTTGTAGATTTACAAGTTGAAGCTGATAAGACCGCAGATAGCATAATCAAGGCCACAAATAGCAAGAAGAATTCGACTGAGAGTGCGAAGTACACTCCGCCAACTCCTTCGACTCCACAGCAGTCCCCAGCTACTGAACCATCCACTCCAGCAGCCCCGACTAAGGGCTCGTCTGTAACTGTTAAGAGTTCCGCAACGCATTTCTCAAGAAATGGTGGGAATGGAACGAGGATGCAATCATGGGTACCCGGATCTACTTTCACAGTTTATCAAGTTAGTGGCGATGAGGTTCTTCTTGGAAGAAATGGTGGATATACTGGTTGGGTAAAGCTTTCTGATATCGAGGGATATGCTAAAGGTTCAAAGGCAATTAATAAAGATCAATTCGCATTTCTTGATGAGCTTGGAGAAGAATTACAACTTATTCCTGATGGGTCTGGTAGACTTTCATATGTAAAGAAAGGTACTGGAATTATTCCAGCAGACCTTACTGAGAGACTTATGGAATGGGGCAAACTAGATCCATCTAGTGTTCTAGAGCAATCCAAGCCTACTGTTAGTGCTCCTCATATTATTAATAATAATATTGAGTTGAATATGCAGATTGGTGAAGTTGTTCACGTAGAAAGAGCGGACAATAGTTCGATTCCAAACATCGCTAAAGCGGTGCAAGACCAGATGGACAATTATATGAAAAATATCAACAAAAAGCTTTATAATCGTGTTAGATAACACAAAATTATAGGAGAGGGTGTAATAGCTCTCTCCTATTTATATAATTTCAAGTAGTTAGTAGGAGGTGTGATATCTTGGCGATATATCATCCTAAAATTCGTTTCCGCAATCAAACAAATTATGATTTAGAACTTGTTGTAAGTACATTCAATCCAGATAATGGGGCGGTAGATTCATACTTAGATATGGAGCCAGTTTTTACTGATAGCTATGATGGCACAATGCGCACAGATTATGGCGCAAAATATAATTCTGTCGCAACTCCGTCTGTGACATTTGTCGAAGTAGATGGGTCTGATATTGGCCCATACAAAGTTAGAAATACATTGCGTTGGCTTACTGGTTCTAGGAATAATGCGTGGATGGACGTTTGTGATAAAGATGGAGACGTTGTGTGCTCATATCTTGGAAGATTCACAAATGTGCAGCTTCAGAAGATGGATGCAAGAGTCATTGGCATAGTAGCCACATTTACTGCAGTAAGTCCGTGGGCGTATTCAAAAGTCTATCCCGTAGAAATCAAAATTGCAGGAGAGACTGAATTCGCAATAGACAACCAAAGTGATGACGTTTATTCTTATATTTATCCAAAGGTAACATTTCAGAATAGTTCGAACAATGGAAGTTTATTTATTAAAAATAAATCATTAAACAATGAGACTGAATTCAAGAATTTGCTGCAAGACGAAGTCGTTACAATAGACAATAATTTTGTTGTATATTCTACGAACGACAAGAGAATCTTTGATAGTGATTTTAATTTTATATTCCCTACATTGTTGCCCGGAACTAATTATTTTTCCGCGAATGGCACTGGAACATTAAAAATTGAATTCAGGCATCCAATGAAAGTAGCAGATGGGCTATTAAATGATTATGACCTAAAAGATGGATTGACCGTTTGGGTAGAAGGCAAGGTATTAAAAATCAAAGGCGACACAACTAAGAACCCTCCAATTTGGACTAATATCAAAGTTGAGGGACACAAAATGATTGTAAGAGGAGAACTCAAGGACGTGAAGCTAGAAATTGGTACGGACGTCTCCAATGGTGTACTTACGCTTGAAGACGATGGTAGCGTGTGCCCATTCAACGAATTTGACGCAGAGGTTGTAAATGGAGAGCTAATTATTAATAAACCTATACGACAAGTAAGTATTTCATAACAAAGGCAGGTGAAAGAAATGCAACTACCAAAAGATTTATTGTCTGACACTTATCGTGCACCAAATGTAGTTTTGTGCCAGACAAACAAAGAAAAGATTTGTAAATTAAATGTGACTAATCTAGAAGGGACTTTCAAATTTAACGCATATAGTGAAATTTCATTTGATGTTCCTTCTATTTATTGCGATATTATTACTGGAGAGACAAAGCCAACGCCGTACTATGATTATGTTGAAGGACTTAGGCTTGTGTATCTAGAGGGATTTGGTTATTTCCAATTGCAAGACCCAGAGATTGATGGAAATGGTATTCAAGAGTATAAACATATTAATGCTTACTCGTTAGAGTATTCTCTATCTCAAAGATATCTTGAAAATTTCATTATTAACGAAGGCGACGTTGGAGATACTGTTGGTAGTATTGATAAAGTTGTGCTATACAATCCAGATAATATTGCGCATAGCTTAATTCATCTTGTACTTCAAAAGGCATATGGTTGGACAGTTGGACATGTAGACGATGAGCTAAAAAATCAAGGCCGTAGTTTTGAAATTGATCGTCAATCTATTTATGACTTTATTATGAATGATATGTGCGAAACGTTCAAGTGCTACGTAGAATTTGACACAATTAATAACAGAGTCAATATCTATGCAGAAAATGAAACAGAACGGTTTATTGGCGATGGAAAAACGAATAGTTTTAAGCTGCAATGTGGTGTTCCTACAGACGCAGAAATTACAATCAATGGGCATGTTATAACTGAATATAAGTATAATCAGGACACAAAAGAATTGTCTTTTAATAATGTTCCAGCCCAAGGGGATATTATTGAAATCTCTAATGACAAACATAATACAGACGTTTTTGTTTCATTTGAAAACCTTTCTAATGACATGAAGGTAAATTATTCTGCGGATGATATTAAAACAGTTCTTACTGTAAAAGGCGCAGATGATTTAGATATTCGAAATGTTAACTTCGGACTACCTTCTATTATGAATTTGGACTATTATTGTACTCCAGAGTGGATGGGAGATAGCTTGTACCAAGAATATAAATACTACATGGACAAGCAGTCTAAGTACATGAGCGGGTTCTATAGCAAGGACATTAGCGGATCAACAGAAGAATATTTTGATGTAAAGACGACAAAAGAGGATTTTGTTGCTGGCGTTGTACAACAGCTCCCCGTACAAAGCGCACAAGAACAATTCAATGTAAATGGAGATACCGTTTCATATAATATAGATAAAGTTATTAAGGAATATAAAATTAACAGCGAGATTGAAGAGATTGCCGTTCATAGCAAAAATGAAACTTTTAATGAGCCAAATATGCAGGTTGAAACGATAACTGTACAAGAAGATGTTGCAACTTTCACTTTCGATGGCTCATATATATTTAATCTTCCATCAGATTTTAACTTTAATGAAAATAGCATTGTAAAAATTGAAGGCAACGAGGTAGATAGTAAAAACTATAAATATTCAAACGGCAAATTAGAAATCACTAATAAGTCTTTGTTAACAACTGGTAATACAGTTGAAGTAATCACATGTGAGAATAAGTTCGTAATAGAGAGCGTGATTACAAAAGACAGCAAGATTATTATTAATGGCGCTCGTGAGTTGATGCCATCTGAATATTCTTATGTGACAAATGGCAATGAAAAATATTTAACAATCAATGTCTCGTTATCTGTTGGAGACGAAATAAAAATCAGCACACCAAATGGCACATTGTTTACAAGCGTTCAGGTGTCTATTCCAAGCGGATATGCAATAGCTGCTGTTAAAGTTGATGAAAATGATGTTAAATATACTGTGAACACTACTGGGTCAACTATTACTATTAATGACACTGACGCAATAAAATATGGAAGCATTATTGAAGTAGAATATATCCAAAATCGTTTTACTTTAGAAAAACTTCGAGACAAAGTCGTTTCCGTGGAGATAAATGGCACGGACTCTTCTAAGTATGAACTGGACGGGGCACAACTAACTATCAATGGCTTGTCCGTAGGAGATACTATTAGAGTTGAATCAATTGATACGCAGTTTGATTTATCCGATGATGACGACAAGGAAATTGTGTCCGTAATGGTAAATGGCGAGAAGCAGCAGGGATATAATTTGGATGGAAACATTTTAACAATAAATGAATTAAATCCAAGCGATAGAGTTGTTATAAATTTAGTTAATAATAAGTTTGAAAGCCAACAGTACGATAAACAAATATTATCTGTCAAAATTAATTCTCAGAAAGTTAACTACACTTTTTCGGATAATGTTGTCACAGTTTCTAATTTAGACTTATTGTTTAGTGGAGAACAAATTGTAATAGAATTTGTTCCAAAATCTTTTTCTCTATCTCTGCCAAAAGACAAAATAGTATCTGTGCTCGTTGATGGCAAAGAAATTGGTGTTAAACAATATGAGTACGATTATAGTATTAAAAAATTAACTATTTCTCTGGACAATCTTTTGATAAATAGCTCTGTGGTTGTAGCGTCTATTGACACTCATTTCGATGTTAAACAATTGTCTGCAAATGAAAATATTGCGGCAGTGTGTATTTTGCGCCATTCAAATGACGGGAAGACACAAGAGCTAACTGTTGACGTTAATGATTATACTTATGACAAAAATGAAAATAGTTTAGTTGTTAATGATAGTAGGCTCAGTCAGGACGATATAGTTTTGTTTAAAACTATTAATAAATCATTTGTTGTTTCAAATAGTAATAAAGCATTAACTTCTGTTAGAATTAATGACAATATTACTGAAGATTACACATTTAATTCTAGCATATTAACTATTACCACTAGTTTAGGAATTGGAGATACAGTTTCCGCTGAATTTTTAGATAATCATTTCGTGCTACAAAACGACATTGGTTCAAAGCATATCGTTGAAAAGAAATCCCCTGATTCGATGTTAACTGAAACAATTTTAGAAGGCGAAAATGGATATCTGTACAACAAAACTACAAAAACATTGACGGTGTATGCCGCGCTTGAAAATGGAGATAAACTTATTGTAAAGACTATCGAGGCCGAAAACGCTTTGTTAGTTGTTGAGTCTAATGCGGGAGATGGCAAAATATTAAGAACAGATGTCTCTCCAAAACTGGATTCTTACGAGCCAAAAGCCAGAGATTATGTTGTGTGGGTAGAAGGCTATACTGAAACATTAAAAAGGCTATACGAACTTATAGACAGTCGGTTAACTGAAGAAAATTCTGTCCCTGACGAATATAAAATTACAGAAAAGATTGTTACTCCAGAGAACTTTGAACAAGCAGGACTTTATTTGCCAGAAGCAAGTATAGATAACCTTGGTGAAGTTTATAAAATAGTCAACCAAGACAACAATGGGAATGAAGTTGCTTCTAAGTATTGTGTATGCGAGATTAAAGTGTCTATTGTGGAGAACGAGCAGACGGGCAAAGATGAACAAAAGTATACTTATGTTTGGAATGAAAGAAACTTAGTTGTTGGGGCAGAAGGTATTAATTCTCTCAAAGAAAAAAAAGATATATACTTGTCAATCCAAGATGTACAAATTGCTGCTGAATGGGACAAAAAGGACGCAGATAGTGATGAATACAAGGCTTATATAAATAATCTTAATAAGCTTAATGCCATTAATAAAGAACTAGAGAATAAACAAAAAAAGGTTGAAGATATTCAAGCGAAGATCCAAAAAGTAAATGATGAAATCACGTTAATATCAGAGGGCATAAGTGTTAACAAAAATTTTACTCCAGAGAATTTGGATAGGTTGTCCTTGTTCCTAAGAGAAGATGAATATTCGGATGATTGCTTCTATGTTTCAGAAATTGATACTGACTTGGACAAGATTAATACGCAGAAAGAATTGTTAGTCGCTGGACAAAAAGAATTAAAAAAGATTTCTCAGCCAAAATTGTCTTTCTCTGCTTCTATGAGAAATATCTATGCAATGCCTGAGTTTGCTCCTATTCTGAATCAGTTTAGCCTTGGCAATTTTGTAAAAGTTAAAATGCGAGATGACTTCATCAAGAAAGCAAGATTGCTCGAAGTCCAGTTGAATTTTTCTGATTTAAGTAATTTCTCATGTACTTTCGGAGACTTATTATCTGCGAAGGATCAGGGCGATATCCATGCTGATTTGTTGTCTCAAGCAGTTAGCGCTGGTAAAGCGGTTGCTAGTGGTTCTTCTTATTGGCAAAAAGGCTATGACGTAGCCACTGCTATTGATGAGAGGATTAGAAACGGATTAATTGACGCAACGACTTCAATTAAATCAAATTCTGCTGGACAAAGTGTGTCGTGGGATAATTATGGTATTCACCTTCGTAAAGTTGTAGATGGCGTATTAGATAATCATGAGGGCTGGATTACAAACAATAAATTCCTATACTCAGACGACAATTTCCAGACGACTAAGTCTGTATTTGGTAATTATACTATTGATGGAGAAGAATATTGGGGCATTCTAGCAGGCTGTGTTCGTGCTGGACTGGTCGAAGGTAGTAGTATAGTTGGTGGCCAAATTTGTATTGGCGAGCAGGAAGATGGTTCTTATGCTTTTATGGTTGATAAAGATGGAACGGTAACTATGAATAAAGGCGATGCCGCCGAGAAACTTTCTTTCTTTAGTTTTGATGGCGATAATGGTTTAGTTGTTGGCGAAAACAACGGTTCTGGAGAATATTTCTCAAGAGTTTCTGCACAAAGAATTGAATTCTGTCGTAAGGCGAGAATTATAACAGTAGAGTCTGAACCAACACAAAGCAATAGATATAATAATTATGATTATATTTTATATATCCACCAAGAAAACAATGATACTTATTACGACTATTATAAAAATCCAGATTTTTTGTCTGCCCAATATAAGCCGATAAGGTCAATTGGTGAAAATTTTGCAGATCCAGAAATTAAATTTGGTATTCCAATTACTTATTTTGCGAATGATACTGCATACATGAAACAAGCAGAAATTGAGGGTAGTTTAAAAGTTGGCACAGAAGAGAAACTATCATCTATTTCTTTAGGCAATTTTAAACTTCAAATAGAAAGCAATGGAAGCTTATCTATTGTCGCAATACAATAACGTGGAGGTGATATTATATGGCAACTGCATCAAGTGGTGCGTTCGAAACAAGTGTATATAATGCTGCTGGAAGCTTATACCCAGATAGAATCAGAGTCGAATGGTCTTCATCGCAAAGTGTCGCAAATAATACATCTACAATATATTGGACTGTTATGTCTGCTGGGGGAACCGGAAGCTCATCTCGTTATGTTATGACAGGCCCTGTAACTGTTAGCATTGCAGGTGTTACAGTGTATAGCCGTGCAGACAGATTTGCAATGCATGTAGGGGAAGTCCTTGGTTCTGGTAGTTTTACTTTAACGCACAATTCTGATGGCGCGCAATCATTCTCCGCGTGGGCAGAGGCAGCTATTTATACTTATGCGATCAGCAGTACGAGATATGACTATTATATTGAGCTTCCTCCAATTCCAAGAGCTTCAAGTATTAGTGTAAGTGGGAGTACAATGGATTCTACAATAACTATCCAAATATCAAAAGCAGTAGTATCTTCTTTTACTCACACATTAGTTTGGTCTTTTGGAAATGAAAATGGAACAATTGTTTCGCAAACTTCAAATTTATCTGTAACATGGACTCCTCTTTCTAAGCAATTAGCATCCCAAATCCCTAATTCTGAATCAGGCACAGGAACATTAACATGTATAACATATAATGGGAATACAGAGGTTGGAAGAAAATCTATTAATTTTACTTTAAAAGTCCCTTCTGGTGTGAGACCTTCTATAAGTGATTTTACACCGTCTATTGCAAGTACTAAGCCTTCTGGATGTGGGTTATATGTTAAAAATAATTCAAAAGTCAAATGGGATGTGTCTGCTTCTGGGGCATATGGATCGACGATAAAAAAGTGCGTAATTAGCGGCCAAAACCTATCTTATACATCTACGAATTCTGCCAATTCATATAGCGCAACTAGTGATACGCTTACTATTGCTGGAACAAAATCATACACTGTCACTGTTACTGATAGTCGTGGGAGAACGGCAACGGCAACAGGAACGATTTATATCACTGATTACAATCCTCCAGCAATAACTTCTATAAGCTCATTCAGGAGTAATGCAGATGGTAGCATTAATGGATCTGGACAATACGTTACACATAAATTGACTTCTTCGTTTTATACGTTAAGTGGCAAGAATAGCGTTAAAATTAAAGCATATAGTAAAAAACGTTCAGATGCTACGTATTCCGAATTAAATAGTGTTATTGTGAAAGATGACAAGAGTGATAGAACTAGCTACACATATACGTATAAAGATGCTTCTTTCGCTGTAGACACCGCATATGATTTCAAAATTGTTATCTCTGACAGTGTTGGTCAATACGCTATGTTTTACACAAATGTTGGGACAAAGAATGTACCATTAAATATTTCTGGTGACAATAGCTCAATTGCAATTGGTGGTTTTGCACAAAAACAAGCTGACAACAAAGGGTTATTCCGCTGTGAATGGGCAGCAAGTTTTGCTTCGTCTCCACAAGTGGATTCTGATAGAAATTTAAAGCGCGACATTAACGATATTGATATTGACATCATTGACAAGCTAAAGCCGGTTCAATATGTATTAAAGAATGACGATTCTGATACAATACATTATGGATTTATCGCACAAGATGTAGAGCAAGTACTATTAAGTTCAAATGAATCAAAACAGAAAACGGGAATTGTTCATTATGACGAAGATGAAAGTACAAAAGAACATAAAAATTATTCATTAGCCTATGATGAGATTATCCCGTTACTAGTAAAAAAATGCCAAGAACTTCAGCGCGAGATTGATATATTAAAAGGAGAATAAATTATATTGTTTGGAGTGATATAAACAATGATAGATTTAATTACAAACATATCCAGCCTAATAAGCGGGATTATGGTAATCGTTGCGTTCTTGGGCGTTCTGATTAAACCAATAAGAAAAAAAATAGAAACATGGCTCAGAAACACAACAAATGCCGAGGAGCTAACTAATACGATGAAAGCTCATACGAAGCAGCTTAATAATTTAGAATACAAGATTGATCAGCAAGAAACGAAAAGCAAGAAAGCGGATGAACAAATTATCAATCATCTAAAAGATGTTGATACGAGACTGAATAACGTTGATTCTAAGTTGTGTACGCTTGACAATAGAGTCTTTGAAAATGAGCGGGATCGGATCAAGGCAGAGTTGTCTGAATGTGCGTCTAGATGTGCTCGTGGAATAAAACTTTATCCAGAAGAGAAAAATCATATTGATGAAATCTATTCGAAGTATATTAATGAGCTTCATTGTAATTCTATGGGGTCAGAACTATATCATACCATTACGAAATATTATGAGAGCCAAGATTGGTTAAAAGCATAATAAACGTTTAGGGACTAGAGAATAAAATCTCTAGTCCCTATTTTTTTGCGCCCTGCTGCGCTTTTAAATGAATTCTAATCACATTTAGTATCCAATTATTCACTGACCTATTCTCTGCGTGAGCTGCAAGCTCTATTTGGAATTTTTCTTCTTCTGGAAGCCTAAATGTAATGGATTTTGTTCCCGGTTTGCATGTCATATTCACACCACCTTTATATGAATATCATAACATTTTTCGTTAAAAAGTGCAATCACCCTTATAGCAAAAACTAGGGGTAAAATTGACAAAGTGATGGCACCTTTTTGAAGTTGGCAGTAGGGGAGTGGAGTTAATGTCAATTATAAAGAACATCCTGTTATTTAATGTTTTTTATAATTGACATAGACTCAATTTTAGTTTCGTCTAGCAAATGAGAATAGACCTGCATTGTCATATTTATATTTAAATGCCCAACCATTTGAGATATCATTGTTATCGGGACATTGTTGTGTAACATTAAGCTCACAAAAGAGTGCCTAAGTGCGTGGACTCCACAATGCTTTATTCCTGCTCTATTAATAATACGATCAAATGTGTTTTGTGCAGCGACTTTACAAATTGGTTTTGTATGATTCACATGGACAATGTATCCGTTTGGCTCCCATCCAATCTGCTCTTGCAGATCTCTTAACGCAGCAATTGCCATGTCTGACAAATAAATAGTTCTTGCGACTCCTGTTTTTGTAGAATTGGATACAATTTCAATGGTCTTATTTTTACTCTTGCTTCTGTCATTGATACGAGCGACAGTTTTATAAATTTTCGCAGTGCGCGTTTCAAAATCAATGTCGCTCCACCTTAAAGCTAAAGCTTCTCCAACTCTGCATCCAGTATATAGTAAAAATACATACAAAGCGCCATTCTTATAAATACGCACTCCATTTTTATGCCTAGAATAGCATGTTTGTATTAATTTTTCTCTTTCTTGTTGAGACAAATATCTTCTTTCTTTTTGTACAAATAGCGACTTTTTTGGTAGTCTAACTTCCCCCATCGGGTTTCTATCAATCTTTTCTCGTAGTAATGCATAATTGAATATTTCTCCTAATACAGAACATGTTTTCTTAATTGTTTCATATGCGAGCCCATCGTCTTTCATTTTATTAATAATAAAAGTTTGAATTAAATGTCCATCTATTTGTTTCATTTCTAAATTATATAATCTTGTCACATGTTTTTCTTTTAATACACGTTCCATTCTATCAAATGATGAAGGTTTCAATGTTGGCTGTTTGACTGTGAAAAGCCAAGAATGAATAAAATCTTCAAATAATATATCCTTATCCCCAACGATATTTTTATTAAGTAATACTTCAAATTCACGTTTTTTCTTTAAACAAGTTTGCTTGTCCCCGTAAAAATATTTTCTTCCTATTCCTTTATAAGCTACAGACAATTTCCAAGTGCCATTGTCTCTTTGCGTCCACGATCCTTCCCCATTATTTCTTTTCTTTGCCATAAATATATTCCTCCATTTTCTAACAATACAAAATTATAGTTCATATCATTATTATATTTGATGAAAACAATATGGTCAATGGCAATTTTTATTCACAATCGTACCACAATAATACCACAATTTTTTGATTATTTATCATAACAGTACAAGATTATTGGTGATATCGAGTGAATACAATTTTCTTCCAAAGCAAGCTTAAACCAGCATATATTCTAGCTCCAATGCTTTAGACTTGTGTTTGTGAATAGCTGTTCTATTATGTTTTTATGGCTGTTTCTCAGGCTATATGAATCATAAGTGTCCATAAATAAAAACAACTCAAGTCATTGATTCTCCTAGATTTAAGTGATATGTTTTTGCTTAATGACCACATCATTTACCACAATTTTATTGTACCACATCTTTTGACCACAATTCAATATAGTTTATCTATCTTTTATAAGCTAAACTTTTCTTTTCAAACCATTCGTCAACTTTGTCCTCAATGATAAGAAATTTACGCCCATTTCTAATTGACGGGAAGTCTTTACGTTTGACAAGCTCATAGACACTATTAATTCCAATTAGCCCCGGATGCTCTGCATTTAATTTTTCATATAGTTGTTTTACTGTTATGTATTTCATATTATCACTCTCCTATCATATTTGCTCTATTTTACATTATATCATTGCATTTTTGATAAATAAATATGTCGGTAATGTGAAATTACACTACCGACATATTGCTATTCAATTTTGTATATTTATATGCACTTTATAATCAAAAATCATCATTACAAGAGCCACACTTGTCTTGGCATTCACACGAAGTCGTTGTGGTGCAATTGTTGTATAAAGTTGTGAGCATAGAATTGGTAAGAGGATATCTCGTTTCGTCATCTGTCTCATGCGTTTCTGTGACGGACTTTCTCGTCAACTTGCCGTCTTTGTCATATTCATAAATAGTTTCTACAATATTGCGTTTAATCATTTTTTAGCTCCTCCTCTACAATTGTTTTAAGAACCTTGTATGCTTTATCAAAATTAATATTTGAAATTGCGTAATCAAAATCATCTCGCATTATCATTTCTGTGAACTGTTCATTCTCATTAAAACAACGTTTATAGAATGTTAGTGCATCATCTTTTCGTCCATTAATGGCTCGTCCTTCACGAACTTCATCTGGTACGTGAATATAGATAGTTACGAAGCGAACATCAGAAAGATCAAGTGAGAGATTGTGCATATACTCGATCCCTCTATAGTCGATTACATAAAAATCTGAATCTAGTAATTGCTGCTTTGTTGAGAAATATTCATAACCAGAGATGCACGTATAAGCAACCATTTGATCTTTATACTGATCTACTTCCTCTGGCGTAATAAATGTATGAGTATCTCCCTCTCCATCTCTACGAGCGCGGGTCGCATATGATTTAAGCTGTCTATATCCATGTTCTTTGCATAGCTGGTTAACGAGTGAGTCTTTTCCAGACCCACTCTTGCCAACAATTAGGAAAATTGTGTGCATATTTATCACTCCTTGTCACGAAGAATTAGATTAAGAATTACGCCGATAATCAAAGCTAGTGCAGTTGCAGAGAATGATATTACTTGACCACCAACAACTAGTCCACTGATACCAAGAGACAAAACTGCAGATACTATAATCAGATTCTTCTGTACATTAAGATCTACTTTCTGTAACATCTTAACACCAGAGCATGCGATAAAACCATAAAGAATAATAGCCGCTCCTGCAAATACACAGCTTGGAATTGAAGCTATAAATGCTTGAACTGGAGCAACAAAACCAAGTAGTCCGAGTAGAACTGCTGCTGTTGCTGTCACACATACAGATGCTACACGACTGAATCCAATCGTCGCTACGCTTTCTCCGTAACTACATGAGCCAAGACCACCAAAGCATGCACTAATTAAATTTCCTAATCCTTCACCAAAGAAGATTCTGCCAAGTCCGGGCTTTGAATAAAGATCTACTCCAATGATTCCGCCTAGTGCTGCATGGTCACTGAGAGCTTCCATACAAGCAGATACAGTATATGCTACGAACATAACAATTATAGGGATAATAGTGCTCCATTCAATTGCTCCCCAATGGGTAAAAGCAAAATCTGGCATTTGTACAAATTTAAGATTATTAAATACGGAAAAGTCTACAAGAGCGCACACTCCTGCAACTGTAAGGAGTACGGCGATTGCATATCCAATTAATATACCAAGCAAAAATGGTAGTATTCTCACAATACCTTTAGCATAATGAGAAATAAGTGCAATAGAGAATGTTGTAATTAGTGCCACAAGGATTCCCCACTGTCCAGTTTCTCCAACATAGCCAGAAATGAATCCCATTAGATTCACTCCAATTACTGTTGTGACAGCGCCAATAAGAGCTGGAGGGAACACCTTGTAAATTGATTGGTATGGAATTTTAGTGAAGATGAATCCCAAAATACAATATACAAGACATGCTGTTAAACCTCCAATTGCTATACCTGTATAACCACCTACACCAAGTGCAAATAATACTGGTGCGACGAAGGCTCCGCTGGAACTCAGGAACATAGGAGATTGGCCTTTAGTTACAAGAATATAGATAAGAGTTGAAAGTGCTGCGCCTATAAGAGCGCCAGATGTTGCAACCCCACAAATGTTTGCAATCAAGACGGTTGCCACGAATACAGATAAGACCATTTGCGTACCAAATAACAACATTTTGCTAATTGGCGGTTTATCACTAATCCCATAAATCATAATATATATAATCCTCCTTATTGCGTTGATTGGAATTTTTAAAATATACTCTAAGATAGTTTAAATTTTTATCACGAGCAAACTGTAATTTTATTGGATCGGATTCTGTCCACACTTTTATAGCGGTTTTATAATAGCTTGATGTTTGCGCTTTTTGCTCCCATTTTTCTTTTTTGGCAACATCTTCTGGTGAATTTGGATTATATGGATGTCCACCATGAGTCCAAGTAAAATTAAGTTCGATAAATAAGTCTTTAGGTTTTACGTAAAAATCACAAGCGAAAGGATATCTTTCATCTGTATTATAATTACGCTCTATGTTATTTTCTCCATATGTTTCAATTAACATTTTATAATATTCGTCTTCAGGAGTAGATAGACATCCTGTATGATTTTTTCGTTTGGTGTCCCATATTTTAGCAACAATTTCTGGAGTGTTTAATTTTTGTTTGACCTCTTCTGATTTCCATGGGTTGTCTACTCCGTATTTTTCTAACCAAGTTGTTTTACATTTATCAAGAACTTTTTGTGAGGCAAATGGCATTTCTACTCCAAGTTTTTTTAAATTAGTGCTTTTAATTTTATTTCTAGTAGCTTCAGAACCTATTTGATATTCTACGCCATATTCTTCTAAACATGTTTGTCTAATTTTACTACGTATGTCTTCAGATTCAACTGGAGACGGGGCTCCATATCTTTCTAGACATGTTTGCTGGATTTTTTGATTCACTTCAGGAATCTCTCGTATATTATGGACACCATATTTTTTTAAGCAAGTTTCTTTACGTTTATTATTAATTAATTCTTGACGTTCTTTAGTTCGAGGAGCCATGCCATATATCCATCCATCTTGAATGTATTTGTCAATTTCATCTGGTGGTACTCGTTTATTTTTGCCATCTTTGTTCATATAAACAGTACCTTTAAAATGTTGTAAATTTTCGTACCCTTTATTGACATTCATATTCTTTTATTGCAATTCGTAACTGCTCAATAACTTCGTCAACACTTGAGCACATAACTCCATACCTTTTAAGCATACCTACAAGCAAAAGGTTTAAATAACTAAACTGTGACTCTGCGAATTCATGAAGTGCTTCTACTTTTGCATCCATAACTGTACGAGAACATTCTCTTGTATCAGTATAAAGTGAAATAATTTTTTTATTTGTAGCCCCAGTCTTTTCAATTTCTTCTTGACACATTCTCGCAAAATATGCACATTCACAAACTGTTCCAATGCCCGGAGTGTCTCCATCTACGATTGCTACAACAATATCGTCATGGTCAAGATTTTGTGTAAAATCTCCATAGGCGATATCTTCAGCCTTCGCACATTTTGTCTTATCGTTAATGCTGGTGTTACGCTGACTTACGTATAGCTCAATTTCAGGGAATTCTTGTTCAATTCTTTGTGCCACTTTTTCATTATAATCTCTCCAGCATTCTGCAAAAATTTGTGAGGCCAGATATACTCTAATCTTTTTCTTCATATTACCTCTCCTTATCTTCTCGGTCATTATTTGTCCAATATTCACTTATTACTACTCCCAAGCATTCCTGCGCCGCGCTCAGTCTTGAGATTTGTAATATCGTCTACATCGACTTCTTCGATCTCTACTTGAGGGATTTCTTCTACAGCGAATTGTGCAACAGCCTTGCTATATGGAACACGAATGAAATTTTCTTCCTTTGTAACTTCTGAAACATTTTTGGTAATTTCGATAGGAATGTCATTGCCATTATAGAGCGCTACAAACCACTCTCCTGTAAAGTTAGAATCAATCTGTCCAGCCATAACGAACATTGCGGACTTTGTATTACTTCCGCGTTCTCTAAACCCAATGCGGTAATTGCTATCAAAAGTACTACAGATTCCTGTTGGAACTAGCTTGACTGTATGAGGCTGAATCACAACAAATTCTTCATCGAAACAAACATAAAGGTCATAGCATCCATCACCCTGTCGCTTATTAGGAATCTTTGCGCCATGTCTTGTCTTTGCAAACTTAATATGTGCGTTCATAAGCAAGCCCTCCATTACCAAAACCAAATTGGGCTCTTGCCATTAAAGATATAATTTAGATAATAGAAGCTCTTATTGATGCGGAAAGTTCCATAATCCTCAAGATATTTCTTGATCTCATTGTCTACATCTGTTAGCATTTTTTCAATAGTTGCTTCACGATTCTTCTTTGCAGCCTCGATCTTTTTATTTCTCTCTTCCTTTTCAGCATCCTTCCTCTGCTTAACGATTGAGCTAAGTCTCTTGTATTCTTCAGATGCCGCCTTAAGATCCTCTTCTAGTTCTTCAATTGTCATATCGCTTGTAATATCAATCATTATTCATTACTCCTTTATTATAGTTTTGTATTGTATAAAACAATCTCTTGTTGTTTAATTGTCTCATGAACGTCAATGAGACGCTGGTTTGTGCTCCCACGAAATGGTAATGTAATATCTCGCATAGAATCTATATATGGGCCATCAACTACAACATCGCACATTGCAAGAATGTAATTTGTCAATAGACTATTGTCAAAACAAACATCAACCGATGTATCAAAGTCGTTGATTGTTAATGTGTATCCAGTATATAGCCAGATGTCTTTGTCGTGAAATTTTTCTCTAAATTCATTAATGATCTGATATACTTCTGGCAGATTTTCATATTCTAAAGGATGGCCACCAGATAATGTTAAACCTTGTACCCATGGCTTATTTAATGCATCAAACAGCTTTTGCTTCGCAAGATCATCAAATTGTTCTCCTGCATTAAAATCCCATGACTGAGGATTTTGACAATTATTACAATGTACATTACATCCAGACACCCAGAGTACTACTCGTACTCCGGGGCCGTCTGCGATTGAGCATTTATTGATTCCTAAATAATTCATATGAATCACCTACTAATAATTTTGTCGTGTTTAACACGCATTTCAACTTCTTGTTGCTTGCCTTTATTAAATGCAGTTTTGTAATCATTTGTTAAATATCCAGTCACACGACGCAATCTTTTAATATCATTACTATTGCACATTGGACAAACATCGTTCATTTCATCGCAATATCCACAGTTCATACACTGGTCGTTTGGGACATTCAAAGCAAAATAAGGGATATCTTTATCCATCGCATAATTTACAATTGTTTCAAGAGCTTGAACATTGTTTTTTGCTCCAGAATCTAATTCAACATAAGTGATGCATCCTGCATTTGAATACCCTGTTAGCTGTGATTCAATATCAATTTTCTCAAAAGGATTTACTTCTTTCCAGACAGGAACATGAATTGAATTTGTAAAGAAATCTTTGTCAGACACATTAGGAATTTCCCCATATTTCATTTTGAATTTCTGCATAGCAGTGTAACAAAGATTCTCTGCAGGTGTATAATATACACCAAAGTTGAGATGATACTCTTGCTTAAACTCTGCACATCTATCCTTGAATAGTTGCTCAATGTGCTTTGCTAATTCCATTCCCTCTGGCTCTGTATGATCACAACCAATGAGAATTTGCAGCGTTTCGGCTAAACCTAATTGGCCTAGTGCTAAAGTTCCATGTTTTAAAGCAGAACGAATACCTTCTTCTGGTACATATCCAGCCATGACATTATTTTCATACATAAACTTTGCAGCTTCTGGAGATTGAGAACAAATCCAATCAAAGCGCTCCAGAAGCATATCTTTTGCTTCGTGAATTTTTGTGTCGAGAATAGACATGAAAGTTTCGATAACTAATTTGTTATCTAACAATCCGCCATGATACTTAGTTTCTTCGATTACTGTATCTCTTGCCTCCATAGCCAACGTTGGCATAATGATCGTCACAGGGCAGATATTTCCTCTACCGTCCTTTAGCTGACCAAAACCATTAATGTCATATCCATTCGCTGTTCTACACGTGTTTATCAGATGTTGCCATCTGCACTGACTATATCTTCTATCTTTCGATAGCCTTCCGCTTCGGTTCTCAGTTGCTTCGTTTCCTAAAACAACGGCAGCGCCAATCTCTGCCCCTACTCCCATACATTCATCAGGGATAGTCGATACACTTTTAATTAAGAATAGTTATTTTATATGGTTCAATCACGAATTCATTTTCATGTTCTTTGATATGATTGTTTATTTTATTTCTAGGGATCCCACAACATCTCGATGCCAACCTAATAGATTCAAACATTTCTTCTTTATTTGTTGTTAAATTTAAGATTTTTAATGCAGTTCCTTTTTTATGCCCTTTTGGTAAATACTCTCCGTATTCATTAGATGCATAAGCAATTTTCCATACATCTTTATATAAAGTTTTTGTGGTATTTGTTACTCTATTAGTAATAAATCTATGGGTATTTTCTTGAAAATACTTTTGGCATTCAAAAGCAGTATTAAAAAACAATTCTTCTTGTGTAATTACATTAAAACACTTAATCGCTTTTGCATTTGGATTATTTTCACCAATTTTAGTTTGACGAATTTTTTCTTTAATAGCATTCAATTCTTCGTCTGTTTTAGATTGATATGTATTTCCACCACTTTTATATATTGCATCTGTCTCATTATATCCGTCAAAAACACTATTATAGAATCTAATCCAATATTGCTCTTTAAAGTTTAATTCATCTTGAGTAGTAGCTGTATCAATTAACTCAATCATAAAATTGTCTTTGCCATATTTTCTAATTGCTCTTGCAAGATGCGTGTCTAGAATGTTATTAATTGCATCACTAATATGTCGTTGAAATCTTTGTTCAATAGGACGAATAGATTGCCCTATGTACACTTTGCCATTTATTTGATTGGTTATTTTATAAATAAACATTTAGAATCACTCCAATTTCTAAATACTTATTTACTATTCTTAATTACTTAGCACGGTCTCAACTCGTAGAGTCCTAACCGTTAGCCTAAATTAGACACCCTCTGGCGAGGTTCAAAAGGTTTTACATGAGCTATAAGTTTACGCTTACCCATGGTACTGAAATACGTTCTTGGATCATTAATGTCATAACCAGCATTATTACTCCAATCTACATTGGCATAATTAGGATAAAGTCTAAGACTTGTAGACTTTAGAGCCAACTTGAATAGGTCATAATTTGGATCTTCTGGCTTGCGGTTTACTCCCTTCATGCACTGAAAAATTCCACACGGGAAAATACTAGTGCGATGAAGTTTGCCAATACCTTTGATAGAAACATCAAGTAGTGCTTTAGTTACCATACGTCCTTCTGGAAGCGTACAAGTACCATAATTAATTGATGTAAATGGGAGCTGATTTCCAGAACGACTTTGAAGTGTATTTAAATTGTGGTACATGCCCTCAACGGCCTGATAACATTCGCGCTGTGTCATGTCAAGAGCATATTCATAAGCTTCTGGATAGTTCTTGTATTCATCCCAGTCGATTGAGCGGGAATCATTAAAGTCGCAATCCCAATGTTCATCCCACTCATCATGCAAACAATATTTGATACCATCCTTAAAATGTTTATAAAAGCTCTTTCGCACATACGGAACCATTGTCCAGTCAAGATGTGTGGAGCTTACGCCACCAAACTGTTGAAGACTCTGCAATTGAAAGATAACAGCAACTAATTGAAAAGCGGTATTAACACTTTGTGCTGGTCTAACATCAGTCTGCCTCGTATTAAATCCATTGGCAAGCAAATGATCAAATGGAATGCTTAGGCAATTATGACTGCCGACAGCATAAGCATTAAGGTCATGGATATAAACTTCATTATTTTCATGATTCGCTTTTGCCATAGGCGATACAAGATATTCTAGAGCATATCTTTTAGTTACAACATCGCTTGCCTCGCCAATACGACCACCAAATGAAGCCTCGTCAACATTAGCGTTTTGATTTTGAATATTATTTGCCGTTAGTTTTTCAGAAACTGCTTGCATAAGTTCTTGATATTGACTTCTTGCCATTTCATGCAAAAAGCGATAATTTACGTATGCTCGTGCAGTTGCCTTAAATCGAGAAGCCATTAGTTTTCGTTCAACCATGTCCTGAATGTCTTCAACAGAAAGTTCAGATGTAGTATTATTGGATCCAATGTCCAAAGCGACTTTGGAAGCAAAATCTTTAATATCATCGAAGTTCTCACCATTGTAGATGCTTTTGTGTGCCTTTAAAATTGCATTCTCGATCTTTGTTTTATCGAATTCTACTTTTCTTCCATCACGTTTAATTACAACCAATTAACATTCCTCCTTTAGTAAAGCGCCTGATTGTCCTTATAAATGGCATTAACCTGTTCAACAATCTCTTCCCAATTGTGAACTCTATAAATCCCATAAGCATCATCGTGGATCCCATGATTCCAAGGTCTATCTAATAGCACTCGATCAACCAGAGGATTTGTAGAGATTAGATTTTCTGCACAATCATCTACAAGGACATCAACATGTAGTAATGACTTGTTATGAATGCAAATGATGCGCTTCTCGTCAATAAACGGAAAGTTTTTCATAAACCAGTCAATCTTCCAGTTAAAATTAGTATGATGCGTTGCTGTTGCCACATAAACGTCATACCCACTATCAATAAGTTTTTTCACTCCCCATTGCGAATCTGGAGCAGGAGACAGAGAGTCCCACAGCTCTTTTTTTAGGAACATAGCAGTTAAGTCTTCTGCATCTTCAAATGGAAGGCATTTATAGAAATCATATTCAGTAAAAGAATCCAATGCTAATTGAGTGCCATGTTGCGCGTTATAAAGCTCAAGTGTTTTCTCGATGAGGTTATTCAACACCTCATCACAATCTAGAGCCACAGTAAACTTATGCATAGTTTCCTCCTATAATTTTGTATTGCTTATTCTTCTTCCTTTTTTACATCAACGATATTGCCGTCATCATCTACAGTCTTGTTAAGACTGACCGCACAGAAATTGCTAATTTTTTTAATCAATCTCTTATAATCATTTGCTGACTTCTTGCCCGGTTGCTTCTGAAACTCTGTAATGTATTGAAGTACAACGCCACAGATTGCTTTCGAGCCATTGAGCAAAGCCGCCATTCGCACTTTCTCTAGCTGCGTTTTAATTACTTCTTTAAGAGCATCGTCTGTCATTTCTGCCGCTGGAGGGCTCTGCTCCTCCATGCTATTAGTCTGTTCGTAATTGTTGTTCTCGTCCATATGCGCACTTCCTTTCTTTTAATTACGTGCCAATTATACCACAATAATTTAGTATTGTCAATAGACTGATTTTGTTCGTTTAATTTTTTCTAGCCATACTGTATATGGTTTTACTTTTTCCAAAATAACTTTATCATCTGCTTCTTTCTTTCCAAGTACAGCTACTTGCTGCCCTTTTACAATCAGATCTTGAAACTTTTGTAATGCATCTGGCCAAATTGTAAGCTCAATCAAACCATTTCCAGAATACAAGTTGGCAAAAGCAAACTGTTGGCCCTTCTTAGTTTTTTTCTTCTGAATTTTGGAAATAACTCCGACTATAACGCATTTATCTCCAATATCTATACTCTCAAAATCATCAAGCAATGTATAGGCTTCCGTAAATGGATTTTCATCAGTTAAGAATATTTGTAAAGTTTCAAATTCCCAAAAAGCTTCATCCCTTAAATACTTCTCTGTATTTTCATCAATATATTTTTGATATCTTTGCTGTTGCTCGATATTAAATTGTTCTTCTCGCTTAGAATTGTATAGCGCCAAAACAGCAGGCTTATCAACCTTTTTACCTATCATATATTGCGTTGTATCAATATCCCACTCCATAAGGAGCTTCATTTTTGTTGGTAGAGAAGATACAGGCTTATATTCCTTTTGGTCATATTGAGACTTTAGATAATTTATAAGGAACTTCTTTTTATTCTTAGTAGGAATTGCTCCTGATTTAATAAGAGAAATAATTTGGGCTTTGGTTGGATTGACCCGTTCCTTAAAATCGTTGAAGTTTTTAAATTTGCCATTAATATTACGCTCATTAATGATATTTACTGCTAAAGTTTCTCCTATTCCAACGATTGCAGATAAGCCAAATAGGATTTTACCGTCTGTAATAGAAAAATTCATTTCAGAATTATTGATATTTGGTGGCATAATTTCTACCCCAAACTGTTTCGCATCAAGAATAATTTTATTAACTTTTCCAGCTTTGTCTTTATTTAGATTTAATACTGCCTTAAAAAATGCAGTCTCATGATGCGCTTTCAGATATGCAGTTTGCATACAAATCACAGCGTAGGCACAGGCATGACTTTTATTGAATCCGTAGCCACCTTTGGTTGACAGTTCTTCACATATTTTATCTGCGATTTCTTCAGAATATCCGTTATTTAAAATCTCTTGATGTAGTAAATCGACTTCCTCTTTGACCTTTTCTGGTTGCTTCTTTGCAAGACATTTTCTCATTCTATCTGCACCAGCATCGCTACGTCCGCCAAATACTTTGGTAAGCCTCATACTTTGTTCTTGATAGATATTTTGACCAAACGTACTGTCAAAAATAGATTCCATTTCTGGGTGAAGATATTTTATATGTTCTGGATGATTTTTACAATCAATATATCCATCTATTGCTGGCATTGCATCTGGACGATACAATGCTACACATGCAGTCAACATTTCCAAAGATCTTGGCTGAAGCCTAGCAATCAAATCTTTCATTCCTGCACTTTCTATCTGAAACAAATTGTCAGTTTTGCCGCTACAAATTAAATCGAAAATTGCTTCGTCATGTTCAAATAATGGATTATTAATATCAACCTCCCAAGGGTCAATATTATCTTCTTGCATTGCTTCATTAATTGCTACGAGCGACGCAACGCCAAGAATATCAAATTTCACCAATGATATTTTTTCATCCATGATTTTATCTACGGAAATTACATGTTCATTATTTTGGCCTCTTCGAATACCAATATAATTATCATAAGAATGACGGCAAACAATAACACCTCCCGCATGAATACCATAGCCACGAGGTCTGTTAGTAATATGCCCTGCAATATCTAACAGTTCTTTGTATTTTGGGTTACTAGCAACTTCTTTATTGTTTTTTAAACAATCTTCCCAAGTATCCTGTATAAATCCTTTTGAAATTTTTTCTGTTTCTTTGTACGATAATCCTAAAATCTTTCCTATATCTCGAATACTAGTAATTGGAGAAGTGTACACAATATTCATTACTTGAACTACACGGTCTTCTCCGTATTTATTTGTTAGATAATCAACAACTTTAGCTCTATCACTAACATCAACGTCAACGTCAGGAAGATCTTTCCTTTCAATTGTAAGAAAACGTCCAAAATCAAGATCATATTTAATAGAATCCAAGTTTGTAATCCCAAGTAAGTAACAAACTTCCGACCCACATGCAGAACCTCTTCCGGGGCCTACAATTACGCCATTTTGTCTGCACCAATTAATATAATCAACCAAAATTAGGAAGTAATCGCAGAAGTCTTTCTTCTCAATAACATCAAGTTCTTCTTCAATTCTCGTTTTATAAGTATCTTGTTTTTCTTGCGACCATTTATCCATTCCTCTTTTACAATACCCGTCCCATGTTAATTCACGAAGATATTCTGCAGAGCTGCTATATTTATCAGGGATATCAATTTTAGGAAGTTCTGGTTCATGCCAAGGCATATCTACATCTTCGCACAAGTCAGCTACAAAATCTGTATTCTTTAAGCACTCACATACAGCGTCATAACCAATTTGTTTGTCGAGCACTTCATGAATTTCTTCATCTGACATAAAATAACATCCATTATAAATCTCTGCCGCAGTTTCTTTATCTTGAGCAATACGTAGAAAATAATCCTGATAGTATAAATCTTCTTTAGTTGCCGCATGAACATCATTTGTTACAACTACAGGTGTATTAGTATCGTGGGATAGACGCATAATTTTCTTGTTATATGTTTCTTGGTCTACATTATCGTGTGCCTGAATCTCAAGAAAATAATAAGGGAATAATTCCTTGTATTCTCTTACCATTTCTAGGCAGGTGTTATAATCTTCTGTACGAGATAGTCTGCTTGCTAAACATGCAGATAACACAATAAGATTATCTGCCCCTTCTTTGGCAATATCGTAACGAGTTACACGAGGTTTATAATAGAATCCATGTAAATGCCCTAAAGTGGAAACACGATTTATTGCACGACGGCCATCTTCATTACGAGCAATAAGAATCATATGATAGTATTTATTATTTGGGTCTTTAACCTCCCTGTCTTCACATTCGTATGCTTCAATACCAAATAATTGTTTAACATCTGGATATTTATTTCTAAGTTCAGCGTAATATGGATGTGAAGTAAGTTCTCCGTGTTCGGTTATTGCGATAGCTTTAAGACCTAATTCGGAGGCTCGTTTTAGATTTTCTTCAGGAGAACTATAACCATCTAATATAGAAAAATAGGAGTGTGTATGCAAGCTACTAGACATTTTTATCTAACTCCTTATAATTATAATAAGTTAATATTTTCTTAATTTTAGCAATCCAATCATTTACATTCATATCTGTTTTCATCGAATTGCATATACTACAACATGGAACACAGTTAGAGGCTACATATCCCTGTAGGGGGTCTACTCGATCAATACCATTAAAGTTTGTGCCAAGATACGAGCCATTGTATTCCCCACAATATATACATGGGTTTTTGGTAATTTTATCAAATTCTTCAATCGACAGATAAAACTCTAAACCACGATGCTTCGCTCCTCCTTTGTATGCTGAATATCTACTTTTAAGAGAGTGGCGTTTACAATCATTACACATCCATTCGTATCCGTCTAGATTAGCTTTTCTTTTTGAGAAATTCTCAATAGGATGCCATTTTTGACATTCTGGACAAAATTTTTCTATAACACTACCATCTTCATCATATCGCCTATAATTCTTAGTAAACATCTGACGCAGACGTTCACCAGATTTTTCATCGTGAATGCATCCACAACTTCGTGTTCTTTTATCAATCAATGCGTTTCTTTTAACAACTGTTAGGTTGCCGCAATCACACTTGCACTTCCAATATGAACTATGTTTATCTTTTAAATATTCAGGAGGATTCACTCTTTCAAGAACTGTTAACCTGCCAAAACGTTGCCCTGTTAAATCTTTAAAATTTTGTTTACTTGCTATTTCTTTATGTAGGCATCCACAACTTTTTGTTCCGTTTTTTCTAACTAATTGATCTCTTGAAACAATTGTTTCATTTCCACATTCACACTTGCATTTCCATCTTGTAATATGTTTCCCACTTGGCAAAATTCCATCCTCAGCTCTTTCAACAACAGTCAATCTACTATCAGAGACACCATGCTCACTCATTACCCATCCTGTCATATCAATAAATCTTCCCATTTAACCCCACTCCTTTCTATAATTTTATATTCTTCACCTTACAATCACTAGCTGCTCACTTGCTCTTGTGGCAGCAGTATATAGCCATCTTTTATGAGATTCATAATCTCCAAGCCATTCTTCAAAGACTACAACTCTATTAAACTCAGATCCTTGAGACTTGTGAACAGTAACTACATAACTGAAAGCAAATTCAAATGGTTTTGGATATCCAGAAAACTTTTTCCAATTCTCTGAATTAATTGTTGGTTGTCCGTTGACTATTAAATTATAATCAATCATTAAATTTCTATAGATTCCACCATCATCTGAAATAAAATTAGCATAAATGACTTGACCATAAGGAGGAACCTCTTTTATAGAAATATTATACAATTCTCCAATTGTCCCATTAACAAGCTCATTTCCAACGCTATTAATCTGATTCCAATGATTTTTAAGACAAATAACCTTATCACCATCTACTGGTTCCTTTGTATATTTATTTCCAAGAATTAATCTGCGCATATATTCATTTAATTCATGACGAGTTTTATTCTTGCCACATAGAATCTGGTCTGCACCAAGCAACAATTTGTCTGATGCTTTTTCTCTATGAATAATCCTACATCTTTTATCATCAGTGCTATATGCAAGTCTCTTGCCATTTCGAATATCCATTGACAGTTTAATGATAGGATTTTCAAGTGCTTGCCGCACAATCTCATCAAGGAATACGTGTGGATGATCTAAAATAGTTTGTTCACTATCAATTGGTGGCAATTGCATTGGATCCCCAAGGAATATAGTGTGTACATGATGAGACAATAGCAAATCAATCATTTCTTGTGGTAACATACTTGCTTCATCAACAACAACAAGACTATATTTCTTCTCTAATTTTACTCTAGGAGTGTGTCTATATGTGCCATCTGGTAACTCTTCAGAATGATAAAGCAACTTATGTGCAGTCATTGCATTCTTGTTCCCCTTTTGTTTAAGCACAAGAGCGGCTTTACCAGTGTATGCCACAAAAACAACTTGGTTTTCATGCAATCCTAGTTCTTGAATAATAAAATGAACTAAAGTAGTTTTTCCTGTTCCAGCATATCCAGCAATAACAGTATATGGGGCCTTTTCTTTGTATCGGCTACAAGCAATCTCAAGGCCATCTTGTTGCCCTTTTGTGAGTTCCAATTAAATATTCCTCCTTTCTATAATTTTGTGTTGCACATCATCCAGTGATGTCAATTTTAGGATTGATGTGGAAAAACTCAGTGTGACTACCAACATCAATAATGGTATCTTCATTAGTATTCCACAGTCTCAAATAATAAACTATAAAATTGCGATCATCACAGAACTTCTTAATTTCATTAAAAGCCGCATCGTAGACTTCTTCGTCGGTCATATTGCCTTCAAGTGTTGCAATTTCACGACCATTGCCATAACTATTATAAAAGTAAAGTTTATGCATTATCAGTCTCTCCCTTTAGCTGATTCCACATATCATTCCAATATGTTTCATGATCACAATCAATATCAAAAGTTACTGCTTCCATGTTGTTACTTAGACCATGGTTTAGGATATATTCTAGGGTGTCACTATCAATATGTAGCGGCACATATGTCAGATGATAGCCTTCAGATTCATCGCCTACAGTAGTAATCATTAGTGTGGCATTCTGTGCATTCGTATTCATTAAAAATCACTCCTTAATAAAATATTGTTTAAATTTATAGACAAAATATAAAAAATTGTTTAAATTTATAAACAAAGCCGTCCTTCTTGCAATTTGTGATAGGTGGCTCTTCACGTTTCTCATCTTCTTTGTCATACTTCTTTTCACATTGTGAGCAAACCTGTCTTCCTTCAGGAATAATTTCACCACATGCGACACAGCAATTATTATATTCAATCATATCATGCATCAACTCCTTAACTATAATTTTGTATTGTTCAACTATACATATAATATCACAAAATTTTGATTTGTCAAGTAGTTAGATGTATAAAAAATGGGGAGATAAGTTCTCCCCTAAATTTTATTCTAATAGCATTTTAAGAAAATCGTCCTCGCTAATAATTGGAATATTTAATTCAATAGCCTTCTTGTTCTTGCCGCTGGTGCTTGTAGTATCATTATTAATAAGATAATCAGTCTTCTTGTTCACTCCAGACACATATTTGCCGCCATTGTCTTCAATGGCTTTAACAAGTGCATCTCTATTGGCATAATGTGTAAGACTTCCGGTAATGCAGAAACTTTTACCATTAAGACTTGAACTAGAACTAACATCATTTTCAACGACAAAGTTCATCTCAACAGGAAGCAATTCAATCATTGGATCTTTGCTATCCCACCAATCATGAATTGACTTATTTGTAATTTCTCCGAAATCATCAATCTGCGAAAAATCATATCCATTATCTAATGCCTGTACAAAATCATAATGGTCTCCATTAAATTGCTTACTAATAGCTTTTGCAGCAGAAGAGCCAATGTTAGGAATACCAAGTGCAGTAATAAATCTATCAAGCGTTACTGTCCTTGATTTTTCAATAGAATCTAGCAGTTTATCTACAGATTTTTCACCTAGACCATCTAGGAGTATAAGTTTATCTCTATGGTCTTTTAGGTGATAAATGTCCTTATAATTATGCAAAAATCCATGTGAAATTAGCAACTCAAGTGTCTTCTCCGATAGGCCATCAATGTTCATTGCTTTGCGACTCACAAAGTGCGTGAACTGTGCCAACTTCTTTGCTGCGCAATTTGGATTAGTACACATGAGAACTTTACTATTATCAGTATATTTAATTTCAGTAGGCTCTCCACAACAAGGACACGTAGTTGGAACTGTTAGTGTATTGCTACGAGTTAGATTGTCATAAACTTTAGGAATCACCATATTGCTGCGGTATACCGTAATAGTATCACCAATTCCAAGTTCAAGCTGCTCAATGATAGAAAGATTATGGAGTGTTGCTCTTGTAGTTAATGCCCCATCTAAATCTATTTCATCAAAGATTGCGACAGGTGCGATTAATCCGCTTCTTGTTGGATTCCACTCTACATCTCGAAGAGTTGTTTCATACATTTCATCAGCCCACTTAAGAGCTATACGACATCCCTCATGATGTGCGGTAGCTGGTAGTGTCTTGGAATATGACTTCATACACATTTCAAAGATTAATCCATCACAAGGATATTGATACCAATCTGGTTGCATGCCTTCGATACAATTATCAACATTTCCAATACATCGCCCAACAGTTTCAAATCCAAGGCAATCTAGATATCCGAGTTCGTCTAATTTAGAATCAAATAGTGTATTGTTGTCATATAGATCTGATACACACTCAAAAACCACATAAGAAAGATTGCGCTGCTTTGTAATATTTGTATCAAGCTGACGGAGGCTCCCCGCTGCTAAGTTGCGAGGATGACTATAAGGTTCATCAAGAGACTCATTAATCTTGTGAAAATTCTTCCAAGAAATCACACATTCACCGCGAAGTTCAAGTTTATCGTTGTAATCAATATGCATTGGAAGATTGGTAATCATCTTTGCCTGAGCGGTTACATCTTCACCAATTTCACCATTGCCACGAGTCACAGCTTGAACAAATTCTCCATTTTCGTAGCGAACCACAAGGGTACAATTATGTACTAAATGATTATTTGCGAAATAATTATGATTATCCTCTACTTCAATGTCGTATGCTTTTAAACTGTGTTCTCTTTGTGGGCTTGGTATAGTAATTTTATATATTTTTTCTTCAGACAATCCAATATAACTATCATCATTCTCCCACCATTTAATTTCTTCGCATTCTTGGATGTCTGTTCTATTTGGTAGCTTTTTTGCTCTTAATTCTCTAGGAATATAAGGAGCAATCATTGAGAAAAATTTCATAGATGAATCTTGTGAAATCCTAATAATATAGCCATCACCTAGTTCTTCGTTAACAATAGGTTTTTCTAATTCTATATAATTAAAAAGTCCAATATTATTTAAATAATCGCTTAATATTTTAACATTTTCATATGGATGCCTGTTTGTATGTAGTATCGCTCCTGCAATTTTATTTGTGACATTCTTTCCTTCTTCTTGACTTTTAACTAAACTTCCATCGTCTATAAAGAAAATTGCCCAAGACAGATTGGTCATATGGCTTAATATTTCGTCTGTCCATGTTATTCCACATCTAATATGATTCTTATTATCATTGAAATAATTAGGAAGCGCCATTGTATGAAAATTGATATTAGTCATATTGTTTTTTACTTTTGAATACCCAGATGTTTTGTGAGTAATTTTTGGATTGAATGTTTTAAACATTTTTTCAAATTTATAAATGATATCATCATATCCATTATTTTTCGTTTTACTCGTATGTATTTCTAGTACATCAGAATATGTATTAGAACGCTTAACAAACCATCCATCACCAAGCAACATGCCCAAAATCGCCTGTTGTTGAATTTTTGACGGTGTCTGGTATTGTTTGTAAATAATATCTCCAGATTTTAATTTTTGTGCTTCTATATACCCGTTTGGCGTAAAGAACATGTGGTTTTTTGTACATTTAGTTCCACCATATGATGGATCGTCTTTATCTATACATTTAGGTACTCCCTTTTCAGTATATATTGTCATCCATTCTTCTTGTTTTTTTAGTCCATTGTAAAAAACATTCGACACTCTTTTTGGTTGGACAATTCCATCTGGTGAACAACTAAGAACAAAATCTCCAATTTGAATTTTGTTAATATTTTTATATGTACCATCTGCCATTGAAATTTTACACGAGCTAGTGAAGCATCCATCTAGTTTATAGCTACAATAAAATGGCTGATTGCCAATAAATCTTTTAATTTCATTAACATCTTTAGTCTTTGCCGCAGAAAGCATTGGCTTGCTGTGTTTAACTTTCGTAAAACAATCAAGCACTTGCCCCTGCACCTTACGAGTAGGAGAATTGGCAAGCCAAAATCCTGTTTGATCCTCAAGTGATTTAAGTTCGTCAAACTTCTTATCATATTCTGTGTCAGAGATAGTCGGACGGTCTAAATTATAATATTCATCGCAATACTGCAAAAGTTCGGCTGTTAAATTTTTAATAGTTTCAATCTTATTCACTCAATCATCCCTCTACTCAAAAATTCAATCATTCTAGATTTATTATTTCGTAAATCATTTTTGTTCTCATAAACTGTTTCAAGGACTTCATTTAAAAGATGCATAAAACCTAGCAGACCAGTTTGATTAATTTCTTCAATCATCCATCTGCGACATTCACATTCAGTATATTCTTTATCAGTACATTCTGAACGCTTTAAGCCTAAATCACAATTTCTGCATACTGATCCCATATTGTATCTCCTAGCTTATTTTTTTGTTTATTTTAGTAGTCTGTTAAGACTATGGCTCTATTCCAGAAACTAATCTTCTTGACTTCATTATCCTGCACATCTTTATATAATACAGAGAACTTCTTAATTGCAGATCCCTTGCTTATTGCATATACAACGGCAACATCATCAGTAAACTTATGCCCAACCATCTGATTAGGTCTTGCAAAATAATAAATACCCATTATTTATTCCTCCATTTATTTACAGTATTTACAAAATCTATTATGACAAGAAGCTTCTATCTGCATTGTGTACAACAGCGTATGAAACTGATCATATTCACTTCTTGTCATGTTGTGTCCTTCTCCAAGCATATATAGTACAATATTTAATCTGTCCATGGCTCCAATTTGGATGCTTGGCGCGTATTCGACAGTATATAAGGGCATATCTATTAAACTTATTTTTCTTGCCTGCCATTTTTCTCCCTCAATTCATTTACAGCATCTACAAGCTCGTTGATTTTTGAAATAAGATCGTCGCCAGATACGCCAATATTCCAACCATAACTTGTCAACTTTTTAAGCTTTTTGTCTTGATATGTAAAAGTGTACTGGCCAATACGGTTATAGAGATAAGGAAAATCAACATTATTCATAATTCCATATTCTTGACCTGCATGATAACCATGGCCATCGCTAGTACATATCCACAATACATCACCAGTGGCACGTACAGAGCTGATATAACCAATGGTGCCATCCTTTGTTTCAACATAATCTCCTACATGAAATTCATAATCCATACAATTTTTTCTCCATAAATTCTATTTTTTACTTGTCGTTATTATGGCAATCTTCACAAACCGCGTATCCTTTATATACATATTCGCTATCTACAATTTCATATCTGTCACAAAATCCTGCCTCAAAATACATATCACCTTTTTTAACAGTTTTTCCACAACAGCTACATGTTGCAAATTCTTTATTGTCTGTCATAACTTTACTCCTCATCGTCGCAAAATACGTCCTTATATGCCATCAACAAATTATTGATGGCCTCTGCCATTATTCTGTGCTCGGTATGCGCTTCTTCTTTATAATAAAGATTACGATACCAATTAAGAATTTCTAAAGGCTTGGTCATATTGTACTCTTCAACTGCTTGCACAAAATAATTTTTAAGATCCATAAGTTACTCCTTATTCGTCTAATTTGTCCTTACATTCTGGGCAATAATCTTTATTGCCATCTGCATAATGAATCCATCCTGCTTTCTTCGCTTTGTCTAATGCTTCATTGTAGCTATCTGCATATTCACTATGCTTGCCGCATTTATCGCAAATTCTATAATGTTTTTTTACAGTTTCAGTTTGGAGGAAACAAAGAAATAGCATGGAGAAAAGACATATCCACCACTTGTTGAAAACAATCGCAAGAGTAGTCCAGCAAATTACACATACACTATTTCCGATTGCCCATGCCCACCATACACTCCTATTCATATACCTTCACTCCTTATATTAAAATGTAATTTTTATCATTCATCTATGTAAATATGACTCTCTTTAAGTTCCCATTCAAACTCTGAGAAGTCACCGTCATCTGTCACAAATCTACCACGCAACAGATCCAATTCAACAATTTCATGATATCCGCCATCACCATCTTTATAATAATATGTATAACCGCCTGATGGATAACCATGTAACAAGTCTTGCAATTCCATATTTAACATTTCTTCAAAAGTTATATTTTTCATATACCAACCCACCATACATTTAGCATATTTGCTCTACATCTTTTGTTGTTACGAAAATTTGATATTCTCCAAATTTATCATCTACTTTTTTTTCGTCTACCAGTTGCCAATCAATCGACACAATATTTGCTAGCGGGTACATTACCCCATAATTATCTTCTAAGTAACCATCCCTTTTAATATCAATCATCATATATTCTGGAACACTACACCGCAATTTTTCTACAATTCCATAATTATATTCAAAACCAGTATGCCTATGACCGTCTACAGTAGTAAAAACAGGTTTAAACTTTTGAAGAGTCACCATATTCTTTCTAAATTCTTTTTTTAACAATCCCATACATTCACCTTAAAAATATATTTTTATTTGTTACTTAACACCAATTTCCTACTCCATAATTGGTATCTTTATTAAATTTCTGCTGGTCTTCAACCCATTTAATTAATTCTTCTTTATTGTAATATGTAATATTACCTATAGTATGAGGAAAAATTAACATGTTTTCATACTCTGGCACAATTGGCTGCTCATAACAAGCAGTTAGACTACAATATCCAGAAGACGAATTTCTATATGGACAAGCATATTCGCAACATTGGATCATAATATTCCTCCTAAAATTTTGTTTTATTTCTACAGCAGAATACAACAATGGTCAATACAGAAGCAATAATATGCTTTCATACTTCTAGTCCATGATTGATGTAAAACGAGTACGTTCATATGTTCGATTTTTATAGTCTTCAAAGCTAATAAAGAATGGACAGCTATTTGTGTTTTTACATCCACAATCTCCATAATTACAATGCCACCATTTATATTCTATATTCCCACTCAGTTCTGCATGTGGGCAATCCATTTGGTGCGATGGAATCTCATCTACTAAAATTTTCATAATTTATACCTCGTTACTTAGAAATAACCTGCTCATAATGGCGTAGTTCAACAATTGCTTCCTTGATTGCACAAGCAGGAGTCCCATAATAAGTGCATCTAGAGCACGAATATTCAGGACACTTCTGTAATCTATTAATTAGATCGTTAATCATTTTTTTAACCTCCTACATTAATAAGTCTTTCAATATAATTTCTATCCTGTGAGAAGATAGGAATTTCATTATCAATTATCCACTGGCTTCTCTGTGTATAACCACAAATATTTCCTGCTTCATCGTACTGGGCAAGACCATCATCGACCTTAATGCAGCAACTACCACGCTTTAAAGTCGTAGCACAATCGTTCCAATTAATGCCCTTCTGGGTCATAAGCATATCCTGAATGTTGTTGCAAGACTTGCCATGAAGATCCTTATGACTAAAGTTGGCCTGACCTACAGACAGGATGGAATTGCGAGTAGCGTCTTGTTGCCGCCATAGCATATAATTGCAAACCTCTTCTTTTGGAATTGTAAAGACACGAGAATCAAACATTGCACCTTTGTTCATTGCAATTTCAAGAGTTTCAATATAAGAAGCATCTTTTTCCTCAAGGTATTCTGTATAAAATCGTTTAGATTGTTTTGAAATATTACGAGTAAAAGCTTTATTAAACGCGAGAGTAGCCATGCTTGCAGAAACGCTACACATCTTCTGTAGATTGTTCCCAAACCAAGCATCTGTGGTAAGCTCTGCATAATCCACTAATACAAGAGAAATCTCGTCACTCTGTGTATACCCAAGAACACAGCCCTGAATATTCTCACAAAGATACTTCATAGTATCCTGCATAGTCTTCACAAAAATATCATCAAAAGGTTTTTTCATGCCCTTAGTAAAAGTGTGGCCAGCCTTCATGTCCGTTCTAATAACAATCGGCATTCTTCTTGTTAAATAAAATCTATTAACATTTTCATAATTGTTTTTCATTCTGTCACCAAGTGTAGTCTTGTCCATAAGTTAATTCCTTTCAATTTCTTTCAAAGTATTAGTTGACGCATCATAAGTATAAGGCATTCCATTCTGCGCATAATAAGGAGACATATAGCCGTATCCAACATATCCCGTGTATTCATTGAAAAGTATATACACGATTTGGGTCTCCGTATCATAATATAGGTCTTGCATGGCTGTTGGTCTCAAACGACCATTAGTATTCTTTATATAATCCTTAGAACCAGTTGAGGCACATCCTGCTAGACATAGAAGAGAGATCGTCAAAGCAACAAGGCAAATAGCTGTTTTAAATTGTTTTTTCATTTTCTTCCTCCATATTAACAATCAAGAAATCATAAACGTCTCCCCAATCATCAATAATAGCCGGTACATCGTTAACAATTACATCTCCAATTTTAAATCCATGCAACCAATCCTCTTCAAATACAAAGTAACCAATCCATTCTTCTTGGTCATGGAGCACTTCTTCGAGCAAATTAATAACAATATCAAAAATATCTGTAATATAAAATCCACAAAAGTCTTCGCAAAGATCTTTTAGAGCACTATCAACTTTTGCCATTTTCGTATCCAGCTTTTCAAGATGCTTCATAGTATTAATAAAAGCTTCCTTAGAGATCATTGTTTGCCTCCTCAATTTTTCTTGGATTTATTAGTTCAATCTTTATATGGCTATATTGGCCACCAGTGCAGTATATAATTCCATTTGTTATTGCCATTTCCAGTGATACAAATTGCAGTTTATCATACTTAGATATTCCATCTCCAATTTTATATCTTGCCCCATTTTCATCAACAGAAACTACAAACTCTCTGTATTTTAATATAGGATTATATTTAATCCATTCATTTTCTGTGTCGCATCTCGGGCGTATTGTAAGAGGATAAGTTTCCATAAATTACTCCTTAATATTCAACTTATAACCAAGCTCCTTTTCGAGCTGTTTCTTTGACACTTCTCGTTCAACAACTTCAAATGTAGCCCATTTGTCATTTGACACACAAACATTAAATTTTGTAAGTATTTTTCTTGAGGCCCACTGATACTTCCACTCTTCATCTTCTTCTTGTGTTATAGTAAGTGTAAGATCAATTTTTGGAAAATGCACTTTAATTTTGTCACCGTTACTCGCATAGCATGTCCCTGTATAATCAAGATAAGGGGTGCCATTTTCAACATAAATCTTTACGTCAGTTGGGGTAATCTTGCTATCAATAATTACATAATTATTCATTACTTGTTCTCCTTTTATTCAACCAATCACAATACTTTTGACATTCTTCTTTTGATGTAAACCCAATATTTTTACCATATGTGAGTTGATCTCGCTTTTCAATAACATCATCACAGAACTTATCATATACAAACTGGATCCCAAAATCTTTATAAGAATAATCATTCCATCTGCTGTCACCAGTGCATTGATAACTTTTATCGAGGCGGTAATATCTTTCCGATGGATAATTCGCGTCATTAACTCTATATCTCAATGCCTCAATCCATGTCTCTTCTGGCTCATACCAATAATCTGGCTGTGAACATGTGCAATTCTTGCTTGTGGTTGTCCCATCAGGCCAAATCAAAACCCATTTCCTATTTTCGTCGCATTTGTCGCACTTGGGCTTTTCATGTGGTTTATTATATGCCATCCAAAGCTGAGATTTTTCAAGCGCATCCTTAAAGATATCGTCAATAGCAGTCTTATAAAATTCTTTTTCTACTTCTCTACGAAGATTTCGTGATTTATATTCCAAATCACTTTCTTTTCTTGACACTTCTATGGATTTATCCTCAAGCTCTTTATTGCGCTTCTCAAGATACTCATTACGTCTTTTAAGCGCTTCCATGTCACTCTTCAAAGAGTCTTTAGCTGCATCAATAAGCTTTGATTTTATTTCATCAAATAATTCATCTGCTTCAGACGGTTCCCACATAGGCTCTTCATAATCCCAATAACTCATTTAATTATCCTTTCTTAATAACCTTGAATACTTTTGTCATGGAATGGTTTAACTGGCGCAAATAATTCATAATTGTTTTTGTAATTGCAGTTTTTCTTAAACTGGCAATCAATCTCACACCCATATACAAAGTAGCTATGCTCACAATAGTCACAAAGATCTTTTCTTAGATTGTATTTGATTAAATATTTTGCTCTAGACACGTCATCATTCTGATGCTCATATTCATGTGCAAGGCACTTGTCATAATCATTGAATACCTCTCCACAATAATCACATTTATATTGATCAACTTTGGTCATGTTTTATCTGTCGCCTTCTTTCTACCACGTCTTTTTGTTGGCTCTTCTGACTTAATATCTGGTTTATCAGGAAGCCACATCCAATAAAGTACATTCATATAAGTGTTCCAAACTCCATTCTTAATGGATACGACTTTGAATTTATCTGCATCTGTATAGCCAAGAACATCTACCATGTCTGGAGGGAGTTTATCTTTTGTACTATTCCATCCCATTGCGATTAATCCTTTCTGATCTCACATTCTTTAATTAATACTTGTGGAGAAACTTGCCCATTATATACGTTAATACCCAATGTGCCAATCACATTAATATATGTCTCTTCTCCTGCAAAATTATTATTCATCCAATTAAACACTTCATTTGATTCATCACATTTGAACATCACATATTTGATATTCGTATCCTCGTCATAAATTTGAATTGTATCATCGTTCTTGCCGACAATTTTAGCATTGTCATTAGATATATATAAATCTTTAATCAACCACAATGGTTCGTCTACTCCATGTGCAAAAGTCGATTTATATTTATCAAGTTCTTGGCACCACGAAATTGATACATCTTCTGCATCAACAATGAAGTCTACTACATATATTTTTTCAAAAGATACGTCTTTGAGATTTTCATTAAACCATTCTCGTGCCTTATTAATGTCCTTTAATTCAACGCCATAGGCACTAGGATGTCCTTGTGCAAATACTGTTTCAGGGCATGCTTCTGTCATCGCTCTAAAGTCTTCAATTGGGCAATAATCAAATGATCTACCACTACCAGCGAATACATCATCCACTTTTCTCACAAGGAGTACAGGCTTATTAAGCGCTTCTGAGAGCTTTATCGCCACAAGCCCTGTATATGCAGAATCTAGCACTCCCGTCGCATCAATAATTGCTATTTTATCATCTGAATCACTATTTTGACTTATAAATGTTTTATATGCTTTGTCTCTAGCGCGGTCTTGTTTGCCCTTATAGGATTTCATAAGTCTAACACAATGCTGATAGATATTTTCTGCTGTCGGAACATCATCCCCACGTTTGGTATATTCAAAAAATTCAGATTCGTCCTCATAAAAAGCTCTTGCAAGAATTTGACGCTCTTCATAAGTTGCACTTCTTAAAAATGCATTAATCAAAGGAGTAACGTAGAACGCAATTGTAAATGGAGACACGATACCTTTTGTAGAAAATTCCTGAGCATTAAGAATCTCTTTAAACATTTTATTGTTGATATTATCTATCCCATAATTAACCATCGCACGAGTATTAAATGATTTCATTGACATTACATCTGAAATGTCTGCTAATGCTACTAGATCAGTAAAATACTCTTCACAAAAATCATTCCAATAATAATCATCTAATGCTTGCAGAAAATTATATGTAACATGAGCGCCACATGCTTCCTTATTTAGATACTCATTAGATGTTTGGTTATTTACTACAACAGCAGGATTTAATTTGTCTGTTGACACCTGATGGTGATCAAGAACAATTACTCCAATACCATCATTGATTAACTTTTTACATTCATCCACATCATTACTTCCTGCATCGGGAATAATCAATAATTTTGTATTGTCTGGAATATCAAAGTCCCAAGGTGCTAGGCCGTGTGACTTGTTCTGCTTATGCACAACAATTGATACTGGATAGTCTGCATCCAGTAGTTTAATATATTGATACATAATTGTCGAACTACATACTCCATCTGGATCTGTGTCCTGTAAGATTGCAATAGAGTGATGATTAGAGAGGTGATAATTGAAATATGTCACTGCATCATCTACATTATCTAAATTATTCCAATCGTCGGAGCAATTGTCACACAATGATAGGTATTTATTATAATTTTCAACTCCTCTATTATTTAATACTGTTTTTAAAATATTTGTAGTATCATTATTGCCTGTTAGTTTATATTTCAAATGCATGCACCCTTTCTTTGTGATACCACTATATCACAATAGTTTTGTATTGTCAAGTAACAAAAAGGCTCCCAGTTGCCTAGGAGCCATATTTTTTTGATATACTATTGTGTTTTTCTATGAAATGCATTATCGTTGATAGATTTTAAACAGTTCTGACATAGACATTCCATTCGCACGAGCAAGATCAACCGCCAGAGCACATACATTTCTTGGCTGTGATGCCCCAATTACTTTACTCATATAGTCTAGAAGAGTATTATATTCATCGTTGCAATGACCATCGCCCTCCCAACAAATAATATCACGACCATTAATCTTAATAAAATTATAAGGAGTTCCCATGTTTGATCCTTTAGTAAAGCTCCACCAGCCCCAATCGTCAGGCCATTCTCCTTCATAATCTTCCATGCGTTTCATGTCTTTCTTATCAATTTCACATACTTTATATTGATCACCAGAATATTTTGTAGCAAATTCTACATCAAGTTCTTTAAATGCTTTTTCAATATTGCCACCAGCAAGGATCTCAATCTTCATTTTTACATTTCTCCTTTACCATTTTTAAAACAGCTAGAACATCACGCTTATGAATATTATTTTCCATCCAATCACAATAATCAGGATGCGCTTTATAGATGTCTATGAGCTTCTGCCCACTATATTTGCCGAATGGTAACACATATTCTTCTGGGTTAATAGTTGTACTTGTTGGTTCAATATATCCTGTAAAATCCATTGTAAGGCATTTGCGACTTGCAAGGTAATCGGCAACATGTAGCATCCTAGAGAATCTATCGTTAGGTTTTGGAAGAACAACATTGCTTTTCCTATCCTCTGACCACTGCCCCATGTGCTTAGAGACTACATCAGCGATAAATTCAATTTCCTCATGATCTAAGTATTTCCCATCATATTTTCTAATTTCATTTGCCATCAGTAGTGGATGATTAAATCTTGTATATTTAGACGCTTCATAATCTTGCTGAGAACCACTTTTGCGACCATCGTGCAACAACCCCGCTACACGCATTAAATCCATCTGTCTCGTAGTAAGCTTACTGTTATACTGCTCAAGTTCAAAAAAGAAATTTAAGAATCTTACAACCGCAATTTGATGACGCATAAGCCCGCCTTCTCCAAGACTATAAGTGGGATGATATTTTCCGGTACTTGAAGCACCAATGTGCCATATGTAATCTGGCATATCTTCAAGTAGCACCATGGCAAATTCTTTAATATCTGAGTTCGTAATCGTATTTAAAATCGGCTGAACCAATTCTTTCTGATCGTTTGTCATTATTTCATTTCCTCCAAATTAATAATCTTCATCATTAATATAATCAACAATTGGCCCTTTTCGCCCACAATTGTCACATGTCGCATTATAGTCTGTTAGTACAATATGCTTAATCTCTTTTTTGCTTGGCTTGGCGATCTTAATAAAACATTTTTTACAGAGATCCTCACTAACTTCAACACAATTTCTCTTATACACTTTTAACTCTCCTTAATCACAATTTCTTCGTCGGCGTATCCGCCATCAGTTGTATAATGTATTTTTTTAATACCAAGGTCTTTGAGATAATTCATGCATGCAGCGCATGGACGAGATGGTGAAAGCTCATGATTGAGATTCTCTCTATATGTCCATACTTCACATTTGCTAACATCAATGTCCATATATTTCAACTGCCCAAGTGCGGCCACTTCTGCATGTGTCAAATGAAGAGGCTCTGTATTTGTGGCAGAACAATCAAAATTTCTATACTTATTATATTTCTTTTGAATCGGTGAACTCTTTCTGCTATTGAAGCCTACACCTACAACTTTATTGCCACATGTGACAATTGCACCAATATGTACTCTTGGAAAACTGCTCATTTCAGAAGCAGCTTTTGCATGTTTAAAAAATTTTCTCTGTTTATTCGTCATTGTCCTCACGCAAACTATATATATTATTTTTAATTAGATATTTAAATTTTTCGGGATTGTCGCTAGGAGATTCTTTATTGTCAAGAATATGATCTTTATCAATAATTGCATATACTGGAATCCCATTTAAGAACATATCTGAAATGTTTTTTAATTGTTCTTCATCGACATCTTCATCATAACAAAAAACAATCTTTGCATTTAATCTTGTTAGCATCTCAACTTGAGTTTTTGAAATCTTTGTGCCACCAGTACTTACACCATAATACCCCATATTATACAATTGCTGCACAAATTTTTCACTTTCACCAACCCATACCGTCCCTGTATGTTGAATTAATTTTATATTTTGGAATAGACCATACAAGATTCTTGACTTTGCACATGGTTCGAGAAAAAAATATTTAGATATTCCGCTGTTCGGGTCATATTCCATTCTTCTTGCTTTAATTCCAATCAATGTCCCAATCTCATCTCTAATTGGAATCGCAATTGAGTTTGTCATTGGATCAAAAGAAACTTCAAATAGCTTTTGAGTGCTTAGACTAATCCCATCATCCTCCCATAGTTTATTGCCGTATGGGAGATAATAAGATAGAATTTTTTCTGGAATAGGTTTTAGTGGAGTGTCATCAAAGTCCTCTTCTTCTGTCGCCATTTGCTGTAACATTTTAAGTATTTGAAGAGATTCTGGGACTTCTTCTGGCTCTTGATAATAATCTAATCCAAATAAATTACAACAGAACTTAAGTGCTTCAGGAAAAGAATAGTCTTCGTTATAACAAATCAAATCAAAGATGTCTGTTGTTCTTTTACTACTCGTCATTGTACGAGTGTAATTTACAACAGTTAAATTTTCATTTAAATAAATAACAATTGCTGATTTGTTATCTCCAGTTTTATTCCCACATGTAATATATCCACCATGATCGTGAATACTATGGCATCCAATCTCCTGAAGAATCTCTGGCAATTTTTCATTGTCTAATATATATTCTTTTAAAGATTGTACATCCACAAGTATTCACTCTCCTTTCTATATGGACATTATATGTCAATAATTTCGTATTGTCAAGAGGTTAATTGAATATTTTATCAATGCGCTGATACATCGGCAGCATGTAATAAACAAATATCGTTAAATAAGCATTCCCCAAGAAGCTTCCTATCTTTCTGCATAGCTTTGTCAGATTGCTCCCATGCAAGATAAGGTCGCATATGCCACTGAATAAGCTGTGCTACATAAAGATGTTCGCAAGGCATTTCGTAGAATAAGCTATTGTATGCCCCACAACGCTCATGGGAATAATAATGCGCGTCTTCTGAAGGATTCCCCCTTGCATCATAAAAGCTTTTCGTAAAGATTTTCCCCTCGTCATGTAGCATTGCTGCATGTCTAAGTTCAGTGGACGTTGAATGAAAAGATGGTGTGTTACTATCAATATATTTTACAGCATTCCAACAATGGTCTCCAAGAGATAAGGCATGATGAGAATTGTCTTGGTTAAAATCTTTCACTGATTCGATCCACTCTCTATCCCATCCTTTATAGTCCATCGCATTTTCAGCATAAACAACATCAATAGCATTCCACCCTTCGTACCAAAAAGGTACGTTAAAGTTCATATACATACGTTTAATTACATGCTCTGGTACTTCCCGTTCTCGCTGTGCATTGCGTTCAAGACAAACTTCATAAGGCGTTGCCATAAGAACTGCAATCTTCTCACAATGGATTCTATTAAGAGACTTAAGAAACTCCATGCGATGCTTATAGCTGATATTACAAGCGTCATAAATGGCGCTTTTTCCATAAGTAAGGCATCCTCGAATACGCTTGTGGAGCTCTTTAAATAAAACATCATTGTTTGTCTGATGGTTTACATCTCCGAACATTTCCTCTCGAAGTGCGTCACTAGAAAAAATTTCTGCATCATATTTTGCTGCAAGTTTTTTGGCTTGTTCACTCTTGCCGCTTGCTGGCAAACCGATCATCATTATAAAAATAGGTTTATTCATTCGTACTCCTTAATAAATAAAATTCCTGCATTAAATTCTATACCTATATTAAAGCACCTCAGTCAAAATTCTAAAGTCTTTAAACGTATTCTTTTCGATTACAACTTCAACGGGCTTATTAACAAGTTGTGACACATAATTAACTTTTGCATCTTGGAGTATTTGATATATTTTATCAACACACATTGTAATACCATACTGTCTTTCTGCAGTTGTCCACTTACATGATTCACTGATGTTTTCTGTATATCTAGACCCGCATCCAATAGAAGTTCCATCGCTAAGTTTAAAACGTAGCTGTAGCCCAAAAAGAAACGGATAATCGCTAACCATTCCATATTCTGCAGAAGTAATTTTACCTAAAACTTTTCCTGTCGTTTTAATCACCAATCTCTTTCTTAATTGCAATCTTCATAATCTCGTACTGTACGCTATTTAACAGCTCATCAATTTTTGCATTAACTGTGTATTCGTTTTTTAAAAAATCATTACATAGTAAATCAATATGGTCGATCGCGTCATTAGCGTGTGCTCGTGCGTCTTCTAGATTATATAATCCTTTCTTGACCTCTACTAAATATTCTGGGCATTCAGAAATCAAACATTTTTCATATGATACATGGTTGATATATCTTGTAATATACTCCTCTACTCGCAATAGATGATGTAGTTGTTTCGGATCATATCCAAACTTATTAATCCATTCCATACGAGATGGATAATGGTGCTCCATCGCAAAATACTTTTCTTTAGCAATACCTCGCATAGACTTAATTGCTTGAACTGGAGAATAATGTGCAATATCTTCTCTAGCGTCAATAAGTCTATTCCATTGATCCTCATACATTGGATTGATGATTTTGTAAGGAGTGAACAAGATTTCTAAGAAGTTCAAATTTTGCTTCCTAAATGTTTGGATATAAAGTCTAATATCCTTCCAATCTGTATGCTCATCATTAACTCGAATATGAGTTGTACTAACCGGATTTTTGTTCATTGCAATATCCTTAAATGTCGGCGCTACAATAAGTTTAGTATCAACGTCTGACTCTTCATAGTCAAGTCCATAATTGCCACTACCTTGATAGAAGATTCCCACAATTCTATCCTCTGGAAAGTATTCGAGAGCTTCGTTATAATGCTCTCGAACGCCGTCCATTATCCAATTATCTGAATGATAGTTCATTATATTCTCACTCTTTACTTACAGTCGTCTTAAAAAAATTTCCAATAACCGCTAATGTACCGCACACAACAGGAATTATGTCTGGCATAAATCTAGTAGTTTCAAACAAAGTATTCAGTCCAGTTGCAACTGCGCCACAAACAATATTCATCAGGATCCAACCGCCAAACCAACCAGCACCGAAAATAATGATAGGTTTAATAATGCACCAGATGATAAATCCAACAATTAATTCAATACAATCTTTCATCTCATTCTCCTTTAATTATTATGTTTTAGCAAATACTCGCGGCTGACATTTTTGAAACTATCACTACCATCCAAAGAACGGTACACAATACCTTCACGCATTACATCTGGATTCACCTTGGACTTGCCAGTTGCAAGCGCCTTAAGTTCCTCCATAGTGTTTGGCATTTGAACTTTTCCAAGAATGGGAACCCATTTCATGCCCATCTTTTCAATAATAGCTCTACCAATAATAGAATTATATCTTCCCCTTTCAGAATCTTTAAAGTTAAAAACATATAAATCATCTTCCTTGAGCTTCAGTGGATTGCCCTGAACAGAGCCTACGCCCTCGCCTTGAATGCATACCCATTTAAGCTTAGGAAATTGATTCAGGATATCCTTCAAATGCTGTTCGATATTGTACTTGAACGCCAAATCCCAATAGATGTTATGGTCATGGTAACACTCTTGCTTCTCGTCCTGCTGTCTTACATTACGAGAACAAACATAAAATTCAAACTTATTACGCCCTTTTCGTTCAAGTGCATAAGTACAAGAAGTGCCATCTAGCTTTTCTGTAGCAATATAAGTCTTGCCATCACTAATACGCCAAGGCTGATTTTCTACACGCTCTTCATCTGTCTTTGAAACAAATGAAGGAAAACCACGAGGGTTATCCTTCTTCTTGCCGAAGAAGAAAAACATAACCTTACGCCCCCAAGAACGACGCATCATCCAACGTGCCCACTTCTTTTTAAAGATTTTCTGGTGACGAGCGGCCATAGATTTATATTTTGCATTAGGATCGCCATTGCTCTTACGAGCATTGTCCTCTTGTACGGAATACTTAATTCCAAGAATGTCGGTTACATCCGTCCCCTCTGAAAGCCCTGCCAACTCTTTAAATGCAGACTGTGGCATGGCAAGGCCCTGACTGATACAATTAAACTTACCAAGCTTCATTGTCTTGACCTTAAAACCTTTTGCACGAAGGAATTCAAATTCCTCTCTCTCAGGGACTTTTGAGTCAATCTCAATATAAACACAAGGATCGCCTTCATGGAATTCACCCTTCTTACAAATGAGATTCCATCCAAGTACATTACACTGTTCAATATTATCTGCACCATCAATAGGACGAATGTTGGTTACATGCTGGATGTATGCAAGCGCTCTTTTATTATTGATAATCATTTATTAAATCCTTTCTATAATTTTGTACTATCAATTAAGTGATCTCAATCTTTCAATGACCTTTGGAAGAATCACACAAGCATAATCAATTTCTTCTTCTGTATTATATCTTCCAAGAGATACACGAATGCTACTTAGTGCCTCTTCGTCAGACAAACCAATTGCTTTTAGCACATGAGATGGAATGGCATCACCTTCATTGCAAGCTGAACCAGCACTAATAGCAATCCCAAATTCGTCAGCCATCGCAACAACATCTGAACCATGTACACCATCAATTCTAAAGTTCAAAATACTGTCTAAATGCTGCTTTTTATCTGTTGCCCCATTAATTGTGACACCTTTTACATTCAATAAATTATCCTTAATCTTCTTGGATAAACGTGCAATTTTTGCATTATTTCCATTCATATGGGTTGTCGTATCTTCTAGCGCAGCAGCCATAGCCAAGACACCAAGGACATTAGTTGTGCCACCTCTGATTCCTCTTTCTTGGCTTCCACCATTAATTAAAGGATGAATATGAATTCCATCTTTGATATAAAGGAATCCGCATCCTTTAATCCCACCAAACTTATGAGCAGAGCATGACAACATATCTACGCCAAGCTCTTCTACATTAATTTTCATATGAGGGAATGCCTGAACTGCATCTGTATGGAACAACATATGATTATCATGAGCAATCTTTGCTAGTTCTTCAATTGGCTCAATAACTCCAAGTTCATTATTTACCATCATACATGAAGCAATACCCGGACTAATACCGAAATAATTATTCTGCAATTCATTTACTCTTTTTTCAAATTTCTCTATATCAACCATTCCTCTATAATCGACCTTGAATTTATAGTCTGGATCAATAGAATGATGCTCAATGTTAGATGCTAGTGTAAAATCATGATTTGAAACCCATGAATTTGCTTCAGATCCACCAGAAGTAAAGTAAATCTCGTCAGGTTGTGCTCCAATTAGTGCCGCAATCTTTTCACGTGCTTCCTCGACCTTAATCTTTACTCCACGAGCATCCTCATATGAACTGTTTGGATTGTAATATTCGTCAAGATTGTCAAGGATAATATTCTTTGCGGCTTCACAAATTGGAGATGTAGCAGCGTTATCTAGGTAAATCATAATTAATGCACCTCGTCTTCTTCTACATCATATTCTTTTGCAATGCCGTCAAGAAACACCATCAAATAATCAGGATAATCCTCTACATTTTCATATCCAAGTGAGCCAATAATATTATAATTAAGATATCTCATCTTAGTGATAATCTCATATGCTGCATCTTGCTTACCATCGTTATAGCCCTTTTCATAGGACTGCTTGTCTAGATTATTGTAATCCATTTTTAATCCATTACCTCCTTAAAATTTGATGTGTCAATAATTTTGTATTCTTTAATCCAACTACATTTACTAAAAATGCTTTGTAGTATCTCTAAGCTGTCTGATTCAGCCCATTTGTGTTTTCCTCTATCCTTGTATATAATTATGTATTTTTTCATTTTCATAGTGTTACAACTCCTTACTTGTTTTATCATAAGCAATTGTAACACTATAATTTCGTATTGTCAACACTCAATTCTCATATTCCATTTAAGTGTTGCGAGTTCAACATTCTGATAATAAGGTGTTTCAACTCCGCAGTTAGGACATCTCACATATACTGCTCCATATCCAGTAATTCGCATATTGGGCGCATTCCCACAAAAAGGACAGGGTTTTAGCTCATCCATCTCAATTGTCCACCACATCAGTAACAAACTTCTTATATTCCCAATCAACGCACTGCTTGTTTGACAGCCAACCCGTCTTATTCTTGAGACAATTTTCTCTTCTGCTACAAGTCTCGCAAACATGTCCGAGCTGAAGATCATTAGCAAGGTCAACAACGTCTTCTCGCATGGCATCTGCCGCGTTTGTCGCCTCCAGTAGCTGACGTGTAAGTAGATCACAAGTATCCTTTGCCATTTTCTCCTGTGCACGAAGCTGCTCATTCATATCATCAATATAGTTTGCCGCAGAAGCTAGTAGCCGACACATATTGCACCAAAAAGAATTCTTGCATTTTCTACACTCATTTTCAGAGCACCATCTCTTGCGGCGAATAGTTTCAATCTGATTGCGCAGCGCTGTTGACATGTCATTGTTGTTCATTGTTTTTCTTCTCCTTTGTTGTTATTTGTATTTTTGTTATCTTCTGCTTGCTCTGGATTAACATCATACCCTAGTGTGCTAAACCAGTAATTAACTAGATTTTTGCTAATTTGTTCTCCGCCACGTGCATTCAGCTTATTAGCTAATACACTCATTTTTATGTATCTCATTTAACCTTCCCCTTAATACAAACTCATATTACTAGAATAACAGAAATATGTCCATCCAAGATGGCTATCATATAGCGCCTTATAAACTCCACTACCCTGTTTAAAATTCGCTTGGAAAACAACCGAAGGCTCCATAATTCGCTCTCCATTCAATAGCCTTTTTGCAACATCAATGCATCGCTCACTCGGAATTAGACTTGCAATGTATCCACTTCGTGCCCCATGATATTGTCCGGGCTGATAAACAACATCAGTAATCGTATTAGGAAACTCAGGAGATGCAACACGATTTAACACAACCTCGCCAACACACATCTTCCACTCATCTGACAGAAAATCACTTCCTGCCTCTGCATATATTACTTTTGCCAAAAGCATTAAGTCACTTTCAGAATATTGTGGCTGTGGTGCGGAAAATATATCTGGTTGATCTTCCGCGACCACTTCTGCAACTTCTTCATATGCAATAATTTCATCTTCTGGATCCATGACAAGCATTTCTTCTAGTTCCGGTGTCGCTGTACATTCTATGGGGATTTCTTTCAAAGGTTGTTTGCTGTTCATGTTTTTACCATCATTAATCGAAATTGAAAATAAAATTAAAATAATAAGACTAACAATGATAAGTAGTTTCTTAATCTTATTCATTCTTTTACCTCGCAATAATTTTGTATTGTTCAATCTATCGTTATCATATCATATATTTTCGTTTTGTCAATTGTGCAAATTGTACAAAAAAATGGGAGCCTAGAAAGCTCTAGGCCCCCTGTGGTCGCTGCCAATAATGGTCAACGCCAATGGAGCGGTAGACGAGGCACGATCTCGCAACAATCAGATTGGAAATCTGATGCTCTACCATTGAGCTACTACCGCATATTCTTACTTCTGTGTCAGCTTGTTAAGCTCTCTCTGTGCTTTGTTGATCAGGTTTGCATTTACAACTTCACTCTTAGCCTTAAGCTTCGCAATACGATTCTCATAATGTAGTGCAGTCCTTGTGTTCATAATATATTCCTCCTAAAAATTAATATTTACATGGCAGCGGATAGAGGCTATGCTCCCCTACCTACAGATCCAAAGTCTGTCGTGCTACTATTACACTAATCCGCTATTTGGTTGCTGAGCTTCAGAATCGAACTGAATTGAGCTTGATTATGAGTCAAGTTGAGATGCCAACCTCCCGCCAGCCATACATAGCTCTGTCTTTATTCATCTAACCTGCACAAACAGGTAACAGAGCAGAAGATTATACCGGAGCCAAGTGGACTAAATTACAGAGAATAAATGGTGGGTCTGGGCGGTTACGCTCCGTCCGTAGTACGCTTAAAAGGCGTATATTCTACTATTGAATTACAGACCCATACTAGTTAAAAACGAATCATCGTGTTAAGTAATTCTTCCAGTTTAAAAAGTGCCAATCCAAAGTTCTTAGGCACTCTAATACCGAAAGCTCTGGGAGTAAAGAAACTACATTCTTCACACATTGGATTCATGCAATGAGGATGCATACAGATATTTTCCATAAATGGTCGCATATTAATATCACGTTCCTTACGAGTCTGATTTTCGCTTTTTATTTTTTACTTTCCTCGTAAAAAACAAATACATTACTTCGACCCCATAAAGATTCTTTGCCATTTGGGTAGAAACCAATTTATAACCTTCATTAGAAAATGCATCAAGTGCCTCTTCTAGCACTGGGGTTGCATAATTAGAACATAGAAAAACCTTGTTTTCAATTTTCATTTTATTCCTCCATTATATCATTGCACAAAGAGAACCACACTCTCAACAATTTTTAATCTGGCGCGACAAGAAGGATTCGAGACTTCACGCAGCTAAAAGCCACCTAATTGATTAGCAATCAATTCTCTTTACCTTTTGAGTATTTCCGCATAAGTAACAACTACTACACTATTTATTTTATATCCAGAATTCTAATCATATCCCCTATATTAGGATATTTGTTTTTAATTAAATCCTCGGCCAATATTCTAGCTTTACGTTTAGTATTACATCTGACTTTAAATTCTTCAATATGATCTGCTGACCAATAAAGTTGAGCAATTACAATATAATCTTTCATATCTTTTTATACTCATCCTTTACATGAATCTTTTTATGGCACCAAGGACATTCAACAGATACTGTAATTTCTTGTCTATCACAATTGTCCATTTTAATAAAATATTCTTCAAAATCTTTATAATATCTACCAGTAGGTTCTCTATGAGCATCTTCATTCTGATAAGTAAATACGCAATCGCATTTAGGGCATCGCTGGGTAAAGATAGGATTATCCAAATCTTTTCCTTTACTAATTATTTTGATTGCCATAACTATTTCTCCTAATATATATTTTAATGAGAGCGGCCAGACTCGAACTGGCGACTAAGGGCATTCAATAGCATATCCCTTCACGCTATAAAACTCTACCGACTGAGTTACGCTCTCATAATATTCAAAGTATATGTTCGACCTCAACTTTATAATACCTACCGGCATAGGCGTATTCGAATTAGCCCATGATATTCGAACACCTCCAATGGAAGTCAGAATTTAACTGACCTTTGTGGCGCAGAGCACAGCATTCGAAGCTGATACCTCTCAGTACGCATCGCTTAGCAGGCGAGCCTCAGACCTTCTGAGTTTACTCTGCATATAAATGTGGCGGTTGTAAATTTTCAATGATGGCTATTCTTTTTTAAGATAAGTACTGTCCATCTAAACTGAGCCGCCACAGTTTGTTTAATTTCAAGAGTGTGTACACTAACCCGCATCTGTCTGCCGCCGTCTGTTGTCACAATAGCTACTTGGCCTATCGCTATCTGCGTTGACTTGTCGCTCCACATTCTTTATTTTTCGGGTTACTCTTGAGGCACTAACGCAGTTCCCTCGTTGAAGCAAGTAGTGTGATTCGAACACACATTTCCCCAAAGCGAACGTTTCCAAAGTAGCGATCTTTTTGTATCTCAGCTTTGTTAAATGAGAGAAGACCAATTCTTCCTTACTTGCATATAATGTGGAGCAGGAGGTCGGATTCGAACCGACGTGAGCAAAGCTGGCGGCTTACAAAACCGCTCCAATCGACCACTATGGGACTCCTGCAGATCTCTGTGTCTTTCCACAGCGCCAGCTATGCTTTGTTTAGTGGCGGCGCGCGACGTGCATAGCATCCACATTTTTCTAACGCAACTTGAATCGAACAAGTATCTCCCTCTGATAGTGAGGGCGCTTTCCCATTAAGCTATACGATAATATTTGGTGCTCCGCCCAAGCATCGAACTTGGAACCTCCCGATTATTGGCCGCTGCAGTAAGTCCTGCCCTTACATCTCTTAATCCGCGGTTAAGCAGTGTTGCTATTACACCATGCAGCGAAGTCGGGTGCTCTGACCAATTGAGCTAGCGGAGCATATTAATTTGCCGTCTTTCCGAGCTGTCACCGTTTCTGCCGATTTGTAGGGTTCGTTCGAACAGTTTAAGCAACCTATCCCTTGGTAATGATAGCAAGCGGAGCCGTGCATGACTCCATTTTATACCCATTCACCAGCTACTTTCAGCGAGTTCAAATTTAATCTTTCTCGATACAGGGAGCAAATCCTGCAACGGCTTTTATCCTTACTGGTTATCTGATATAAAATTTGCACTACTTACTACCATTTGGTACCCGAAGTGAGCCACGATCTCACACGCCTTGCGGCACAGCTTTTTGAGAGCTGCATGTCTACCAATTCCATCATTCGGGCATATTAAAGAATGCAAACGATAGGATTTGAACCCATGTCTTCCTCGTTCGTAGCGAGGCACTCTATCCAACTGAGTTACGCTTGCATATTTGACTCTTAGGTCAGTCAGCCACACATTACTTAACGCATTCCATTTGTTCGCGTGGTGCAGGTGAAGGGCCACGATCCCTCAATCCCATCTGGGCGACAGATTTTAAGTCTGTTCTGTATTCCAATTCCAGCACACCTGCATATCAATGGGCAGTTTTCAGAGATGCCCAGCTCTGCTAGTACTCAAAAGTCTGTCTATTTCACATTAGCCTATTTTCGTACAAGTATTGCTACCATTCAGCCTTGTGGATAACCTATGGTCATTGAACTTGAAACCAAACCATTGCTCAAGGATTTTGTAAAACTTTGTGGGCACACAATTTTAATTAACAATTATCTAAAAGCCCTCTTTACAACTTTAAGACTTAAACTTTGACGAAAAAATAATCTTTGAGCATTGATCTCTGAACATTGATATTTAAACTTTAATCTTTACAGTTGAAAAATATATGTACATCTTAATTTTAAGTCAATCCATATATTAGATCTTTTTTACTGTATTATTAGAATTAGTAAAAATATTGTTGAAGACCAATTTTTTTATTATTTCACATCAATGTATCGGTCAAAACCATCGAAGCAAGTCCGTTCTAGGTTTTCGAATGGCAGCAAGTTAGCTGCTTAATACTCGATATCGAGCACAGTTAGTGCGTTACTAACCGAAAGTGCCGCATCAACTTCAGTAATGAAACTAGAAATCTCATTGTCAAGCTGCTCAATGGCATCCTTGACGCCAATAGGATCAATGATGTCATAAGTGTTATCCTTGATGTACTGAACGCGAAGATTCTTCATCGCTTCCGAATCAACAGCCATCTTAGAATCCTTCGGCTGTGCCTGAATGACACTAAGAACATAATTCTCTGCTCTCTTCTCAAGAGGATCACCACTGTTCTTATCAAGCTCATTCTTTGCTACAGCATACTGAGATTCAAGACGCTTCTTGAATGTGTTCTTGAACTCCATTCCATGGTTCTTCATCTCAATTGCGGTAGCAACTGTGTATTCAGTGTCACCAACCTTAACCTTCGTTACTGCATTAGATGCAACAACTGCCTTCTTGATTGCATTACGTCTTGCAATCAGATCAGACACCTTCTGGAAATCTGACTTCATGCTGTTCTTGAACTCATTAATAGTCACTCCATGAATCTTCTCATTGGAATGCTTATTCGCAATCACAAACGTACCAGAACAAATCGCATTATTGATACGTGAATCAATAACCTTAAGCTCTGCAAGCGCCTTGTGGACTGTCATCTGTTCCTTCGTTGCCATAATTCATAATCTCCTTTTAGTGATTTTTAATTATTAACTATAATTTTGTACTGTCTAGCGTGCTTACATATTACCACATTACTTGTCATATGTCAAGTGCATCTTGTGGTTTTTTCTTTTTATGTATTCAATCGGCTCAATCAATCAAGTTGGCTCTCTCTTGACTACATTCTGGATTATACCACAATAATTTCATATTGTCAAGGGGTATTTTCAAGAATTTCTACTGGAGTTTCAAATACACGACTGTTTAGTGCAATCAGATCTGCTCTAAACATATCAATTCGCTTATCAAAAGCACTATAATACTTCTTCATAAGCTTTTCCTTTGCAAGCATCTTGCCCTTCTCCTCGTCGTACACATCACCTTTCGCAAGCTTGACCTTAACCTTAAACTGCTTAGGCATCATGTACTTCTCACGAATCATATAACAGTCAAACTCATTGAGAAACTTATCAATCTTATTAATTGCATCAAGCTCAGTTCCTCTTAGAACGGCGAACGTTTCCTTCGTGTTTGGGTTGCTATAATACTGAATAGCCATTTTTTCTTTTGTCCTTTCTTTTTTAAATAATTTTGTATTGTCTTTTGACTTATGCTTGAATTATACCATATGTTTTTCTGTTTGTCAATAGCTTTTTTCGTTTTTTGAATCACATATTGACTTCTTTCAACTATGCTTGGATTATATCACAAGAATTGCTGTTTGTCAAGTATCACATTCATCCATCTTGGCTCCACAATTTGGACAATAATTATCATTCGAGATAAAAACAGTTTCCTCTTCATGACAATGTGAACATTCCATTGTACTTTCTGTCGGAAATAGATTGTCCGGGTGATGAATCCAATGTGCATGCACTCCATCTACAGTTGGCGCTTGCATCAACACTCGCCTGACACTGCCTTTGTATGGCAGATCATTCGATAAACTACTTAGAGTCTCGTCCGCATCAATCAGCCGCATCTATAATCTCCTCCAAACTTGCAAATAGTAATGATCCATCTGAATGATCCTTGTGTTCAAACTTACAAGCCTCCATATGATTTAACAAGTTACATCCTGAACCATCCCAAAAAGCATCATGATATGTACATTTATCGCATTTTTCTCTATTAATATGTTCAATCATCATTTCTTTTTACAACCTGTCTGTTCATCAATCCAATATTTCATTTTATTCACTTAAAATCATTAGTTATTATTTATCCTCCAATACCCAAATGTCACCACGTTGCTCTATAATTTTATAATTCTCAGCTACTTCGTTATAAGATACAGAATCATCAATAATACATTCATATCGGTATTCGCCGGTTTTAACAATACATGTTAAAATTCCACAAGTAACCATAATGGATAAACCAATAATAAGAGAAGATGTAGTTGCCCAAACAGGCCCATCAAGGATCATAGACACAGCAAATACAATTAATCCAGTAATAAATATTATGAATGCCAATACTGATACCCATGTGGGTAAACCAGTAATAGCCGTTTTATTTAATATAGTTATCCCTTCTACCATTCTCATTCCTCCACAAAATATTGAATATACAATTGAATTACATCACCTTCTGCCTCAATTCTCTCAGCTTCTTCAATTAATCCTTGCGCTTCCCAATATTTCTCCTGTTTAAATTTTTCTAACTGTTCACGAGTTGCTAATTCTATTTCAGGATACTTCCCAAGGAGGTCAAACAAATCTTCTTTTTGCCACCATGTGAGATTCATAGATTCCATTTCTTTTCTAGTCATTACCATAAATCCTCCGAATATAATTCACAGATAATCCTCTCTGCTAAATCATCGCATGCCGAACGCGCCACACTCCAATTCATTGCCTTTCTATGACAATCCTCGCAATGATAATAAAAATTATCCGTATCATCATATCGACAGTTATCACAATAAATATCATCGAATGCTTTATAAATAAGGTTGCTTATTGCCTCTTTATTCTTTTCAAGTTTTTTGACTGGTAATACTCTAATATATGAAGGACAACTATCATCACAGAGAGCACAAAGTCTATTTTCACCACATATCATCATTTATTTAATCCTCCTCCAATCTTTCTTCCTAAACAATCAACTTCAACAATATCATTGTCGAGCACATCTGTTTCATAAAGCATCTCTTCTAGCGCATGAAGTTCGTCAAAATAATATGCAAGTTTCTTCTTTAGGTTTTCTATAGCTTCTTCTTTTGTTGCGCCATATCCATAAATATTTGTTAAGTCAAAATTATGATATCTATCAGAATCATTAAATAAACAACAAGTATGTGACTGAAACTTTTCCTTTCCATCATTATGATGTGCAATTTTCATTAACATAGTTTGCTCCTTTCGGCTCGTACATGTCACAAGCACTTGTGTCCTCATAACACAAATGCCCAAATATAAAAGTCATCCCCATTTCTTTTTCTTTAGGAGTCGGATGTGGAATGTCACAGCATAAATTCCAATCTCCACAACCAATATAATGCTTGCATGTCCCGCATTTATCCATTGATTTTACGCCTCTTTTGTAAAAAATAGATACATAGCTGTAACGCCATATGTATTCACTGCCATTTCAGTAGAGACTAGCTTAAATCCACGATCACCCCAATAGCTCAGTTCATTATTAAGTGCTTCAGTTGCATAATTACTTACAATCACAACCCGATTATCAAAACTCATTTTAATAACATCCTCCATCTGGCGCATCTCTCTTATAAGATGTGCATCCTACTGGATTGCCATTGCATCCGATTTCGTAGACGCATTTGTGGCAATCTCTAATATTCATCGAATCTTTTTCCATCCACTTATTAATAGTTGCGTCATCCACACCAAGATAGAATCCATTACTAACATGGCTTTGCTGAATAATCAGCCCATTAATACCAAAATCGTTAATACAATAGATAAAAGATTCTAGTTCTTCCAAACTAACAAATGGATGTTTGCCATTTCGAAGCAGATTAAGAATTGCTTTATTTTGCTCTTTTTGATCATTGAGCCAATCCTTATATTCATTTGACATTTGTTGATTGCTCCTTCATAAATTTGTCGCCTTAATGTACTATAATTTTGTACTATAGCCAGTATATCACATTTCTACGGTTTGTCAATATAGCAAGTTGTACAAAACTGTAGTTTATATTTTGCTACTTTTGTATAAAAAAATAACTCCCACTATATAAGTGGGAGTCTTCGTATAATTAAATCAATACATCGCTAAATATTATTTAATTAGTACTATCAATTTTAAGACTATATCCAAGAATTTCACCTTTGTTGGCTTTACATTTTCTTCTTAAGCACACCAATTTCTTTCCAAACATTTCCGTCCATATCTACTTCAAAGCAGATCAAATCATTCTTAGAACCAACTCTGTTCTTTACAATTCTTAATCCAACATAATTTTTATCATATCTTAAATCATGTTCTATTGGTTCTCCCCAAGTATCATCTTCACAGACATATACATAGTTTTGCTTATCATCTGCTGATAAATGCTTCCACATTTGCATTTGGTCAGTAACATGCATCATTCTCTTTGAACTTGCAATTTCCTGAGAATTTAAGTTTTCAATAGGGATGTCATGCGCTGAATCTGTAAGCTGGAAGGTGCAAATACAATACATTTTTGTTTCATGGATCCACTCTGTAATTTTTGTAGCAGTTGCGGCTAACTTAACAAAGTCCTCAAGTCCAGAACATTTGAGTGTATCGTATGCTACACCATCACATTTGTAAATTGTATTGGCTTTTTTAATTTCCATTTCAAGTACTTCATCTTCATAGCAAGAGCCGATATTCTTAAACAAGAATTTTCCACTACTTTCAGATTCAACCCATTGCATAATTCGTTGCACCTTCCGATATTCAGAAGATGTTTCATAAATTCTCTTTTTATAAGACTCTTCATCTTCTGTATACACTCCATTATCATCCATCTGTCTATAAATGTACTTTCCGTTATCATCTTTATATGATCCGAGTGCGATTTCTCTTTCTGGTTTATAAACATCTTTAATTCCATGTAGCTCTTGAATCTCTGGAGAATTAATGCATGTAACTAAGAAATTCAATTTAATACTCTCTGCCGACATTTCGTTTGCAAGCAATAGAATTTTTTGCTTTTGAACAAGGACTAGATATGCAATGAGATAAACGAGATTTCTGCCCTTACCGCTATTGCTCAAAGCACCTGTCATCAAAACGTTTCCGGGAAGCAATCCTCTGTAATACTTCTGAAGATATGGCCATGGCCCAGCAACGCCCATAGATGGCATGCATAGGAATTGATCAATACATGAAACTGCGTTTTCTGTAAGAACAACAGGTTCATCAATTGCTTGTACTTTATTAGCTACCTTATCAATTCTGCCACGAACAATTCTACAAATATCATCTGGCGTTAATGAATTGAAACTCTTAATCGCCAGAATTTTTGATACATCATATCCAGTCTCATTAAAAGCCCTTAGCAATGAAAACTTTTTAAATATTGAAAGATAATTCTTAATATCATGAGGGTCGCTCATTGCCATTAATTCTTTAATTGTCTTATATCCGCCATACTGTCTATATTGTTTAAAACGCTCTTTAGACATGCTGCAGAACGTATTAATTTTCAATTCGGTAAAATCTTCAGAATATGAAACATAATAATCAGAAAATAACTGATAAAAAAACTCACATGCCTTGTCCGAAAAATCATATTTTGGGACAATTGAGGTTCCATATGTTAAATATAATGTTGGCTCTTTATAAAATGATCCAACTACCAGCATTTCGGACTGGCTATTAGTTAATTCAAGTTCCATATTTTCACTTCCTATCAAATTAAGTCTTCCAAAAGATCGCTAATATCCCCTAATCCATCATTCTGTTCAACTGCCTTAATTTTGCTATAATCAATGTTTACACTCTTTTTAATGCGGCTTTGTTTCTCTTTCTCTTCTGCCTCTTTCTTTGCTTTTTCCTTGGCTTTTGAATATTTTACATAATTACTCATTAAAATAGCAAGATCATAGTTAACTCTTACTTCTCCGTCAATCATCTTACCATGATGCTTGTTCCATGCATTTGTTTTGTCTAGTTCTTTCTGATAGTCCTTCCACATATCAAATAATGTTTCTAATTCAATTGGCTTGCACCGTTTTCCATTATATTTCCCAGATTGAATGTCTGCAATGATTGACCAAAAACGACGACTTAATGCCCCAACATCATAATGTACAATCAAATACTCATTGAATTCGTCTTGCACAAAACGATGCATTAATTTCTTTTGTGCTTCTGATTCTAGTTGATCTAAATTCTGTAAGGCATCTGAATAAATGGACGAGTACCTGTTGTTTTTTAGTACTCGCCCATTACACATTGTTTTAAAACATTCAGTATGATAGCTTTTCTGCTTGTAAGAAACCATATGCATATCATTCTTTGTCAAAACAATATCTTCCCCACAGAACGCGCATTTTCTAATTAAAGTGGCGCTCATTTATTATGTCTCCTTACTGTGAAACTACTTCAAGAATCTGGTTTAGAATAGCAATGTCTGTAACCTTACTAATTACTACAGGAAGCCCTTTCTCTTTTAGAGCGGCTTTCATGTCGCTCTTAGCTACTGGGTCTAGCTTGCCAATAATAGCCTTAATCTTGGCCTGAAGTTCAGTTACATCACTAGAAGCATCTTTTGTATCAGTTTTCTGCTTAATCTTTTCCATTTCCGACTTACTAAAAGATTTAGTTGCATTGCTCATAACTTCTGCACTATAAATTTCTTGCTCAGTTTCTACTGCTGTGTCTAGACTATTATGGAGAACGAACTTCTGTTTACCCTTTGACTTATCAATAACAACTTGCCAATCAAGAAGCTGTGGATCAATTAAAGTTTCACCGGGATGTACCCCAGTTCTATCCTTCTCAACATCCGCACAAATTTCACCATTCTCGTCCTTATAAAAACGGATTACAGTATGCATATTATAATTTAGATCTGTCTTAAATCCTGCAGGAATCTTCTTGCCAGTTGCAACACTTGAAATCTTGCCATCAGAATCCTTAATAGAAATCTTTTCATCTTCTTCTCGACAGGTAATAATGCTATGTACGCCAGTTCCTAGAAGAGATAGACAAAGGTTCGCACCCTTATACTTGAGAGATCCCCAATCTTTAATTTCTAGTGATGCACCCTCAATAGCTACTAGCTTCTCGTCACCAACAAGATCTTTATTGTTTGCCTTAACTCTTGCGCGCTTCTTAGAAAACTCAAGTAGTCCCTGTTGCGCTGCAGTATAAAGAACACTGACACCATCGACTACAATTGCATCGGCTCTGAATGGGTTGCCTTGTGCGTCTGTTACAATCTCATCAGTTTCCATGCCATCTTCGTCAAGCTCATAAAAGTCTTCGTTATTTTTTACCTTATCAATATAATCTAGGACTTCTCCAAGGCTCTGTGAATAGACAATAAAAATATTGCCAAGATCCACACCATTAGCTTCCATGGTGTCTAGATAATTGTCAATCGAACCACTCTCGGCGTCAATATATAGAACTTTCATAGGACTTCCATCTTCATTGTGCATATATGCCAACTGTGATGCAAACGTGCTCTTTCCAGTAAAAGGTTGTCCATAACAAATCATATGTAATTTCTTTTGTACTGTTGCTGCTTTTCTTGCTCTTGCCATTTATATCAATCTCCTTTATATATAATTTTATATTGTATAGAGGAGAAATTAATCTCCTCTAAACGCATTTGCTTACCATGGTTCATCTTCATCGTCAGATGCATCGTCGCCCCAATCATCATCTACGTTAGATGTTGACTCTGCCTTACCAGTAAAATCCTGTTCTGCTTTCTTTGATGCATTTACCTTCTTAATTGCCTCATCAATTGCTTTTTCAGTATATGTTTCTTTGTCAATAGTTGATGGCTTTGCACCTGTAATAATAAGTTCTAGATGAGTCGGTGCAAAAACTCTCTTATTGTCCATATCATTAGATTCGCCCCAGCAATCATCATCTTCCTCATCATTCACGTCTTCAACACTATTAACAACATTGATGTGTCCATGAACCTGAATGGAATTATAAGGCTTTAGCCCACTGCGCATCTGCTTTGCGAGCTTTGCATCTTCAATAATAAATTCAGCAGACTCAATAGAGTTATAATTTACAATCTTTGCATCAACTACGAATCGACCGGTTGGTTTGTCGTTTTCTCTTTCCTGATCAATACCAACAAAAACAATCGTCTGCGTAAAATCATGAGCGGGAGCATAGTCCTCCGCATCAAAGTCAATATCTTTCTTACATAGAGAAACCTGTGTTGGAACAAACTTTGTGGTACGAGAGACTTCTCCATCTTTGTTAGTATAACTGCCAAATTCTAGCTTCCCTTTAACAAAAACGGAATCACCATCATTAAGATTCTCATTAATATATTCACATGCATCATATTCTGTTCTATAATGATTGTCATTCTTGAGCTTTCCATTATCTCCCGGAACTTTCTTAAGCCCAGTCAGTACACCAATCATACGATATCCCTCTGGTGCATTCTTAATTCTATCCTTCCAAGCAACGGCCTTAACGTCAGTCTTGTCATCTTCATCCTTCTTACTAAAATATACCTTATCGCGCGGCATACCATGAAGCGAAGGATAAATTGTCTTCTTGTCTTCATATTCTACGCCAAAATTAACCATACGGAAATCCTTGCCTGTCTTGGTCTTCTTTTCTGTATAGAAGTTATCCTTCTCTACTCCGCTTACAATTCCTCTAACCTGAAAGGTTCCCTTGGTTTGTGGGAAACTAAAAAATTTTTCTGCCATAATAAAACTGTCTCCTTTATTATATATTTTTTATTTTATGTGGTTGCATTTGCACAACAATTTAAATAATTATCTAGTTGTTCTTGCGTAATGTAATTTTCTCTAATTGCAGTTTCTGCATAAGCCCAATGCAATTTTACTCCTGTTATTGGATGACGGCCACATGTATTTTGCTTTTTGGCACAAGCCTTACTGACTCCGTCTGATGAAATGTCAGGATATTTATTCTGTACATCTTTCGCCCCCCAAAAACATTGATCTAATTCTAAACAATATACAGGACGATATCTTGAGCTATTGACCCCAGTGCATTTTCCTTTCTTTGCAGCGCTTATTTTACTTCTAGTCTCTATGCTTACTAAACGTCCTTTTAATGCGTCTGATATTTTTTTCTTCGCGTCTACAGATAGTGGCTTCCCTTTGTTGTTCGGTGGTCTTCCTTTTTTGATATCACTCAATTTCTTTTTGGTCTCAGCAGAAAGACATTTCCCCTTACGCAAATCACTCATTCGCTGTCTTGCTTCTATAGATTGGAATTGCTCTTTTGCCTTTTCCCTTAGCTTCTCTTTTGTCTCTTCCGATACTTTTTTCCCTTTGTTCGACGCACTCATTTTCTTTTTAGTCTCTTCGCTTGGATGCCATCCATTGTTTATTCCGCCACCAAGTACTAAATTATACCAATCATCAGATTCAACAACATCAAAGAAAACGCTATAATCATATTCTTTTTTATTTAATTCATTTGGAGAATAGGCGACATCAATAATACGCTTTATAAAATTTTCTTTTCCATATTTACTAAGCGCTTGTTTAAATGCGATTCCACTTCCAACATAATCTTGCCAATTATTATAAAATTTTCTTTGCCCTAGGTATCTTTTACCATCAACTAAATTTGTTGTGATATAAATAAAACCATATGGATTTTTTATTTCCGTATATATTATATCTTCTTGTAGCTTATTGGAAGAACTTGTTTCTTTGAATTCTCCCACCTATTATCACCTTTTTCCTATAATTTTGTATTGTTGAATAAAATAAAAATTAATACTTATAATATCTTTCATCCATGACCGCATTATAATATGTGTATTTGTCTAAAATGTCTTTCCCTATATTCAACATATAATTTTCGTGTTCACAGCATGGGCATTTCGCTTGTATATATAAATACTCAATATAATTATTTCGTTCATCAACCTGAAAAATTGTTCCACATTTCTGGCATTGAACATTGACGCTCTCTGATTTCATTCATTATTCATCCCCCTTTCTTAACAATTGAAAAGACTATAATTTTGTATTACATCTCATTACGATTGCATTATACCATAATAATTGTGTCTTGTCAAGCTTTTTTATCAGAGAGCGAAAAAATTTATATTTCGATTTTAATTTGCATGGACTCTCCTTTGATCATTGCGCAATTTCCACTTACCTCAATGTTTGTAATTTCATTGTTCCATAAAAAGATTTCATTATCTTTCAATTTAACACCAATCCTTTCTCCATCATCAATAATATGGAAAATTCCCCTAATTTTTTGATTACCATACCAATCATGATGTATTGTTATTTCCCCATTCTTACCATTTAGATTATGTAAGTCATTTACAATTTTCTTTTCCATAAAATTATGTCTCCCCTTTTGTAATGTAAAATAATTTACCTTTGCTTCTCTCTTATACAAAAATTATACAATAAAAACATATGTTCGGCAACTATTTTTTGCAATTATAATTTTGTATTGTTAATTAAGATTATAGACCGCACCATTACGGCCTATACAAAATCTATAAATTTATTAGCAATAACATCAACATATGAATTTAACTTATATCCATATTGTTGCGCCAATGCTTTGCCTTCTTCTGTATATAAAAATTCTCTTAATCCAAGATTGTTTTTTTTCATTGCATTTTTAATTTTATACAATAGCCCAGATGCAGCAAGTGCCTTCATTGTCAGCAATGGCATATCTACATGTTTTCTATATGTTTGAACTCTTCTATATACCCAGCGGAAAAATTTATCGTCTGAGTCTACTGTATATGCATTATCCATTTCTTTATAGAGACAGTCATCTCCAATTAATTTTTTAACCCTAATAGTTGTTCCATAACACATATATTCTTTTTCTGAAAATGCCTTGTCTAAATAATTATATAATTTTGATGATAATTTAACTTTTCGTCCATCATTAAAACATATATATTTTTTATCTTCGCTAATCATACTTCTATTAAGAGCAACAATATCTTCCATACTTTTGCCACTAATGCCTTCCCATAGCAATTCTAAAAGCGCTTTATCTGTATAGTTATATAACTCATCTTCTATATCATCAAGCTGTTCCCTTGTTAAGAATTTTTGATTCAATGTTTCTGTATCAAGGCATTGAAGCAGCATAGCTTTATTTATATCTGCATAATTATTTTTCTTACAAAAACCATGATGCATACAGAAAATAGAATAGCTTTTCAAATATACATTGTAATTTTCAAGCACATGCACAGATTTTGCATCAAATTCTTTATACATCGCTAATATTTCTTTTCTTGAAAAGCTATTACAATCTTTCCCTTTTTGTTGTTCGTATTTATATGTTTTGTTAAACATTCCTGTTAATGAAGTCTCTGCTACAATTCTACTTCTTTTATAATCGTTTATAAATTGTATCTTTACCTCCTCATTATAAAACACATGATCACCCCTTGTGAATTTCTCGTTTCTTTTATTGTACAGTACAAAATTATAATTGTCAAATCTTATTAAATCATATCATCCAAAATGTTTGCAGCTTGCTGTTTTTTGTCTTTAGACATATTTGCATATCTCATAGTAGTAGCAATATTTTTATGATTAAGAACTGACGCACAAAGATAAATATCTCCAGTCTTTTCGTATAAATTAGTTGCACAAGAATGTCTCAACACATGTGGTGTAACATGTTTACTTGTCACATCCTTACTATATTTTTCTAGCATTACCCTAATGCCGTCTCTTGTAATTCTCTTTTTAAAGCTAGAAATAAACAAAGCATCTGTATTTGCCATGCTAAAATACTTTTTTCTATCTTGTAGCCACAATTCTAGTTGCTTCTTTACTCTATCACCAAATAGAATATTGCATGTTTTTCCTCTTTTTTCGATTACCTTAATAGTATTATTTTCAAAATCAATATCACCAATATCAATTTGCGTAATTGCAGATACACGCAAACCAGTAGTTAATCCAAGCATAATAATGGCTAGATCCCTATTTTTCATCTTTTTGCTTGCAAGCTTATCAACATTTTCAAGAATCATTTGCATTTCTCTTTCTGTTAAGTAAGCAACGTCTGGTGTATCTTGCACTTTAGGACGTTCTGTTCTCTCCATTGGATTTTCTTTAATATAATCATTTTCTTTAAGGAACCCAAAAAATGTGTTCAATGCAGACCACTTTGTCGCACGAATACTATCACTTGTATTATAATGCCCATTGATAGTTTCTTTATTCTTCAATGCAGCAAAATATTTATTAATATCCAAAGGTGTTATCTTTTTATAAAAATCATTTGAGATTCTATTTCCATTAAGAAATTCTGCAAACTCCTTCACATATGCGACATATCTCTCAACTGTTGTATAAGATTTAGTTGTACACATATAATAGTAAAATTCAGAAAAAATTTTAGGAAGTCCTTTTAATTTTGCCTGCATCTTATTTGTAGAAACAATTTCCTTCTCCATTCTTCCTGTCATTTTTAACCCTCCTTAATTTTCTTTTTTCTCCATTTAACAAAAGTATATGTTGCCAATGCCCAGATGAAAAGTCTTCCATTCAAAATTGCTGCAATGCCCATAATAAAAACATACCACATCCATCCAATAAGAAGGCAATCTGGCTTCTGCTTGTAGCAATCTTCTCCATCTTCCACCCAATGATAATATTCTTTTTTGTCTTTATATTTTTCATTAATGGGGCCCATAATCTCTCTAGACTTTTGGTCAGTTACATCAATAATATTTTTTATAAATGCTTCGAGTTCAAACATATATGTGCATGCTGAAATATTACTACGAAGAAAACAAGTATTCGATTTTTTATTATATTTAACAAATTTAATTTCAACAATCGGAAAATCTCTAACGCCTACACCTAAAAAATTATTACATTTAAATTTTGATCCAGTGTAATATCTAGTGCCATTATAGTCAAAGTAATCGCACACAACACCGTTATTCATATTAAGAAATTACCTCCTCAATAATATCAATTACTTCACTAAGCAAATCAATAGATTCTTCAAGATGCTCACAACACTCTTCTGCTTTGTTATACCTGTCAGATCCTTGCAAGTTATCAGGCATATTATCTAGGCACTCCTGTTCTTCGTCATAAATGTCTTGAATACGATTATTAAGTTGCTCAATTTCTATGGATATGATTTCTAGTTTTTTTCTGCGTTTATTATTCATAGGAAATACCTCCATTCAAAAATTATAATCATTTATTTGTTATTATAATTATAACGCTATAATTTTGTTTTGTCAAGTATTTTGTTGAGTTTTAATTGCTTTCCATACAGGTGCGGATTTAGTTCCACCAACTCGCTCAACAAAACCAAACATCGAGAGCAAAATCTTCTCGATATCTGTTTCTTTTAGATCCATCTTCCGAGGGCTTTGCGGATAATTGCAAATAAATTCCCCATTATTATTCATTACTTGTTTAATTTGATTTAACGTTTCAAAGAGCATTAGCAAAGAGCTCTGCACATTAAGCACATTAGAGGCGAATACAACATCATACTGTCTATTCAGTGCAAATTTATCAAGTAGTACATCTCCATTACCAACCCATAGATCATATGCTACCACATCAAATCCTTTGCTTAGAAGATATTTTGTACTAGTAGCTCCCTTCCCCGCACCAAAGTCGAGAATTGTTTTACTCTTATCCACATTACTCTCCACCCAACGAGGAACTACTGCACGAATCTTTCCATCCTTAATAACCGAAGCGCCTGCACTCCGACTAGTTGCTTTTGCAATTTTAATTTCCTGAGCTGTCATAACCATGATGTCCTTTCTTTATTTTATGTTTTACCACAACTCTTCTTCATATACTGTAGGGATTGAAACAGCAGTTTTATAATGATCTTTTCCTTCGATATAAAAAATATATTCTATATCTCTGTGCCCCGAACAAACAGAACCGATGCTTGTTACAGAACCAACACCATGTATCTTTTCGTATGCCTCTAAGTATTCAATAATATCTCTAGTACTTGCCGTTTTAGTCATTATTATTCTCCTTTTATAGCTTCAACATTTCATCAAATAATTTTTTTGCTTTACCATTATTATCTACAACTAATGTGCTACCAGCCACTTCACTTAAATATTCAAGATTCACAAGAGCCTTTATTTCGTCAGGATAATCATTAACAATAAATACATCACACCCAAATGTAACTATATTATTTAATATTTCAAACAACACTTTCCCATCAAATTCATATCCATCCACAATGTAATACGTCTTTGGAATCATTCTAATTTTCTTAGAAATCATAATTAATTTTCCTTTCTTAAAACCAACAATCATACTTTTCTGCAATTTTATTTGCTTCTTCGATAGATGCAGCATATCCACAAAATCGTTCGCACCACTTATTTGTTTCTTTTTCTACTTCTTTATAATTGTTTTTAGGATTGTTCTCTTTCCAAGTTTCCCATATAAAAGAACAAATTTTTGCTGTAACAGCATAAGTATCTTCGTTCCAAACCAATACAACAGGAATACCCGTAACTGGACATTGGAAATCACTGCTTGTAAAATTCATATTTTCTTTCCATACCTCCATGTCTTGCCATAGTAAGACTCTCCAGTTTTAATTGCATTTTCGATCTTAATTTTAGCAATCGAAGCTATCTTTTTATTTCCATTTGTCATAGCTCTCGCTGCTGTTTCTATACTTTTATATCTCTTATCCCCGCCCCAAACACAATTATCCTTAATCATATCTTCGTCATATTTATCTGGGATTTCACTTCCCTTTGCTTTATTGCAAATAGCGCACATTGTCTGCAAATTCTCAATTTTATCTTTCCCTCCTTGACTTTTAGGATAGATATGATCCTTTGTCATAAGGACATTATCATCGGAATATAGATTAAAATGTGCTCTATGAATATTTTGGCCAATGCACTGCTCAAGGATATAATGTGTCCCTACTCTACCGCAGCAAACACACTTATATCCTTTTTCAATAAATGTTTTATATCGCAGACTTCTTGTGTACACCTGATATCCTTCAACAACAACATTATTCTTTTTCTTTTCAAGACGATTGCCATCCCAATTACATGAATCTGTCTTAACCAAAGCTTCAACTTCTGCAATAGAAAATGTTTTAATTTTGTTCATTTGTTCGTTCATAAATTAATCTCCTTTCATAGCCATATCTGCTTAGAAAGATTCTCCACTATGATTTGATATTCTGAGTGCTTCATTATCAATTCCCTTTCTCATTCCCAAATCACTTTCTGTTTGAGACAGCCTTCATAAACATCTGGATAGCTTACTTCTTCAATATTAGGCTTGTCTTTCCCTTTAAAATTATTCCAATCGGATCTTCCAAATGTAGTATGACACACAGGGCAACAATAATTTGCCATATCAATCTGATAACTATAAAACAGGTCATCATCAGTCATGTCCATTCCATGAAACCAATTTTTACATTCTGGACACTGCACTGCAATATGCCGAATAGGAAGAGGTTCATATTCAACTCTTACATTAAAATTCATTACTTATGCCTCCAATGTTTCATTTTTATATTTGCGTATTCCACGATCTCACAATATTCTTTATTTGTAATTCTGTCATCAAATGCAGCACGTTCCTCAACGATTTCAGTCAATTCGTCAATATCATTCGCTTTATCAATCAAATTAAAATATTCTTGCATTTATTTTTCATATCCTTTATTTCAATTTTTCATTCACATAAAATTCAGTACCCTTATGATAACACATCTGACATCCAAGACAACTTCTTGCCCCACAATTAACACTCACATTATTCTCTTTAATATATTCTTTGTCATATACAGTAAAGACATGATCAACAAACCAAAATCTTTCCATATTAAGTTTCATTACCTCATTCATCTTTGGGCTGCTAACTACCAAAGAAAGATTATCTGGTTTTTCAATTTTTCTTTCATTAAACACCCTATCACAAATTGCATAATTCTTTGTCCAGAGACCAAATGAGGTATATGGATTTCTATTACAAATGTTTACATAATTAATCAACTGTGTCTCATTTTCAATATCTCCAAATGCCTCAAATCTATAAATCAGATCATTTGTAACAGGGATTTCGTTCCCTTGCAGAATCTTGGTCTTAAGAATATGTCCATTCTCAATCAAATGCTCTTTCAGTGACTTTCGCATCTTCATATAAGTGCTTGCATAACAATGACAGCATACTCCATCTTTATCCTTCTGTCTTGCAAGACAAAATTTATTATTTGCACAGCATGTCCCAATGCTCTTCATCCCATGTAATTTTCCAGAATGATTTGTTTCCCAAACGATTCCGTTCATCATGATATATTCTTCCTTTCTATTATACAATAATTTTATATTCTATCAACATAAAGAGGCATAGATTTCTCTACGCCTCTTTACATTTATTTTATTTAATTTTGCTTACTGCTTCTTCTCTTGTTTTCCCAAAATTCGCTTCCTGAAGAATGCCAAGATAAGGGATGAACACCCAAATGTCATCATTATAATCACACCATTCAAGAACTTTTTCTTTTAGAAGGTCTTCTACAGTTCCAACAAGTCCAAAACACACTTCCTTATCGGCAGTCCATACCTTACGAATTGTACCATCGTAACCACGTTTCTTGAAAAATTTAAGTTCCATTTTTTAAATCCTTTCAGAATTTCAAAGTGTTTTCTGCAATCTCCGAAAGCATATGCGTAAAGTCTTCAACAACTTTACTCAACAGATATACATCTACCCAATCACCTTCAGACGTTGTGATCATATACCATCCGTCGCCCGAGTATTCTTCAATTCCATAAATGTCTCCATAATTGTAGCGCAAATATGTCATCAACATATTAAATTCATTTTCTGAATTTACCTTATACGCAATATGAGTATACAACCCATCATCTCCATAAGGAATGGGGACAGTAAAATGTTTTAGATTAATGCTCTTGAATGTGTTCTCTTCATATACCATACAGTCGCTATAGTTTGTAAATTCTTTTCCGTCAAGTGCCTGATATACAATGGTTTCCTTTTTAATTTTTTCCATTTACTTTGTCTCCTTATCCATTTTAAATCCATCAAAGTTGTCAATTTTATCATAAATATATGACCATCCTGATTCAATCATATAGTCTGTAAACCAATGATCGTCACACATCTCTCTCAATTTTGCAATATTTTCTTCCGTTGCTGGATAGTCATGAAGTTCAAGTGCATTTGCAAGGTCATCTTCGTTCCAACGAACTGTACCAAACCATTCATCTTTCATTTATTTATCATCCTCTTAAAATTACATTTTGAATTTACTGCCTTACTGCTGTAATATTAATATCGTTTTTCTTTGCTTTATACTTTCTGCTTGCCTTTGTTTTTGCTTTGTCCCATGCTTCGTCAAGACCATTTGCCTTTACTTTAATATCTTCTCTAAACATAGGCTCATAACAGTTACAAGTCAGAATAAATTCTTTCATAATTAAATCCTCCGCTTAATCGTCTCCATCACTATCATCCATCTGGTTCCCGTTGTACCACTCTCTCAAATAGCTAATATCGGTACAATCAACCTCCCAAGTGCCATCCATAAATGTTCCATCATCAGGAATTGGGATAATACCTGCATCATCTTTTGCGATTTCAATTGCCTCATCGAGTGTGTTCGCTTCCACATTTACCGTTCCCATCATTGTCCAGCACACAGGGATCTTCCAAGTTTTCATTTACTCGTCCTCCTCAAGAATCCAGTCATATCCAAGCCATTTAATTTCATCATCAGAAAAACCGATCGCATACACATCTCTACGAGCAATTTCAAGCTCTACATTTCCATTGTCTGTACAACAATCAATCGCATTTTGAAGCAATTCCATGGCTCTTCTATATGTGATATATCCAGAATTATTTGTCTTGTCTGGAATGATTTCATTTCCATCCTCGTCTTCATCGCCTTCAACCCACCAAGACTCCCACATATTATAGGTCTCACTTAGACGTTCCATCATAAACTCTTCACAGCAAGAATCTTCAACATATGCTCTATAATCAGGATCTTCAATTTCTTCTGTACTATGCCATTCATAATAATATCCATCCAGCATATCAAGAATCTCTTTTTCGAGATATTTATATGCATCATCCCATTTAATGCACAATTCTCTTTCAAAACAATTTACAAAATATCTTGTAATCATATTATTTGCTCCTTTCACTTTTAATAAAAGCTTTCTTTGCTTCTACATCCAACAGTTCACCACATGGCTTATATGGATCGTGTTTAATGCACTCAACATCTTTAAGCATTAGTTCAAACGATTCGCTGTGGCTTTTCCCTTGCTTCATCCAGAAGTTGTAACACTCTTGCGAGAATTGATTTAATATTTCCATTGTGTTTTCTTTACTCAACATTTATTAATCTCCTTTCTATTTTATAAAAGGGGCTTTGTTCAAGCCCCTTTAAGAATAATTTTGTATTGTTTACCAGCTACTCACGTAATAAATAGCTTGCGTTTCAAAGTCAGTGGTGGCAAGAACATTTTCAAGAATCTTAATGGAGTCAACAATGTCATTTACATAATACTCATCGTAATCACACCCTCCGAAAAAGAATCCAGCACGACAAGGAAGCAACTCCTCTGCGATACTTGAGTCAATCACCACTTTACCATCTTCATAAATTGGCTCCCAACCATTAGGAGTTCCCTTATCTCCATTGTGCACCTTCCCATACGTCATTGTGCAAGAATCGAGCACTGTTTTACAGACACCGAGAAGGTTTTCAAGAATCTCCTTTGTGCACTCATGATAATCACAATCATCGTCTCCGTCTTGCACGTTGGTTACAAACCAATTATGAATCTGATTTGCTTTCCTCCAATAGCCAACCTGATCCATAATTCTGTTATATCCATATTTATGCTCTGCGTCCCAAGCAGAATAACGTTTCTTGTAGAAAGGTTTATAAAATTCAATTACATCCTTACTCGGAAGCTCGCTTTCATCAATATTGCACCATTCCTTAAGTGTGCAGTCTGCATATTTACTTCCTTCTTTCTTTGCTTTCATCCAATCAAAATAATTTTCAATTGCACTTACCTCGCTTGCCGTAGCATTCTTGTAACGAGGCATTCTGTTAAGATACATATCAAGTCCCAATTTTAAATCCTCCTTTTATCTTGCATTATTAATTGCAATGCTATTTCCTGTCGCCAAGTCTTTTACATATACGGAGCATCCTCCGTAAATCCCGTAACAGTAATAGAAATTTGCAATTTCCTTTTTGATTACAAAACCATCATTGTCATGTGATTCAAGATAGATTGTATAATCGTTATTGTTTCCAATTCCATTTGCATGATAGCAATTCGAGAATTTGAACCCCGCCTTCTCAACTTCTTTTTTAAAGTTGATAATCAAATCACACGCTCTGTGGTCGCAATAATTGTAACTCTTAAAAATTTGTTCATTTGTCTTAATGTGTTTTTTAAATAGTTCATTAATAACAGATATACACTCACTTTGTTTCATATTTAATTCCTCCTTAATACTCTGTTTCTCTTTCATTCATTAGCCAACCAACACCCTTACTGTGATGCTCGTCAAACCAATACCAGATTTCTTCTCTGTGAGTTCCCTTACTCCAACCGTGCCAATCAGCATCAAGACATTCGTCCTCGTCGATAGGCACATCTTCAAGCTCGTCCCATAGCTTTTCAATCTCTATGTCTGTCATTTTCATTTTTAAATCCTCCTTTAATTTTGTATCGTTTTAAATACATCCACCACAACATCCCCACTCAACATTATCATTAAACACTTGATCAATTTCTGCTGCATATTTGCGGAACTGTTCTGGAATTCTCTCTACATCAATTTGCCATTCATCTTGCCATGCTCCCTCATAATTTGGCATTAGACCGCCACCGCTGCTCCAAAACGGTCTGTATGTCGGTTTATCTTTAGAGTTGAAGCCATAACCAAATGTAATTTCCTTTCCGTCAATCTCAAGTGTAAGCACACCGCTACACAGATTGGGATAGCTCCCAGTGTAAGAAACAAAATTTACATGTTTAGTTTCATTATTGTTACGATTAATCAACATTTTACTTTTCCTTTCTTTTAAGTTCCGCAATATATCTTTTGGCTTCCTGCAAATCCGCAATTAGTTTATCAATCCAGTACTCAGAAAACATATCTTCATATTTCTTTGTATCGCCGCAATCATACTGCTTAAATGCAATAGTTCCATCATCTTCTGAACCAAGAGCAACTCCGTAGTAATTATCTCCATATTTAATCACCTTTACTGGGATAACGCCATCACCAGCGGACATAAAGATAATGTCATGCTCATTTCTCAACTGCTTTAGAGTTTTTTTATCCCAGCACTGGTCTTCTGCCGAAATATACAGCTTTCCCTCAAAATCGTTGTTTTTACAATAATCAACATACCTAATCATTTTATTCTCCTTTCAGCATCTGTTCAATCAGTTCCATTGCCTGATCGTCTTCCAGATAGAAACCGTCGCTTCCAATCTGTGCCTGAAGATTACATACCAACTGCATAAATCTCCAATCGGGAACCATGTGCCAGTATGCCTTAAGTATCTCACAGAACTTGTCAATTCTCTTTGAGTCTCTCATTTTTGTTAGTTCCTTTCTTGTAAGGGCTGGAGCATTAAGCTCCAACCCCAACCTTTGCGTTAATCAGCTTGACGAACTCGTCCATCCATGCATGACCGTCCATGATTTTTCCCCATCGGTTCTCTTCATAGTTCGCAGTGTTTCTGTTCGGGGCGCTATGCCCGATCATATCACTCATCGCATTCACAGCGCCCCATGCAGTTCCTTTGAATTTAGCAATGTCAGGCATAAAGTAGCAGACAGAATAGTTATCCTTTACTTTCTGAATATTTGCTTTCTTACGATCAGAATCATTGTCCGTTACAGGGAACATCTGATCGAGGATTTCATTGATTTGTTCAAAATCAAGTTTAATATTCGCAAGTCTATCTGCCTCTTCGTCAAGTGCATCCATATAAAGATTTGCCATACCAAGGCAATGTCTCGCTTCTGCAAGCTTTTCGTCGAGATTTCCAACATGCTTTGTGCTCCAAGAACGCTGAGCAGCGCTAAGTGCAAGTGAGAGAGTATTATTGCAAACGACTCGAATCGGAGTCATGCAAATCTTGATTGCTCCAGTTCCGTCATGAGAATTAGAAAACACCATATAAGGCTCCACATCGTCATCAAGCACTTTCTTAGTCGGCATCTTCGCAAGCAGCCAAACTCTTTTGCCTCCGTTGAGAGAACCTGCGGTTTCATAGCGAACAATTCCATCTTCCGTTTCACCAACAATTGCATCAGTGAAGGAAAATGCATCTGCATTCTGCACAATCTTATATCTATTCGTCACAATGCCAAGCACAGTTTTATCATCACTTCTGATGTTTGCCTTGTAGTTCTCAATTTCCGTTCCATCATCCATAAAGACAGGGGTCTGTTCAACAGTCCAATCAAGTCCTGCCAGCTTGAGCGCTTCTGCACTGTTGGGAGCATCCGCAAGGATTTTACATCTCTCCTGTGTCTCCATATAATGCCAAGGTTTCTCGCGTACACTAAACATGCTATCATTCATTTCAATACAATGAGCCATAATTTTTATCTCCTTTAACAAAATACATATTGATTCTTGCTTTTCTTTCTTTTCTTTTTTTCTTTTTTGCCGCACGCTGTTTCCAAACAGGATGGTCTGGGTACATTTCAAAACAATCACATTGTTTTTGCAAGCATCTTTTTCGTTCTACTTGATTCCATGTCGCTCCCTTGTCATGAAAATGGCAGTAACCACACACATTGTCGCTTTCTGACCCATACAAGCATTCCATAATTGCCTCCTTTCGCATTTCGCAATAATTTTGTATTGTATAAGACAAGGGACAAAAATCCCTCGTTCTTACATTGTTGCATTTCTTTTCAATCTCTTGATATCATGGTCATGTTTATCTACGGTTGCCTTAACAATGCCCATATCAAGAATAGCCTCCTCTAAGTCTTCAACTTTTTCTTCAAGTGTATCGAATCTTTTGTCCATTGCGTCGAATCTCTTATCAATAGCATCAAATCTCTCATCTATTGCCTCGAATTTCTTATTCACTTCTGCAAATTTTTGATTCATGCTATCTTCTAATGCGTTCATTCCACGCATTATCGCGTCTACCACTTCTTGCAATTCTTTGTTTTCCATTTATACCAACTCCCTTTACTTTATTCTTATTATATCACCTCTGTCTTAAAATTCAATAGGTTACAATTTACAAATCCTTTTACGAAATACGTACAAGTCCACCAAATCTGTCTTGTACTGCAATGCTACCAAACTCGCTGAAATAATCAACTGTTGTATTCCATACATAGGCAAGCACATATCCATCACTAATATCTGCATTGTCCATATCCCACTCTTCATCATAATCAGACACATACAAGAAATTGTACATATCCATTTCCATTGTAGGAGTATGAATTACATGATACACAAGTGCATTATGTTCCTTTTCAAACTCCTGTACCTTTGCTGTGAGTTCTTTGTTACTGCTAAATTCGTACAAGCCTCCTGTCGGCTCAGTAAGCTGCACTTTATCTCTGTTTTTAAATGCCTTAATGCATGGAGCAAAGAGTCCGAGTGCTTCCATGCGTTTAATTGCCTCTGCTTTTTTGATTTCTTTTGATACGTTCATATTTATTCCTCCTTTTTATATTCTAAAATAACAACTACATATTTGTTTCCGTTTTAATTTCTTTTACATTGAAACCGTTATGACAATTTAGATTTTTACCAGCGTGTCGGCAAGCTGGATAGCAATACCTACAATTGTTAAAATGAGAACAATAATGCCGTCTTTCCTGTCGTCATCTCCGAATAGCATTACACAAGCATTGATGATAAGCAAAATAACAATCATTTGTTTATCTCCCTTTTTTATTAATAATATTTGTATGCATCTTTGTCAACACTTACGTCAATGACATCTCCATATGTGATGTAAGGATTTGCCATCAAAAATCTGCCAATTGCTTCTTCCATTGAGTATGCATATGTGTCGTACCACTCTGTGTTTCCGTTAGTGTTAACGTACTCGATAAGATAATAGCCATAATTGTATTCTGGCTCATCACGAGTATTGCCTTCAAAATATTTGTCAATGTCAAACAGAGAATCATATCGCACAGGTACTTCTACATAATCGAATTTGTCATTTTCCGTTGTGCGCTCAAGGATTTTACATGCCTCCTTAATGCTTCTTTCCATTTCAGAAAGAATGACGTATTCATTTTTTGTATGTGCTGCGTAATAGCCACAAGAAAGATTCACTGCCGCACAACCAAGAGCGGGAGCAATTTCACAGATATCAGAATAAGATCCATACGCTGTTTTATAAAATTCCTTGGTAATAAAGTCCTCAAACTCATCGTTTGCACAGGAATAAAACACTGCATCATTTGCGTTAGCACGATCAAATTCAATGATGTAATTGAACTCAAGATTTCTTGCCAGCTCAGAGTCTGCAAACTTACTTGAGCCTACGCAACCAACCTCTTCGTCCTCGCAGAACAGAACAGAGCAGTTAAACTTTTCAAGAATCTTGAAAATCATGTAAACGCCACATCTATCGTCGCCTCCGATTCCGTTAGGGCTTGAAACTCTATTGTTCTTTTTGCTATACATGAACATATTAGGCAGCTTTTCATGCACAGTGTCAAGATGTGCAACCAACAGCACAGGGAATTTCCCTTGTGCATATACATATCCATCTCTATTAAGGATTGTTCCATGAGTCTTTTGCAACCTCTGTCTCACATGATTCTTTAGACTTGCTTGAGACATCTTGCAAATTTTTTCAAATTCTTTATTCATAATTTATTTTACCTCCATTAAATCGCTTCGTCAACTTCTGTTTCATTCTCAAGAATTTCTCTCAGACAATCTTCACAGTACATTTTGCCTTTGTGCTCTCTCAAATTATTGTCTCTGAAGTATTCTCCACACTCTTCACAAGAGCTATAAAATCCATCACGGCAATCGTCACACACATAATCACCTTGAGACTCAATATAAGTCATACACTCTCTTGGATGATATTGTCCGCATTCCGCGCAATACTCGTAGTATTCGTCTCTGCAATCTTCACAGACACAAATTTCATAGCCTCTTGAATTGTGAACATATGTCCCTTCGCCAACGTAATACTCTCCACAGTCATCGCAATAGAAAACACAATCTCTACAATAAGGCTCTCCGTCAATATAGATTGCATCATCTTCATCGACATATTCGCCGCATGCAGCACATTTAACTCCGTTATGGCAGCAAGAAATATTATCTTCGCAATCATGCTCATAACCACATTCAATGCAAATTGGTGCATGTCCAACAGTAATGCAATTATCGTTGTCGTTTCCTTTAGGGCGGCTAAGAGTGCAATTTTCAAAGTTGTCGTAATCTCTATAATGAGTGCCTTCAGACGCAATATATTTACCTGCTTCGTTAGTTCCCTTGCTTACAGTCCAGAAGTTCGGGAAATCAAAAATTTCAGACATGATTTTCTGAACAATTGCTCTGAAAGCGGTGTAGCCGGTGCTGCATCCATCATTGTCTTGCGGATAAAGTCTGCCCTGAATCAGTTTGCCTTCTCCCCAGTGATACATTTGGCGATTAATCTTCGGCTCGTGCCAGAAATCGTTTCCATCATAAGATGCATCCACAGTGTAAAACACCATAGAAGGAGAATCGAGCATGTAACTAATAGTACCAGAAGAATACATTCCTTGATAACTATTAGGCATGTTTCTTTTGTTTTGCTTATCAATTGTATGACAGCTTGCCCAGCTATTGCCAAAGCTCATTGTGAGATAATCAAGAGGATTCACAGAAAGAATAGTATGTCTTGTAATCTTGAGCGGATTGAGCGCGTCAGCATACTTTGCAAATTCCCTATTGTACTCAGGATGCTTGCCAACACCAATATAAGCAAGAAGCTTATTGATAACACGACTTGTCTTCTGCCCGTCATGTGCATGAACTTCAGGACAAATTTTGTTTAGCTCATCAGCAAGTTCGCTATCAATATACTGAGAAGTATAGACTGGAATTTTAATCAAGAAATTAAAAATCTCTGTTGGGTATTTCTGTCCATACAGTGAAGTTTCTTTCTTCATGTTTTCGGGCATAAAATTATTTCCTTTTACATATTTGATAACATCATCATCAATCACCCATGACTTGAATCTCTCCAATGCATTACGATCAGTTACACGTTCAGAATCATGGCTGAATACAATCATGAATTTGCCTTCCAGATAATTCGGATGCTTTTTAAAGGCGGTAATCAGGTCTTTCTTGTTGTTTGCCCATGTGTCAATGATTTTGTTCAGTGCTCTGTCCGTATATTCATAGTCATATTCATCAAGCAAGTTTTTCATCTGGTCAAGAAGAGTTTCTCTTTCTTCTTCAGTAATGATATTACTCACATCCATTTTGATTTCTCCTTCCTTTTCATCAAACAAATCAAAGTATTGTGCACCTACCCAAAAGCCTTCGCCGTTTCTTCCTTTAACAAAAATGTTGTCGTCAGTATATTTACTAATCTCTACAACACGCCCTCTCCAGCCGTTTGTTGTGATGCTATAAGGGGCACCGCGCTGTGCAATTACTCTATCACCAATTTTGAATTTCATTTTCTATTTCCTCCTTTATCCGACCAATGCACTGTAGCATCTGTCAAATCTTTCTTTATAGCTATTAAGCTCTTCCTGAAGCTCTCTGTTTTTGAACTGAAGCATGGTTTTTTCCGTTTCAAGCTCGTCATTTCTCATCATGGCTGCATCGTAATCTTCTCTTGACACACCGTTCCGTTTCATTTCAATGATACTTGCGGAAATAGCGGCTACATTATAGCCCATTTCAGAAATGTAACAGAACTGCTTTCCATTGCCTGTGTGATTGTGTGGAGCTCCACCACAAGTTTTCTGTCTTCCAGCAATCTGATTAGTAAGAGACGCATAACCAATGCCATAATAATTGGCTGCCTCTCGCGCCGACTTGAACACTTCTCCAGTCGTAATACACATGACCGCCTTCCCTTTGTGGATGTCTTTGTTTTCAGGGTCGATGTCATATTTTGCGCGGCTGACAATAACGTTTCTTTTCATGATGTGAGCTCCCTTTCTGCCTTATAAGGCTACAATTTTGTGTTGTTTATGTTATATTAAATGATTCCGTTGTTTTCAAGCTCTCTTTTTGCTTCTGCATAAGTGTCTGCTGTGCAATAAAAGCTACCATTCACGAATACTGAATAGTAGCCTTTGGTGGGGATTATTTCAATTTTCATTTACCTTACCTCACCCTTACACAAAGTTCGTTATCATAGAAGCCGAAGGAAATGACCTCACGATGCTCGAAGTCGTAGAGCCTCGGATTCCAGATGTCTCCCTTATAGATGCAGTTCAGATTGTTGTTGTTGATGCAGATAGCTTTGGCACCATCATACAGAACCAGAAGATCTTTGAGTTTCATTTGCCTTACTCCTCTGGATAAAGTTCTTCATCGAGCAGAATGTAGCCCAATGCCCGGAGAACAACGGATGCTTCATCTGGTTCAATTCCGTTGTCAATCAAGCACTGTTCTGCCTTGGAACGGTTGGTCTCGATACGGTTTCTCATGTCGCTAACTGCATTGTTCCAACCACAGGTGTAGTCCATAGAAGGTGACTGGGACATAACAAGTTTATTCATTTCGCTTCCTCCTTGTTTTCCAAAATTACATACAGAGCATGAGTTCTTTTTGGAAATGTGAACTTTTCAACTTTCGCCTCCCTATGTTCTGGACGGATATATCTTGTATTGCCAACGGCTTTATCGCCAAGACATTTTCCGTTTTGCCAAAGCACAATTCTGTCGATGTCTGTGCCAAGTTCGTAGAACATATTGAGAAATTCGATTAAGTTCATTTTCCTTAAACCTCCTAAAATTTCTCCATCCTAATTACGACTTCTACTGTGGAGGAGTCCCCTTGCTCAAGTATGTACATCACATCTATCACTTTATACAGTTTACCGTTTGTCCTTACTTTTTCTCCCTGTCTGGGAATATACTTCATCGTTCCGTGGACAAGGGCATTGTTGCCAACATAGAAATAAACACTAAACATTTGTTTTAAACCTCCATTTGTTCTATGATGTTGAGTTGCTTAAAGATACACTCCAAATCTGCATTTGGATATATGTCTTTATACCAATATACAGCACCTTTCTGCAAGTAATAGGTCAAGGCACAGTTGATTAACTGCGCCTCGTCCTTATTGATATTGAGTTCCATTACTGAATTTCCCTCATCTTTTCCATTTGCTCCTCCGTAAAGATACGGCGAAGCCCTGCATATTCCTCACCACAAGCAAGGAAAGTTTCTCTTGCAGAGATGCTGTCTGTGCTACAACCGAACTCAGAACAAAAATCGCTAAAGCTGTCGTAGCTATATTTCTCTACGCAAGAAAGAATGTCATACTCGGTTGGAATTGCGTTTGCCTTGAGTTTTTTGAGTTCACGCAACACATTGGTTCTTTCGTGCATCCTAAGCACATCATAATGTGCCTTGTATTTCTTACACGCAAGGTCATCAGCAGTCATTTCGCCTACCTCTGTATTATGCAGGCTGTCCCAGAAGTAGCTTGTGTATTTGCCTTTAGGAGTGGTGATGGTAAACAGATATTTGTTATGCGGCTTAGTTTCGCTCAACCAGTGAGGTGGAACCTCTTTCCCAATAAATCTGATTTCCATTGTGGCGTTACAGTCAATCAAAAACTGTTTTGCTTGGACTTCATATTCAGTCATTTACAAAACCTCCATTTCTTTTAATACCGCTTTTGCGGCAGTAGTGATGTGGTCATCGTGACAGTTGTACTTATCGTACCAGTCACAAACAGTTTCGCTTGGGATAGTTGCATGAATGCAGTCCCATGCAAGTCTTGTGCCGAAGTCTTTATAGTTGCCAGTTGCCTTGAGCTTTTCAGCATATTCAGGCAAGTTAGTGATCTTGTTGAAGCTCTCCCTTATGAAAGGGATTTCACTTTTGAGTTTCATTTATTTCCCTCCTTTATTCTTTTGGCAAAGCCCTTAATGATACCCACGATAGATTCCAATCGTGGGCATGATAAAGGTTTCGCTTATTCAGTTCTCCATTCACCAACGAGATTTCCGTTGCTGTCAAAGAGGCAACCATTTCGATATCCGCATGTGATTTTTGCCGGGATTGTGCGCAAGATTTTTTCAAGTTCGTTTGCGAGTGCATAGTTGTCCATGAATGCATCTTTGCTTTCGCTTTTGAATGTATCATTACTGGTGTAGATCTTTACTTCAAACATGATTTACTCTCCCTTCCTTTCCATTTCTACTGCAATATGTGACATTGCAATTGCGTTGGACAGTGAAATGATGATGCCGACAATTGCGAAAAATGGAGTGATTGTTGCACATCTCCATGCAAGCACCAATGTAAGAAACACCGCAACACTTAATGCCGCGATGCACATGCACACGTTTTTCATTTGCCTTTTTCCTTTCTTTTACTTGTCGAGCCAATTAGCAATCAAACTATGGCAGACATTATCCATCTGAATTTCGTTTGTGCAGCGTTTCAATTTTGCCTTTGTGCGTTCCGTAATAGGAACACCAAAATCTTCGAGCAGTTTCAGTTTCTCTTTGTAATAGGCTTTTATTATTTGAAACTCCTTTCTCTTGATGTATGCAAAGCCCATAATAATACCCGCGAGCTTTCGCTCGTGGGCATTGGTTATATGTTTCGCTTATCGGAACATCTCAATTCCGTACTTTTCTTTGTAAGTCCATCCCATAGAAGTCAGGAGCTTGGACATTTCGCTTGTGGACACGCACTGGAACTCTCCCTTGATGGGCAGCGGATTGATGGGACACTTGATGCGGCAGATACACTTTCCATTCTCATAACGAACGAGAAGAATGAGCTGGATTTCCCTTTCCGTTGCATACAAAGCTTCCATTTTCTTGTACTTGTCAGAGTATTCCATGTTTGCACCCTGCGCATACTTGTACCCGTTGACATCAAACCACTTGAGCAGATTGTCTCGCTTGGTGAAGATGAAAGCCTTGTGATAGGCAGGCTTTTCGTTTGCCTTTTCATCTGCCTTGAGCAGAGTCAGAAGAGCATCAGAATGAAGATAACTTTCGCAGTCATCTGTGCCCATATAAGGACAATCTTCACAACAACCATTGCTGCTGCGACACACCTCCAGAGCTTTCATGATATTTGCCTTATCCATGGTCATTTTCCTTTCTAAATGGAATTTTATGTTTCGCGTATGATATCTCATAGCAAGGCTCGATTGGGAAGCAGGGCACTTGTTAGTCAGTCCCGCTTTTCGCTGTAGCTTCTCCTTTACGCTCAACTAACACGGTTTTCGGTGGACTTTCGCCCCCCTTGCTATGAGATTGAAATGACTTGCTTTCGCTCGTCTGGAATGGGACTTTTTTGGATAAATCCCCTAGAACCATCTTGTGGGCAATAATCTTAATCAAAAAACACTCGCAAGTGCTCACTTCTAGCATTTTGCCCATAAAGTGAATATGTTTGTTGCACATATTCAAGCCCTAAGAGTCTAAGCCACTCTCACTCTTTGCTGACTGCAATAAGCCCGCAGTCGTTGCTCTGTTGATATTCTTCCACCGTCAACAGTCGGAGACGTGGTGCTTTATGGATTGTTAGGATACGCATGACGTACCCATGTCAATGCTCACTTGGTGTAGATATGCTCATCCCCATCGAAAGAGATAGTATATTCAACACCATTATCTTCTACCAGTTCGGCAGACTTGATTGTTTGCAGTCTGACATACTTGCCATATGCCACAAACAAAGCACATATCACCACAAGAGCGAGTATGCGCATGATGTTTTTTTTCATAACATTGTACCTCCTACTCTTCTTGTTCGGACTAATGCGGCAACTTGGTTCAGTGTGTTCACACTTATCCACTCACGCCACGTGGAGGCGTTGCCATGTGAGCGTGGGGACTTTATCGCGTCCCCATACGATAATTTTGTACTGCTGGAATTAAGCGGCAGCAGCGGCTTTCTTCTCAGTCTTGCGCTTCTCAGCAGTCTTGGCGCGGCGCGCCTTACGACGCTCTTCTTTCTCAGCCTCCAGCTCTTCCCATGTCTTGGCATTCTGCTCTGCCACGACAGCGCCCATAGCCTGCTCAATCTTAGAGCGGAAAGCGTTGAATGTCACACGAGTATATACAGTCGTGCAAGAGTCCTCCAGCTTCTTGAGCTCTGTGAGCTTAATCTTTGCCGCCTCATACTTTGCGGTCAAGTCTGCTACATATTCCTCGCTCATGCCGTCATTGACCTCTTTGAGCTGGTTACGATAGTTCTTGACGATGCTGTCCTGCTTGAGGGCTTCCCCGGCGAGCGGCTTCTTGGCTGCGATGACACACCCTGCGAGCACGTCAAGCATAGCCTGATTCTTGCATACGGCGTGCCCGTTGACTTCACCGATGCAGTCAAGCATCATCTGAATCGCTTGCATGGCGTTGCTGGTGAGCTTAGAGTCCACGTGTGCAGACTCACCCTCATGCGCCACATTGTGACGAGCGGCGGCGTAGCGATAGAGCGCCTCATACGCGATAGTCTCTGCGAACTTCCAGCTTGAGAACTCGTCAACACCTACGAGTTCGGCAGAGAGCTTCGCCTTGCTGGAATTGGATACGGTCATGTTGTCCATGAGCGCGATAGCGATAGTTTTCTTCATAATAAACCTCCTAATTTGTGGTAAGTCACAACCTGTTATTTTTGTAGCTATGTGCTACTATCTAAGAATAATCTATTGATAGTTATCCCCACATAGTAGCACACAATACAATGTATTATGTGCTATTGGTGTATAATATGTATATTGTCACTAATATTTATACAATACCCGTTCATGCTGTCACCATGAACATATACATATCAATCTATCACAATATAGTCAGATATCACCTATATTTATAGATAACTGTCCACATATCGCTATCGCCTCACTATTATATAATATCCTAATAGTCCTACTTTAGCCCCATGTGCGGGATATTACTTGTCATGTGGGAACATTGTTAGCCTATTCTCCTAATAATAGGTAACTAATGATTATGCTCATATGTGCATAGTAAGCCCATTTCACACAACGCCGTTTCGGCTTGACTCGCCTTTTTGTGGCAGGTTATGAAATTTTCAAGGATCAAATCGCAATGGGAATTTCTGACTTTTTCAAGTCTTTACAAAACGGCAGTTTTTTGTGTATCGCCCTTTTTCAGAAATAACTTTTTCAAGCTATTTACTATCGATTTATTGACCGCTTGTTTTGTTTTTGTGTGTTCCTCTTTGCACTCTTAGAATACTACTACACAAGCAAAAAATCAACAAAATAGATATTTTGCATATTTCCTAAAAATATACCATATCTAGTGCAGTGGGGCTACTTAAAACTACTAGATATAGTGTTTTTTGCCCGAAGACTATAGGGTGATCATCCTATACACTGACTCGAAAATGGCCCTAAAATGACCTTAAATTTATCATATTTTCCACTACATTTCACATGTGTTTGCCACATCATAACTCGCCACATAAACCACACAAATACCGCACAAGTACTACGCATTTATTCCACTTCTATCTAAAACTGCCTTAATTATCCTCGCAAATAAAAGCCAACGTAACATTTTCGCAAAACATATTTAACATCTGTTAATTATCTCCATCACTAATTTAAGCAAGCTACTCGCATGTGAACAGTGAATTATTTCTGCTTAACAATTACTTAATAAATAGCACTTTTTGCAATAATTTTGCAGTAACATTGTAATAAATGCACTATCGCCTTATAATATGTGTACTTCGAGTACTATATTAAGGACTATGTAGCCATATAAGCGTTACTCCATCCTCACAGTCCATTTTCGCCTCAAAAATCCCATATAAATGCCCACTTTCGGAGCATAAAACTATTTACTTATGTAGTTTTACTCTATTAGCATCACAATCTCTAAAATCATGCATATATACCACATTTTTAACCCTTAAAATTGACAGTCTATAAATGGAGAATTGTTGGCAGGCAGCTTTGCACAGTTATATAGACGTTTAACAGCAGGTGGGCTAAAAAACGTATATCAACTATGTAAATATATAATATATAATATTAATAATATAAATATATATAAATATAATCATTCTCCCTACTATAAAACTCAAAATGTATGCATATTGTTGTTAAGCGATCTTTGGTAAGGGGGTGTGGGGGATACCTTTCCATCGCAGGTGGCGAGCTATGCTTGCATAGCGAGGCAGATGGTGGGGAAAGGTAATCTTCCCCACTATAGTGTTATGTTTCTAAAGCGGATATATAGCACGTTATATATAATTTATAATATATAATACTATCTATTATTAAATATTATATATTCTGTATAATATATATAATATATACAGCATCTCTCCATTGCACTGTATCCACCGCTGCGCGGCGGAGCCTGTATTCCGTGCTATGCGTCGCTTCGCTCCTACCGCACGGTTGGCTTTTGCTAACTTCGCTACGCTCGTTAGACAAAATCCAGTATTAGAATATGCACTCTTTCTCTTGTTGATTGCAGGTATTGACAAACTGGTTGTCTTATGATATATTAGCCACAGTACAAAATTATAGTATATATAATATATAATATAATATATATAATATATATAATACGTTACGTTGCTGTTTCAGCGCATTTTGATTTTGTACAAGTTTTTATACCCTTTCTATTAAAAAGGGTAGGTGGTTAAATACATGTAGAATACATTGATGGCTGTTACGGTTTGTACAAAACGATGCGAAGCATCGGGTGGTGCCCCGAAAAAATCTAACAAATGTAAAATGCATGTGAATAAAGCATTGACTATTTTTTAAAAAAGTACAAGTTTTTCAAAAAATACATGTACAAGTAACAATCAAACACAAGTAAAAAGACACAAGGAGGTAAATCTATGGAAGTCAAGATTGTAGATGCCCTGCCGGGGGCAGGAAAAACTAGTGCAGCAATTAATTATATTAACAGCACACTGGATGATATAAGAATTTTATACATTACACCATTCTTAGATGAAGTACAAAGAATTATTAATTCTTGTCCAGAGAAAAAATTTAAACAACCAGAAATGCACGGATCAAAACTAAATGATATCAAGCAGCTATTTAATAAGGGTTATAACATTGTGTCAACACATGCACTATTTTTAAAATTTGATCAAGAGATTATTGACATTGCACGGAGCTATGGGTATGTACTTATTATGGATGAAGTTGCGGACGTTGTTCAGGAATTAGATATTTCAAAAGATGACCTAGATACGCTACTAGAGAAATATGTTGAAATTGTAGACGGACATATGCTTCATTGGACAGCAGAAACATATAAAGGGGAATTTGAAAAATACAAAAAGCTTTGTGAGCTTAACATGGTGGCTATATATGGAGATTGTGTTCTATTGTGGCTATTTCCTATTGAAGCATTTAAAGCATTTGATGATATTTATATTTTAACTTATATGTTTGATGCGCAAATACAAAGATATTACTATGATTATCATAATGTTGAATATAAATATATTTATGTTGCCGGAGATTCTTTGGATACATATCGCTTTACAAACAAAGAAGTATTTTATTCTATTCCAGAATATAAAGATTTAATTCATATTGTTGATGATGATAAGCTTAATAGAATTGGATTTGCGGATAATTCATTATCTAAAGCGTGGTACTTCAGAAATAGAAATAATGATTGCATGAAACAAATTAAAAATAATCTTAACACTTTCTTCCGTAGAAGAATGAGCACCCCATCAAAAGCTAATCTATGGACAACATTTTCTGATTATGAGAATAAGTTAAGTGGTGCAGGATATTCACGTGGTTTTCTAGCATGTAACGCAAGAGCAGTTAATACTTATAGAGAATGTTATGCAGTTGCTTATTTGGTTAATAGATTTTTTAATCCAACTCTAAAGAATTTCTTTACGCAAAGTGGAGTGCGCGTGGAGGAAGATGCCTATGCTCTATCAGAACTAATCCAATGGATTTTTAGATCTGCAATTCGTGATGGAAAAGAAATTTGGCTCTATATTCCTAGCAAGCGCATGCGAAACCTACTTATTGACTGGATTGGCGGGGATAAACCAGAAGATTTAAAACTTGGGAAGAAGATGATTGAAAATTAAAACTGACAGTAAGAAAACAATAAAATCATATAAACATTCAAATGGAAGTGAAAAATATTATAACAAGTTGTTAACTCTTGGGGCACAAGAACTTGATAAAAAGGCAGGGGTTTATGGCATATGTATTAATGGAGTTACAATTTATGTAGGGCAAAGTTTAAATTTACTAAGAAGGCTTGCAGATCATTTATATTGGATATGCAAGTGGAATGATGAAAACAATCCAAATACACAATTATATTTATTGCTACGTCAAGCTTTGCAAAATGATTGTTTAATTACTTTTGTGGTTTTTGTACATATTTCGGATGATTTTAGCTTTAAAATGAAGCAAGAGAAGTTAAATATATATGAATCAGAAATTATAAAAGGAAAACTTCCAATTGCAAATAAAAAAATTCCTGATGTGTTTGACAAGAATGAAAATATGCAAATTTTACACGTTGATGAGGACAATGTTAACAAATTTTTCTCTAATGGGTTTTGTGAATGCAGACAATTTCTAGATAAAGATTTAAGAAAAGAGTATTTTTATATTTATAATGAGCACTTTGACGAGAAATTAAAAACAATTAAATCATCAATAAATATTACAACAGAATTAGTGTATTTAGAAGAGAACGTGGAATGTCCTTACATAGAACCTATAAAAGATGTAGTGAAAGATAGTAATTACGCCTTTTATTGTGATTTTTCATGGATGTTTTTTAAATATGGAGAAAAATTACTTCCAAATATAAAAAAGAGTCACTTAGTAAGGCTCATTTATTTAGCAACTTTAGTTGATTATAATGGTAGACTGCCGCCAACAAACATTATTAAATCAAAATTAAAATTGTCTAGCAAATATTGGTCAGAATTTTTAAGAAGCATGATGGACAATGATGTTGTTTTTGAAGACAAACTTGAAAAATGCTTATGTTTAAATAAAGATTATTTTGCGAAGGGGAGTCTACAAGAAACGAACAATAATTTTGACTGCACACGACTTTATTGTAGTTTTATTAAAAAAATATATGAGTCGTATCATGACGAGAAAGCTTTTGTGCAAATTTCATATTTGTATAGATTAATTCCTTTTATAAATCGCAAGACTAATATTGTATGTAAAAATCCAGAAGAACAAAATCCTGACAAAATTCAACTTATTACTTTAACGGAGTTTTGTGATATTATTGGCTATAATAAAAGCAATGCAAAGAGATTAATAAAAGATCTTAGCGCATTAGAATATAATTGTCAAAGTTTAATTAAATTTATTAAATCACCCTCATCCAAATCTACTTGGAAGATTATTGTTAATCCTCGTATCTATTATGGTGGGCAGAATGACAAGATATATAAAGAGCAGATTGCTCTACTGACAGATTATAATCCACAAGAAGCGTTTGATGTAAACAATACAAAATTATAGGAGGGATAATTATGGCGCAACTTTATAAGATGACACTATATGTATGTGACTTAGAAAATAATTTATCTTTGGATGAAATCAAAACTTTAATTGATCAAGATGCATTGGATGGAGTTGCTGTAAATTGTGCTTGCCATTTTGCAGATGAACAGACTGGCCCACAAGTTGAATGGGACGATGACATTGACCTTAATTATATTGACTGCCCCACTTCTGCTTGAGAAAAATATTTTAAGTAAATGAGGAGTAGGTTAATATGGACAATGAATTTGGACGTTATGCAGATGCAATTATTTATGATTTACAGTCTAGTAATTTCTCCAATGAATATTATGATATGGCAAATACTCAACGGCTAAAATTCCTGAATAGAGTGCTTGAAATTCTTGGATATTATGCTGGATATGATGTGAAGGAGGATTAAATTATGATGACATTATTATTGCTTAGAAGTGTAATTGGAGTAATATTTGTAATTGGATTAATATTTGCTTCAGGATATATAGGTTTTTATTTGAATTCTGATTCCAAGTCTGATAAGCCAATAGGCGTATATAAAATCATATTTAAATATGGTATTTGTTACCCTGTTCAAGTTTTTAAACTGGCAAATTCTACATATAATGTGATTGGTTCAGTTATTTTAACAACATTAAGTCTAATAGTTTATCCCAGTTTTGCTTTCGTTAGTATTCTACTACTAATTGTCCTAAGTGTATTATTTGGATTTGATTTGATATTTAAGAAAAAGGACAAGGAGAGTTAATGATGAAAGACGTCTATAAGGTAGAAATTTCTGCTAAAGATTATCCTATAGGTTGCACTGATTTAACTATTGATTTTAATAAACCAATTAATACAGAGGAAATTATTGGAAATGCGAAAGTCGCTTTGATCAGTTCAGGAGATGTAGTATGGATGGGCTATGATGGAGATACATATAAACTAGGAGATAAATATAAAGATTTTAATGCAATTATATCTTGTGTATATTATGAGCCAAAGCCATGGTGGAAATTTTGGAAGAAGAAAAAAATATTTGGATATGAAATTATGTTTCTATAAATTATAGGGGGGTATTTTGAACTATGTTTGAATTAACTAAATCATTTAAGGACTATAAGTTTCCACACACTCTACATCAATTTAAAGACTTGCCGCTTGCAATTAAGTATCGGTTCCAACGTGCATTTAGAGGCTGGGCGGACTATGATGTTCTTAGTATGGATACATGGTTTATGGAAGTAATTCCACAAATGCTACAATATCAGCGTGATTGTAAAGTTAGCACACCGGTTTTGGATATTGACGCAAGCTATGAAGAAAATAGAGCAAAATGGGATCAGATTCTTGATAAAATGATTTTTCTATGTCAAGAAATGAATGAAGATACATGCTCAAAGAAAAATGAAGTCACTGAGAATTATATCCGAAATATTAAAAATGGACATGAAGCAAAACTTGATGATGAAATGTGGTGGAAGCGGCAGCAGGAAATTGATCAATATCGTCAGCAGTGTATTGAATCATTTTTTACATATTTTACAAAATATTTCCATAGCCTATGGATCTAAACTTGAGGAGGAATTAAAATGAAAACATTTGTTAGAACTACGCGAATTACACCAGAAGAGAGAGAGTCACATCTCTGGTATGATCCATTTTATAAAACATGGACAATGGAAACGAGCATTCCAAAGCATTTTAATAAGGCGTTAAAAGTTGGATGGGAACCAATTTTACAGGGAGTATATGAGGATGGTACTGTTTGCTGCATGACACTTGTTGCATCGGAGCGCGGCATTACCATTAAGACTCCAAAGAAGCGTGAAATGAGCGAAGAGCATAAGGCAAAGCTTTTTGGTACAAAAAACGTAGATTTAGACGATAATTTTGAAGATGAGATTTAATATGTATAGTTACCATACTTAATCATTACAACATTAAAAAACATAAATATATATGATAAAAATCACACATTTTTTTAATTTGGAGGAAATAATATGATGAGCAACAAGGCAACGATAGAAGATTTTGCGAGAATGTGCCATTCTTATCACGATTGTATTGACTGTCCGTTGCATGACGAAGATGTTCTATGCATGATGGATGATGCACTTGTAATGAATGATTTTTCTAAACTTGATTATATGAATAAGGCCGTATATGAGTGGTCTACCGCCCATGATTAAAACAAAGGAGGTTGAATAAATATGTTAAATTGGACAGCAGAAGATATTGAGTATCTGAGTAATGTGATGTTGAAGCCATATACAAAAGCGTTCACAGAGGAAATGGCAGAGCACGATAATAAATCTTATGAGATTTGTAAGAAGATGATCCTACAGATGGCGGATTTAGTTAAACTAAGAATTAAAGAGTTAAATTACAATGAAACCAGAGACAGAATGTTCTTTATTACGTTGCTTTGCAATGAATTTGAATTTGATAAAGATGTGCTTGATAAGATCTATAAAGAATATTGCGAGAATTTTGATGCACTTAATAAACATCTGATTACAGAGGAGGATGGAAAAGATGAATAAGTCATGTGAATATTGCCAATACAATGGGCCATATGGATCCATTATTAATCCTTGTGAGAATTGCCCAAATAATTATTTTATGATTAATGGCACAATTCCCATTGTACAGCCACTTCGTGAAACAACAGATCATGTAACCAATAAAACTTATATAACCGCTACTACAGGTTGTAAAACGAATAGTAACTGCACAAAAATTAATGATGTATTTGCAACTGATCTACCGACTGCAGATGAATACCGTAAATCTATTGGCGTTCCATATGATTATCAATATGAATGGTCAGAACCAAAGTATATTTGTCCAAAATGTGGCGGTGGAATGTGCAAGAATAAAACTATGGTTCTTGCAAGTAACCCTCCTCAATATAAATATCAATGTAACAAGTGCGGACATGTGGAATATCAATTTGGGTGAGGGGCATTATGAAGAAGAAAATTAATTGTCCAACGTGTGGTGGGTCTGGTTTTGTTGCAAAGTTTAGTAGCTACTCTGTTTGGAGTGAACGTTGTGAACAGTGTAATGGAACTGGTGAAATTGAAGTCCCTTTTACCATTGGTGATAAAATTCGCAGCATGAGTGATGAAGAGATTGCAATATGGTTGAATGCACATGCCACTGATACAGTATGCGATCTTGTTTGTGGAAATGATTGTGAAGCAATGGCGACACATGATAAAACGTTTGATGAAGTGTGTAAAGATCTAATAAAGAAAAAACTTGCGAAGGAGTGGCATTAATGATGAAGATTGGTTATATTCAAGAATATGATTTGGAGCTCAATCCACATTTGACTGAAAGATTTAAATTTAGAGAAGCGTCTTTCACTAGAAGAATTTCAAGTCGAGGCGATAGAGTTTACTCGAAGATGCTGTTGTACCCTGTTGATTATGAAGAGATCGTTGACAATGCTAATATTATGAAAAAGAATAGCAAAATTATTCTAGTTCGTGAGCCATTTTTACTTGATGATGAGCTAAGAGAAAAAGTTGTTCGTTGGGTTGAATGGGCAAATCAGGCAAAACCTAGTGAGTATGACCCATTTGCAAAGGAGGATTAACAATGACTGGTCTGACATACAAAGAACTTAGAAATCTTAATATGACAACAAAACAAGTAATGTTGGGAAAAACTCCATCAATCCAATATAAATGGCATACAAAAAATGGCAATTGTGTTGCTGAATTTAAAATTTGGGATTGGTGGGATGGCAAAAATATTAGCGATCTCGAAATCAATGAAAAGTATAGAGGACTTGGATTATCTTATCAACTTTTAGATTATGCTACAAAACGATGCGGTGCTAGAAATTTAGCTGTAAAGAAAAGCAACACTATAGCAAAACATGTTTATGATAAGTACGGATTTCAAGTCACAGATGAAGATAATGCATATTATTATATGTCGTTAGTGGATTGCAATGGGACAGGTAATAGAAGTATTGAGCAGGAGGGTTAACAATGACTAAATATGTCGAACTGAAAACAGCTATTGATGCCGTCAATGACGTTTACTATGATACACCGGATATCAATTTGTCCGCAGACAAACTAGAAGCTGCTTTGCGTGGCATCCCATATGCAGATGTCGTACCAGTGGTGCATGGGTGCTTTGTACATGATGGCCAGAGGTATGCTGGCGGCGTGGACTGGTGGCATTGCAGTAGCTGCGGTAATTTGGCATCTGGAGTCGAGACGAGCTTTGACTACTGCCCGTGGTGCGGCGCAAGAATGGATGGAGGCAAAAACGATGCGGTTGATTGATGCGAAAAATGCAAATCTAATCGACGCTATTGGATGTAATGCATTTAAGGATAGACAAGATATTATTGAGTTGATTAATAACCAACCAACTGTAGATGCTGTACCTCTGGTATATGGGCGATGGATAGAATACCAAATTCCACACGTGATATGCTGTTCAAATTGTGATTGGGCAACAGATGCGGCAGAAAAGAACTTTCAATATTGCCCTATGTGTGGCGCGAAAATGGATGGTGATAGTAATGCGCTTGATTAACGCAGATCAGTTGTCCGAAGCTATATGGGATAATGTTCCTGCCATATACGAAGATGCGAGATGTGCAAAAGAGGACTGTCTGGCTGAAATAGAGGCGGCACAGACTGTGGATGCGGTTCCGGTGGTGCATGGGAGATGGGAAACTAATTCAGACAGGCCAGATACACTAATTTGTTCTGTATGTAAGTGCGGGTTTGATATGTGGAAACACGACCCACATAACTATTGTCCAAATTGCGGTTCAAAAATGGATTTGGAGGCGTTACAATGAGCGAATGGAAAACAGTTGAAAGAAAGCAGTTTAATATTCTGTGCGGCAATGCACAACTATTAGAGTGTCCACAATGTGGTACATTATCAGTTGTAGATTTTGCGTATTGTCCGGGGTGTGGTAAAGATATGCATATCCCTGAAGACAGGCGTTTTAAAATGCGTATTGATTCAAATAAGTGCCAATATGCTTGTGTGATGCAATCGTATGTGCCTTTAACAGAATCTGTATATCTTAAACCAGAAGATATGCCAAGTCTTCATGATCTTATAAAAGAAATGTATAAGTATAAAGAAATGTATGGGATGTGATAAATATATGCAAATGATAATGTATGCTGAGGTAAGAGAAAATGGTGCGTGGAAAAAGGTTGGTAATATTTTTCCAAGCGCATTTATTGAAATGAATGATAAATTAACTGATAGGGTTTGTGACGAAAGAAATATTTTCTTATATGAGTTATTTGGTTGGGTCACAAATCAACTAAATAGTTATACAGTAATTGATCCAATTAGTGAGTTGCGAGGCTTGCCAGATGATGCATCTGATGCAATTTCGAGTAATCATTATTTTCGTTTTGGAGGCTTTGCTTCATATGTGACTCTTGATGAAATACTTAATTACAATTGGGATGCAACAATTTCTCATGTGGGTCGTATTCCTGAGAAGGCTTATGTGCATTGGAAGAGAGATGGCGTCGCCCCTACTCGTTGGGATAGGAGCATTTCAGGAGAAGACAAAAAGATAATTACTTCTTTTGTTATGAATGGCATTTTGGATGAGAGCATTCCAAGGGACGCAGGTATTAAATATTATGTTGTTGTTGAATATGATCCAAAGACTTGTAGGGAATATTGTAACTTTTTTTGTGACATTTCTCTCCCACTGCTGGTGAAACTTGTTCCACAGGGCGGCAATTATGAAGATGTGAGGGTTGTTTACACATTTGTTGATTAAATGCCATTGACATTTGTAAAGTTTGTGGTATAATAGGCTTGTTTAAAAGGACAATACAAAATTATTGTCGTAGGTGGTGATATTTATTGGCAAAACAGCAAAAGAATCAAACTTATGTACTAAAAATTCATAGTGGCTATTTAGCAAAGCATAATTGGCATTTAACACTAAAATTGAATGAAATCAGAAAGCAGCCGCAAATGGTTGTTAGTTTGGGGTCTTCTCAAGTGCTAAGATGGTTGACAGAGTTGCAACATAGAAACGGGGATGATGATGAGGCAACAAAAATTAAAAAAGATATCCAAAATACAAAAAAATTAGAGAATACTTCTGAGAATAAGGCAAAAATCCGTAGATTGTATAACGACTTGTATCAAACGCAATTTCAGCAAGATTATGTAATGCTTGTTATGGATTCTCCGGGAGATTACAAATATGTGTGTAAGAACAAATTTAAGGTTACTATTGATTATGATGACGGCAATGCCCCACAAACCGTAACTTATGTTCGCCTACTTGGTACAGCAGGTTCTATTAAAAAGAGTACAATTATGTTTATTAACGAAAACTTGCATGACGAAATTATGCGTCGTATTAATAATGGGCGCTATCTCGGGCCAAAAGTTGATGAGAATAACAATCTTTTAGAGCCAGTAAAAACTTATAATGAAATGGAGCTAAATTATAAGTTTATTCCAGCGAAGTTGTCTGCATATTTTGCGCTGCAGTGCTCAGCTAGTATCACAGTAGGTTCATTTACTGACGAGGAAAAACCATGGCCACGTATCATTGTAGTAAAAGATGCAGAAACGCATTTTAACTACCCTGTAAGAATAGTTAAAGATACTGGAAATGAAAAAAATCCTGATTGGCCAAGCGTAAGCGAGCCACATGAAGAAATGATTGATTATAATGTTTCTGATGGTATGGGTTTTATTTCTCCCGACATGAGCAGAAAATGGGCAAAATTTCTAGGAGAAGGCGATGAACCGCTCTCTGGATACAATACCAGATGCGCATTTTTAAAGGGCATGGTGTTTACAGTACCTTTTGTTCAGTTTGCTGAGGAAGTAGCGCACACATATGAAATAACTGATGCGTGGGGAGATAAAAGGGACGTAAGGGACGCAGATTTAATTCTAACAACTTCTATGTTAAAGTTATGGGATTCTTACGCAGGATGTGAAGATTATGTTCGCAATTGTAAGGAAAATGGATATGATTTTTGCATAGCCAAGAGTGCTCCTCGTGAATTGCGTAATGTTCATACAACGAATTATCAGTATTTACAAGATTTCAAATTCACAGACGAGCAAATTGACGAGTTGGTTGCGCCAACAGTGACAAAAATCAAAGAATGTCTTGGCTTGGATTGGAGAAAGTTAATTCTCTATATGTGCGGAACTGGGCTTGATGAAAATAATGTTGAACATATGGAACCAATGTGCAAGGCAATTATGGCAAATCCAGAGCTAACTAAAGACCCTTACGTTCGCTCTAAGGTTAGAAGGATGATCCAAAAACGCATTAAAACTGCAAAAATAGGAGTTTTAGATGTTGATGGAGATTATGCAATTATAGGAAATGACCCATATTCGCTATTACAGAGCATGTTTGGGTTAGAGATTACAGGCTTGCTGCATGCAGGCGAATGCTACCATCGTTTTTGGATTGATAAAAATGTCCACGAGGTTGTTGCTTTTCGTGCGCCAATGACTTCAATTGAAAATGTTTGTAAACTCAATGTTGTTACTAATCCAGAGATGAAAAAATGGTATAGATATATCAAAACTTGCTGTATTCTTAACAGTTGGGACACTACTGCTATTAGATGTAATGGAGCTGACTATGATTCTGATAGCTTCTTCACAAGTGACACACATGCGCTTATTGAGGCGTTTGAATACAAGCCAACATTAATGTGTGTGCAAGACAAAATGCCAAAGAAGGTTCCAATTGAAGAAGATTTTATTACTTCAGATATTAATGGCTTTGGAGACTCTATTGGAAGCGTAACTAACAAAGCAACAAATATGATTTCTTTGAGAGAAAAGTTTGCGCCAGATAGTGAAGAATACAAAAGGCTCACTGATAGAATCAACACAATGATGAATTATCAACAAAATGCCATCGATCGTATCAAGGGGGTTGTTGCTAGGCCAGTGCCAAAAGAATGGCTAGAAACAAGAATGCACAAGCCAAAGTCAGGAGACCCACCTGAAATATCGCATGATAAAGAAATTGATACGAGAATAGCAGCAAATATAAAGCCATGGTTTTTTATTTATAGGTATTCTCAGCTAAAATCAGAGCTTGATAAATACATGAGGTCTGTAAGATCAAATTGTAAAATAAGGTTTGGCAAGACCTTAGAAGATTTGTGTGCATCTGAATGCTTGACTGACGAAGAAGAAGCATTTATCTACAATTATGAAAAATATCTTCCTGTTAGTAGAGCTCCCGGCACAATGAACAGAATTTGTTGGAAGATTGAGGACGAGTTCCAGACGACAGATGTGCTGCCAAACGTGGATTTTGATGCTTCTATTTTGAAGAGCGATGTGGAATATTCTCAGGAAGAATTTAATGCAGTACAAGCATTGTATGAAGAATATAACAGTAATGTTCAAGTCTTCTTAAAAGGTGTTAAGAAAAATGATGTTAGCAAAGAAGAAAGAGACCTTGTAATGTCTCAATTTAAGGATACATTTTCTGAAGAATGTGCTTTTGTGTGTGATAACAAGGAAGTACTCGCTAACATTGTTGTCGATGTTTGTTATACGTCTAATAAAAATAAATCTTTTGCTTGGGATGTTGCTGGTGAGCAGATTTTTAAAAATGTATTAAGAAATAGTGGAAATAAAATGCAGTTTCCAATCAAAGATGAAAATGGTGACATAGAATTCTGTGGTAAAACATTTTCATTGTATACTAAAGAATTTGGTGGTGATGAACATGCTAGTATTGAATGAGAAAAAATATGCAATGAATCTGTTACTTGGTAAAAATCAGGACGTCAAGTCTGCCATTAAGAAGATTGGTTATATTACTAGATATAATGCTCAAATATTGGGGAAAGATGATAATGAGAATTATAATTCCACTGTTGCATGGATGACAAAACATCAAATTAATTTTGATGAAGCGAGCTATTCAAATGTTATTTCAAATGCAATTAAAGGATCAAAAAAGCGAGCGCTTTATGAGTTAGACGATATCGTTATTACTCAAAATGAGTTGAAAAAGATAGAATCTTTAAATAATATCCGAGCAGAAAAAATGACATTTGTGCTACTATGTATGGCAAAACAGCAAGCAAAAATCAATGATTTTTATGGAACGTCGTCTAATTTTACAGATGGTGGTCTTGTTAGATATACTGTTACAGAGCTGTGTAAAATGGCAAGAGTATCCGTTCCTGCAGATGATAGAGAATATATTTTACACTATATTCTCGTTCAGGGGCTCATAAGTTGTCCAAAGCGTAATGATACAAAGTGTTTGTGGGTTAATTTTATTGATAAAGACGGAGAAGAAGTTCTTCGTTTGAATGAAGTTGACTGCCAAGAATTGGCATATGTATATCTGAATTGGAAAGGAAAAGAAGAATTTAAGAGATGCACTCGCTGTGGCAAACTAATGAAGCGCAAAGCAAGCGACAACATATGTACCGACTGCTCTCTTGCATCCTCTCTCCCACCACTCATATGGTGTATTGATTGTGGTGAAATCGTTGAAATAAAACCAAGAGATGGGCAAACTTGTAGATGTAAGGATTGTCAAAAGAACTATAGAAGAGATTATAAAACAGCCAAGCAACAAGAATATCGTTCAAAAAGCGTGGACAGCAGTGGTTAATCCACAATACAAAATTATAGCAACGCACAAAAACCATAGGCATGCGTATGAGGCCATGCCAAAAATCAGGGGTCGAAAAATTCCTAATGGATAGTATACATGAAGCTGTATTCTATACATTGACACGAATTTTTACTATGAAAAAGAACGAAACGGAGGAAAACGTATATGTCAGAAGAACTATTTGTAAGTATCCCAGAGTCTATTGCAAATCTGCAGCTCCCAAATCCAGAGCTAAGAAATTATTACAGAGATCTTGATAATCGCATTCTTTATATTGACGAGCAGATTGATGAAAATCTTCTAGAACTATCTAAGGAGATTATTCGCTGGAACAAGGAAGACAAAGATATTCCTGTTGAACAGCGTGTGCCAATCAAGATTTGCATTGATACTCCGGGCGGTGATGTGTCTGTTACATGGAGCTTTATTAAGCTTATTGAGATTAGTAAAACGCCTGTTTGGACAATCAATCTATGCTGCGCGTACTCTGCTGGCGCTGATATTCTCGCCGCAGGCCATAAGCGCTATGCAATGCCGGGTAGCTCTGTGCTAATTCACTCTGGGTCTTGCTATTATGGTGGCACTCAGGAACAGGCAGAATCAATGAAGAAGTTTGGTGATAAACTCGTAAAGAAAGTGACTGATTTCTTCCTTGCGCATACAAATGTAGATCCGAAGGTATTCAAAAAGAGAGCTCCTTATGATTGGTATCTTGATGAGGATGATGCGCTTGAGCAAGGTATTATTGACGAAGTTGTGAGTGATATTGACGAGCTATTCTAATCTGGAGGGCATATATGGCTACTAAAAAGAAAACAGTCATTAATGAATATGGGGATGCGCCAAGAGACATCGAAGGACATCCATTTTATGGGTTAGTAATGGACGAATCTCAAAAAGAATTCGTGAATGCTATTTTGAACCCAGACAAGCTGATTGTGTTTGCTAATTCAAAAGCGGGAAGTGGTAAAACACTTATGGCAGTTGCTGCAGCAAACCTTCTGGTTCAGCATAATGCGTATGATGGGATTGTCTATATTGTTAGTCCTGTACAGGAAGAAAAATTAGGGTTTTTGCCGGGGAGTGCAGATGAAAAAATTTCTATTTATACTGCCCCTTTATATGATGCTCTAGTAAAGCTGGGTATTAATCCATATACGGCTATTATTCAGGAAGGTGTAGAAAACCAAAAGAATGGTACTGGCTATATTGATTGTGTATCTCACGTTTATCTGCGTGGGTGCAACTTAGAGAATAAGGTAGTTATTGTTGAGGAAACCCAGAATATGTATGTAGATGAACTAAAAAAAGTACTTACGAGAGTTTCTGATACGTCGAAAACTATAGTTATCGGACATAGTGGTCAATGCGATCTGTACCATCACCCAGAAAACAGCGGCTTTGTTAAATATATTGAACATTTTAAAGACAAAGATTACGCCCAAATTTGCGAGCTAAATATCAACCATCGAGGCGTTGTTAGTTCGTGGGCAGATGAACTATAAAATACAAAGGAGAAAAGATTATGGCAGCAAAAATTCAGAGCAAGTATACAGTTCAGGCAAATGGAATTCTTCACATTCAAGACAATCAAGTGTTTGTCGAGAATGATGATACTGGTGAGTATATTCCACTAATTAGTCTGTTTGCGGATTTTAATGATAAAGACGTTAAGCTCAGTATTGCTTATGGCGAAGAGCTTGCGTAAGTATTGATTAATATTATATAAAAGGAACAAGAAAGGGAGATTGAAATGGTTTATAAACAGAAAGATCTAGTTAAAATGGTAGCAAAGGAATCTGGGTATTATCAGGGTGCAGTGAAGGATATTTATGATGCGACTTTTGATGTAATTACTCAGCTACTATCGGAGTCTGCACCTGACAATCTGGCAACAATTAAGCTATTTGAAGGGCTTAATATTAATGCTAAGTTTTTTAAGGGAAAGGAAACTTTCAAGCCAAGAACTGGTGAGAGAACGGTTAGTGATGACCATATTTATCCGGTGGCTAAGTTTACACAGGCATATCAGTTAAAAATTAGAGCAGCATGCAATGAGAACATTAAAGGCGAGGAATAATCCTCGTCTTTTTGTTATATGCGAGAAAGGACAAAAGGAATGGAGATAATTAACTTTAATCCCGCGCAAGAGAGCGAAGAGCAGTATATTTATCGCATTTGCTCGCTAAAGGAGTCATCTGGAATGACGTGGCAGCAAGTTGCGGACATTATTAATGCTGCGCTCGATCAAAACTACGGCGAGTCCGCTTATCGTAAAAAATATCAAATGTTTCAGCATGGCCTTAAGACTTGTGAGAAACAGGTTTTTACAGATGATGAGTATCTGAAAAAGATTCAAACGGAGAGAGAAGAGCTTTATAAGGTTAAAAAGCAGTTTCAGGATCAGAGAAGAGAATATAATAAGCTGCTTGCAAGTGATGCTAGAGCCGAACATTTGACAGAAAAATTAATTGAGGCGGCGGAGAATTTAAGTAAAGATAAGTTTTTGAGTACGAATCAAATTTTGTCTGTTGGCTCTAAGGAAGAAGCAGTTCTCGTCTTGACAGACTGGCATTTCGGTATGGTTACAGATAATATCTGGAATAAATATGACACAAATGAGTGTCTATCACGTGTTAACACTTTGTTCAAGAAAGCAAGTGAATATTTGAAGTTACATGGTATAAGAACGCTTCATATTGTACTACTTGGAGATTTTATACACGGAAGTATACATACTTCTGCGAGAGTTGCCTCTGAAGAAGATACTTGTGACCAGTTGATGGAAGTGTCTGAAATTTTAGCAGAGCTTATTAATGGACTGTCACAAAATGTTAATGATGTATATGTTTATTCTACTTATGGAAATCATGCGAGAACAGTACAAAACAAAAATGATAGCATCCATTCAGACAATATGGAGAAGATTATTCCTTGGTGGATTAAACAAAGACTTGCTAAGAATTACAAGGTTCATGTTCGCGACAATAATATTAATGAGTTTATTTTCTTTAATGTGCTCGGTCATGATATCGTTGCAGTTCATGGAGACCTAGAACGCTTCAATAAACTTGGGGTGGATATGCACACCCTGTTTGGCAAGAAATATGGCCTCGATGTTGAATATGTGTTTTCTGGGGATAAGCATCACTCTGAGACAATTGATTCTTATGGAATTGATAATGTAATGGTGAGCTCCTTGTGTGGAACTGATGACTACGCCAATAATAAGAGATTATATGCAAATCCTGCTCAAACTTTGTGCATTTTTAACAAAGAAGATGGGAAAATTTGCACTTATAATATTAAACTTTAAGGAACAAGAAATTATGAAGGAGAAATAAAAAATGGAACAAAAGAGTACAAAATTAATCTTTAATCCGGGCTGTGCTCGTAGACTCCTTAAGATGGGTTGCACTATTTGTGATATCAAGCCGTCCAAGGAGAATCCAAAAGATAAAACAGTATTTGTGTTTGTTAAGGATGCAAAATTTGACGCAGCTATTGCTGAGATTGATCAGCAAATTAAGGAAACCAAGAAAGAAGCAGTAGAATAATAAATTTATTAAAAAGAGCAAAGGGAGTGATAATAGATGCCAACTACTGCAAAAAAACCCGGAAGAAAACCAACCGGTGCAAAAAAAGCTGGTAGGCCAAAACCAAAAGTTGAAGAGCCAAGTTATCTTTGCCCTTATTGCAATACAGTGAAGAAAAGGTCTGAATATTATGTGAGTACAGATCCGTTGGTTAGGACTGGTGTTACGAGCATGTGTAAGGACTGCGCAAAGAAAATAGCAAGAAACTATGACCCAAAAACTGGACAATATGGAGATTGCACAAAGGAATCAATTATTGAGGCGCTCGAAAGATTGGATAAGCCATTCTTTGAGAGTCTGTTTAATTCCAGTTACGTGGAAGGCAATGACCCTAGTAATAAAAGTCTTCACGGAGACACATGGGAGGCTTATATTAAAAACATTTGCTCATTGAAGCAATATAGAACTTTAAGATGGCACGATGGGGATATAGCCAGTACATATATGGCAAAAGCGGAAGCGGCGGTTATTCCTATGGAGCAACAACTCCAGAGTGGAAAAGCGCTAGACGATCAGGAGGTCTATGAAACATACCAAAAGAACAAAGAAAGCGTGATTAGACTTCTAGGATATGATCCATTCGCTAGTGAAGCAGAAAATGATAAGCCGTTGCTTTATTCTCAACTGGTTGGTTATCTTGATATGGGTGGAGACAATGAGGATATGATGAGGAATAGCTCTGCCATTACAATTGTTCGTGGTTTCTTGCAGCAATCTAAAATTGATGATATGCTCGCAAAGTCTATGAAGACCATTGGATCAAAAAATAGAGCCGGAGAAATCAAGTCATTACTTGATTCGAAGCAGAAGATTAGTTCTACTATTTCTCAACTTGCAGAGCAAAGTTGCTTGAGTTTAAAGCACAATAAGAATCAAAGCAAGGGAGAAAATACGTGGACTGGAAAAGTTAAAAAGATTAAGGAACTTAATCTTCGTGAAGGTGAAGTTAATGGGTTCGACATTGCTACATGTAAAGGCATGCAGCAAGTTATGGATTTAAGTAATGCTTCTATTTTAAAGCAACTTGCACTTGACGAGTCGGAATACTCTGATATGATCGCAGAGCAAAGAAAACTTGTTACAAAGTTGACAACAGAGAAAAATAGTTATCAAGAAATAACGAGAATTCTATTAAGAGAAAATCTAGATTTGAGAGACACTTTGTCAGATAATAATTTGTTGGACAAAGAGAATTTAACAAATTTGGAAGACCTATTCTCTTCATTTGGAGATGTTGTTGAAGCCGACGAAGAGGAAGGTGAAAACGATGAGTCAAATGAGGCATAAATATAAAATAAAAATTGTAGAAGAGATGAATGATGAATATCTGGAAAGTATGTTCGTTGATCATGAAACGGTATATGTAAAACCGGGTGTTTATGCAATGTCTACAAGAAAATTAGAATCATTAATTAAAATAGCAGAGATACAAAGGTATTACCAATGCAACCCTGTTAGATTTATTAGTGATTTTTTTGGTATTGAGCTTATTGATGCGCAGGCTTGGATTGTGCAGAGGTCTTGGAATTGTCCTAACGTGCTTGTAGTTGCAACACGTGGACTTGGAAAGTCAACAGTAATTGATCTTATTTTAATGTCAAAAGGGATGTTGTTTAACAATTTTTGGAGTTATATTGCTTCCGGTTCTGGCGGTCAGGCAGAGCAGACATTCACTACCTTAGAACGTTTAGCAAATGATAATATTGACGAAATGATTGGTTCGACAGGGTATATATTTAAGAATGAAGTCGAAGTTAAAAATGCCGCAGGAGATGGGTTTAGTCACTCAAGTAATGGATTTACATATTCGCTATATAACGGATCAAAAACGATGACACTAAATAGCAATATCGACTCTAAGAGAGGTTTTAGAGGGTCTGTAATCTTTGACGAGTCTGGATTTTTGTCTGCAGAAATGATGAAGGTATATGGCGCTTTTGCAATTGTCAACAAGAGTTTTAAAACAGGTAAGGATCGTGATGGTAAGTCAATTGATCCAATTAGATTAATGACTTTCCCGTCCAATATTCCAAATCAGAAATTCTATATAAGTTCAGCATCAAGTACTGATACAGAATTTTATCGACTATATAGAGAATTTGCAAAACGACAATTGATTGGAGACCCTGATTACTTTGTTGCGCATATTGACTGTGAAGTCGCGTTTCATCCGACTATGCATGGAAAGGTTATTGCTCCTTTGCTGATGCAAAGCACAGTAGAGTCTGAAATGGCAACAAACTCGGAGAAAGCAAGGCGTGAATATTATTGTGAATTTACTACAGACGCAGGGTTGAATGCAATTATCAAGCGTGGCACTATTGCTAGAAATAGTGAGACTCGTGTCCCACTATTACATAATGATACAAATGATAAGAAGTTTGTATTCGCTTATGATCCAGCAAGAAGCCGTGATAATAGTATTATTCTTATTATGGAGTTATATTTGGATAAAAATGGTGAATACAAAGGAAGAATTGTAAACTGCGTTAATCTACTAGACATTTCAAAGAAAAGAAAGACCCCAATGCAGACGCCGGATCAAATTGCATACTTAAAGGAATTAATATTAGATTATAACGGAGACGCGCCGGATTATGAAAATATTGAAGCAATTTTAATAGACGGTGGATCAGGAGGATCCGGTGTAAATATTGCGGATTATCTTATGGAAGATTGGGTAGATAATAAAGGCAATAAACATAGAGGATTAATAGATAAAGAATATAGCTCAGATTATATTAGCAAATTTCCAAACGCAATTGACAAGATTAAAATACTTCAGCCAACTCAGTATAAGTCTATTATTTATGAAGCATTAATTGAAATGATGAACCAAGATTGTATTAGCTTTACAGCAGACTATGATAACAAGGGATATTTAACGTTATTTGAGGTTGATGAAAAGCTATATAATTCTGAAAAGAAAAGAATTACTGCTGAATTAAAAAAACAGAACATAGATGAAGTTGAGTTTGCGACTAAGTTAGAAGAAGAAATGAAAAAATCTTCTTGTATGAAAACTAAAGTTGTTAAATTAGACCCGTATCAAGAAATTGCGTTAAAAAACATAGATGCCCTTAAGGAAGAAATGGTGAACATGGTTCGTAAGAAGAGAGATTCTGGAAAGGATTCTTTTGAACTTACACCAGAAAAGGAAAACAAATTACATGACGACAGATCGTACTGTGCAGCTCTACTTGGCTGGTTTTTATCTGAGAAACGTGCAGAACGTATTCGTCACAAAAAGCGCCCAAGTAGCGCAAATATGTTAGATCAATTCAAAATTAGAGCCCCCCAAAAACCGGGTGGCTTATTTAACTAAGGAAGGCGGTGAAATAATTGCCAACAAAACAAAATGATAATAAAGTTGAGCATGGAACAGCTCATTCTACAAAAGAGATTGCGGATTTCACCGCAAAACAACAGCAGATTGAACAGTTCAAGCAGGCTGCTAAGGCGGCGCTTCAATTGCTAGATCTGCAGAATATTCCAAGCAAAACGTATACGGTGTATTCTAAGGATTCTCTAAGAACTTATCTTAAGAACCCGCTTTCGGACACCAACCAGAAGAACCTAAGGAAGCTGAGTCAGTATTTGTATGTTTTGAGTGCGCAATATAGAAGAATTATTTCATATTTTGCAACACATATAGATTTGACTGCTTATAATGTCATTCCTAATATTTCGATGACTGAAGATAATGATGATGAAAAAGTGCTTCAGAACTATGAGGCAACGTTGAAGTGGATCGAAAAGATGAACCTACAAGGTCAAATTCATGGGATATTAACAACATGTCTTCGTGAAGATTGTTTCTTCGGATATATTTATTACGAAGATGGCGAAGAACAGGATAGAAATTCGTTTATTATTATTCCACTGGATGCAGATTATTGCAAGATTAGCTCAGTGAACTATAATGGAACTCTTAATTGTGCATTTGACTTTTCATTTTTCGACGGCTCTTCAAATAAGGTATATTTGGATTATTGGGACAAGGAATTTACTACGGGCTATAATGCCTATAAAAATGATAGCAAACAGAGATGGGCCGAGCTCGACCCTGAGAGAACCGTTGTGTTTAAAATGGATTATGACCAGCTAGATAGGGTTATTCCTCCATTTGCAAGTTTATTTGAGGATGTTATTGATTTAATTGACCTTCGTGGAATTACTAGTGTAAAAGACCAGCTTTCAATTTATAAGTTGCTAGTCGCAAAGATTGATACGCTTTCAAATACTAGTAGCCCAGATGATTTTGAAGTAAGTCTTGATCTTGCGGTTGATTTTTATAACAAGATTAATCAGATTCTTCCAGAAGAGATCGGACTTGCTCTGTCTCCTATGGAGATTGAGCCGATCACATTTGATAAGGACGCAACCGATGAAACTAATAGTATTTCCAAGGCAAATAAGAACCTTTGGGAGTCTGCTGGCGTCAGCCAGATCATGGACAACTCAAAGCTTACTGGTTCTACTGCTGTAACTGCTGCAATGAGATTTGATGCACTTTTCATTCAAAAGCCGTTACTGTGGCAGATTGAAGCGAGAGTTAATATGTTCTTGGATTATGTGCTGCCTGACAATGGAATGCGCGTAAAATATATGCAAGTTACTCCATATTTAAAGGACGAAGTTATTAAAAATGTTAAAGAGGCTTGCACGTTGGGTCTTCCAATGAAAACGCAGCTTGCGTCTTTAATGGGCATGAGTCCTTTGGATATGAATTCTATGCTATATCTTGAGAATGATATTTTGAAGCTTCAAGACAAGATGGTTCCGCTGCAGAGTACTTATACTCAGACTGGTAGCTCTGATACCGGAGGCGCCCCCACTAAGGATCTTGGCGATCTTACAGACGACGGAGAAGCCAGTATTGACAAGAGAGATAAAGCTAATTAAAGGAGGTATACGTCAATGAATAATCAAAAATTTATTGTAACAAAAGACAAAGCGACCGCTGAGTTTTTTATTGCTTCTGGGATTAAGCTTGTGTCTCAAATTGGGGATACTTATACATTTTTGAATCAGCCTCCAAAGCATTTTAGTTTTAGAGAGACGGACAAAGGAAAGTATTGCTTTAGTAATATTTTAAGCATGTAAGCTCCTTCCGAGCTTCACATAGATATTTTAATGAAAGGAGGGAGAATATATGCGTACATTTTATACAATAGATGACTTGTATAAGTTCTGTAAAGAGAACAATTTTTCTAAGTTTAGTTCTAAAGAACATGGTAATCAACCATTAGTTTTACAATCTATTGAATCTTTTGAAGCAGATAATAGCCACGATGGGCTGCTTGATGTAAAACTTAAAGCTTGTCATGTCGGGGTTAATAGGAATCAGTCCTCGATTTCTGAAGATACGATGCAAAAACATATGAGCTCGTTTAAGGGACGTCCGATTCTTGGTTCAATCTTTAAGGCAGATACTGGGGAGTATGAATTCCATTCGCATGATATGGAGATTGACGAAGAAGGAAATGTCGAATATATTGAACAGCCGGTTGGTGTTATTAGTCAGGTGAAAGAACCATATCTAGAATATGATAAAGAGAATGATAAGAAGTATCTGATGGTCGAAGGTCATATTTTCGAAGATTATTCTAAGGCGGCAGAAATTCTGCAAAGACATAAAACATGTAAGTGTTCCGTTGAAATTGCAGTTGATGAAATGAGTTGGAATGCGGACGAGAATTATCTTTCTATTGATGCATTCACTTTCCGTGGGGTAACTGTCCTTGGTTATGAACAAGATGGCAAAACTCCTATCGAGGAAGGAATGAAAGGTTCAAAGATTACTATTGAAGATTTTAGCGAGAAAAATAGTATGTTTACGCAGGACTATCAAAATAAATTGCTTGATGCGTTAGAAAAGCTGAATACTACGCTTTCTGCGTTTCAAAATAAGGACTTTGAACAGAAGGGAGTGAAAGAAGAAATGAACAAGTTAGAAACCCTGATGGAAGAATATAGTGTGACTATGGAAGATATTGATTTTGAGGTCGAGGGTCTCAATGATGACGAACTCACTGCTGCTTTCGAGGAGCATTTTGGCAAAAAGGACTTTGATGACGGTGATGGTGCGGGTGATGATGGTAGCGCTGATACTAGTTCTACTGAAACGTCTGAAACTGGTGCAGAAACAGGTACTGATCCAAGTGAGGGCGAAAGCTCCGAAACCACAGACCCAGAGCAACAGGACGATCCAAAAGAGGAAGAAGACCAAGAGCCTGCTACAGACGATGGTGATTCTAAGGGCAAGAAGAAATATTCCATTGATGAAAATGGTGATATGACTCTTACTTGGCAGATTTCTCATGAGGATATTAGAAATAGTCTATATAATCTCATGGCAGCCGAAGGTGAATATCCATGGATCGTAAATACATACGACAATAGCTTTATTTATCAGAGCTGGGAAAACGGCAGATTCTATAAGCGTGGCTATTCTGTCGATGGTGATAATGTCGCTCTTGGCGATGATATTGCTGAAGTGTTTAGTGAATGGCTAACTCAGGAAGAGAAAGATGCTATTGCTGCACTTAAGGCTGATTACGCAAAGCTTAAGGAATTTAAGGAAAGCGCTGAACTCGCTGAGGTGAATGCCAAGAAGGACGCAATCTTTGAGCGTGAGGAATATTCTGTTCTTGCTGATGATACAGCTTTTGCTGAACTGAAGAAGAATGCAGAAAAGTACTCTGTTGAAGAAGTTGAAGAGAAGGCTAAGGTTATCTTTGCTGATTATGTTATGCAGAAGGGCCAGTTTGCTCTAGAGCATAAGGACGAGAAGAAACCTACTAAGAAGGTGGGCGTTAATTTCGATAAGCCAGCGAAGAAAAAGGCGTATGGCAATCTATTCAACGACTAATAAGATAAATATTATGTTAAAACAAGACAATCAGGGATGATGTCTTTTTTATTTTAAAAAATTTAACTATGAAAGGATGAAATTAACTATGGCAAATGTTTTTGACAATGTCAAGGGAGTCGCCCACGTCGTTTGTGAGTCAAGCCTCCTAAAGGCCACAGAAGTTGGTCATATTCTAAGCATGCAGTGCCACAAGGATCTAGATAATGGTTCTATCGTTGCAAGAGGTGTTTTTGTTGAGGAGCAGGTCTTTAAGACTGCTGATTATGCTGCTGGCCAGAAGCCATATCTAGTGCTTACTACCCCAATCGGCTATAATTCCGACAGAAAATATTATCAGGATGAGCAGTATTTCTACAATGCTACTGGTGAGATTGCTCGCTGCTATGAACTACACGTCGACGATATCTTCACTGTTTCTGCTGACGCTATCACTGCTCTAGCAACTGCTCCTGTCGTTGGCAATTATGTCAGCGTTGATGGCGGTCTCTATAAGGAAGCTGCGACTGCTGGTCAGACTGGCTTCGTTGCTCAGATCATTGAGAAGGTTAACTACACCAATAGTGTTTCTTACAGACTTCATGTCGTAAGCCTAGGTGTCTAATTGAATATTGAGGAAGGAGGAAAATAATATGTCTAAGTTTATGAATTTTGATGCACGTGTTCAGCACGCATTTAATGATGATGTTAATGACTATGTTGCTTTCAATAAGCTAATGCTCGACGCTGCTCGTGGCACGGTTGAGAATTACTCTGCTAAGGAAGCAAATGATAAGATTGTAGAAGTTTTCCGCAATGTGATTGGTTGCGATGAGCATTCCACCAAGGCGGAGATCCGTAGAGGTATTCGTAAGAATCAGGCCGTGCTCTTTGATATTATCGAGGAGACTATTGATGACGCTCTAGTGAGCGGTTGGGAACAGAATCCTTTCTTCAGAGAGTATGTTGATGTTAAGAACCTTGCTCTTGGTGATAAGAATGAGTTCTATGTCCCTGACAACAGTGTTCTTTCCGTTATGAAGGTTTCAGGCAACCATCACGACATTTTTCTAATGATTAGTGTCCGTACAAAGTAATTTGTATGTTAAATAACCCATTGAATTGCTGGAAATCCGTAAAGCTCATGATACCACAACGTGGACTGTAAAGTCGAGCGTGATGGTGACGAAAGTAGAAAAAAATTATGAGATGACATAAGGTTAAATCCTAAGTGTTTTTATAATCGGCAATCAGCAGCCAAGCTTTACTCGTGACAATACTAAATGATAGTAGTATAATATAGTGTAAAGAAGGTTCAACGACTAAGATCCTCGCAAGCGATTGGCGGGGACTGTGGTGGGCACCCTATACAGAGGGTGAAGATATAGTCTGCTCTCTTTGGAAACAAAGAGGAGGTTAGCCTCAACAGGGAGTAGCGTCCCTATAAAATTATTCTTTCAAAATCAAATTAATGTTATAGAAGGTGAATATATGGCAAATGCAAAAATTGGTATATATTGTGTTGAAAATTTAGTTAATAATAAAAAATATTTTGGGCAATCCATTGATGTGAATAGTCGATTGAGCAAGCACAAATCTTTATTAAAAAATAATAGGCATAATAATAAACATTTGCAGAGTGCATATAACACCTATGGATGTGACAATTTCAAATTTTATGTAGTTGAAGAATGTAATGAAGACTTATTAGACGAGCGTGAACGTTATTATATTTCGTTATATAATACAAACAATAGAGAATATGGGTACAATATTGAACCGGGTGGCAATAAAAATAAAACGTTATCTGATGAAACCAAAAATAAGCTTAGGTTTGCGAATTTGGGCAAAAAATTGCCAGATGAAGTCAAAGCAAAAATTAGCATGGCAAATAAGGGCAAAGTTATATCAGATGAACAAAAACAGTTTTTAAGAGATTTGCATTCAGGTTTACGCCATTCTGATGAAACTAAAATAAAAATTGGGACTGCAAGCAAAAAAGAAAATTTGTCTGAAGAAACATTAAAGAAAATGAGCGAATCACATAAACGAGAGAATTTGAGTGCAGAAACATTACAAAAAATGAAAGATTCTCATGTTGGTCTTTATCATACAGACGAGACTAAAGAAAAATTAAGGCTTGCATTTCAAAATAGGGAGTTTTCAGATGAATGGAGAGCAAAAATAAGTGAAGCGAAAAAACTTCCCATCTATTGTCCACAATTAAATGAATTGTTCACATCAGCAAAAGAAGCAGAAAAAAAATATAAGTCGTGTGGTGTTAATAGAACAAAAATATCTGCTTGTCTACATGGCAAGCGCAAAAGTTCAGGAAAGCATCCTATTACTGGAGAATCGCTTACTTGGGAAAAATTTTTGAAAGAATAATATAAGTTAAACATAAAGGTATTAGACAACGTTTAGGTGCTGGCAAGGTCTTCTCTGTTGAGACTAGCTGGTACGCAGTGAAGGTATATGCAGAGATGGAGCGCCTCCTTACTGGCGTTGAAGATTTTGCAACTCTAGTCGGTAAGATTACCGAAGCTTTTGATCGTTATGTCAATCAGGCTCTTTATGAGGCTCTAATTGGCATTGGTAGCACTCTAGGTGCTCAGTGGTACAAGTCTTCTGCTATTAGCGAGGCTACTAAAGAGACTCTACGCACTCTATGCATGGATGTTGGCATGGCATCTGATTCTGAGGTTGTAATTATGGGTACTCGTGCAGCTCTTGCAAGCGTGTTTGCTCTTAATGATGTTTCTTGGGCATCTGGCGACATGAAGAATGAGATGTACACAACTGGACGTTTTGGTTATTGGGAAGGAATCCGTCTTGTGGAGCTAAAGCAGGGCTTCAAGCTAAACGATACCACTCAGTATCTAGTTGCCAATGATGTTCTATTCATCATGCCTGTTGGCATTGATCCTATGCTAAAGCTTGTCTATGAAGGTGATACTCGTATGTATCAGGTTCAGGACGCAGGTACTCATATGGATATGACATATGATTCTGAGGTTCAGACGAAGCTCGGCATTGGTGTTGTTACTAACGCTAAGTTTGGTTACTGGAAGATTGTTAAGTAATTATAGCAATACAAAATTATTTAAGGAATAAAAGGAGAAATTTAAATGGCAAATACAACAAGAACTAAAAAGGCAGAGGTTGAAGCCCCTGCAGAAAATGAAGCAGTAAAAGCAGCCCCAAAGAAGGCTCCTCGCAAATTTGCAATGGATGATCCAATCCTCTGCAAGTCTGTTACTTATGGTGAGCTTCTGCTTCCGGGCAAGAAGTCTCAGCTTTTGTATACATGGGCAAACTATGGAGATGCAACTGAGGTTGAATACCAAGACCTTCAGGCACTTAGGTCTACGAGATCTGCATATCTAAATGCTCCATATTTTGTTATTGAAGACGAAGAGCTTCTTGATCAGTGGCCTGAGTTTAAGGCGCTGTATGATAAGGTGGCGGCGGTTGATGTAGATCATCTATTCAGTCTACCTATTAATCAGTTTAAGAAGAGACTTCGTGAAATCCCAGTTGGATTTAAGGATTCTGTAAAGAATATTGCAAGCGATATGGTTCGCAATGGTTCTTTGGATAGCCTTGCGAAGATTAATGCGCTGGACGAAATTCTTGGGACAGACATTAAGCTGCTCATTCAATAATACATAAGGAGGTTGGAATATGACTTCCTATGATGTGGTTTTTAAGCGCTTTCTTAATCGTATTACAGATTATGATCTTCCGCTTCTTCCAGAAGAAGATCTGGATGAGATGATGTGTGGTTGGTTAACAAGCGCTATCGCAAATTTTACTAGATGCAAGTCTGATTTATCTAATAGAGATGATGAAAGTAAGACATTTAATGCTGATTTAACTAATTATGAGATTGAAGTTTTATCATTGTATATGGTTTGTGCATGGCTTGATCAAAGGATTAATAGTGTATTGCTTACAAATCAGTTTATCGGTGGTAAAGAAGAGAAGTTTTTTAGTCAAGCGAATCAGCTAGAAACATTAAAAGCTCTCAGGGACGCTACGTTTACCGAAGCTAGAAAACTACCACGTGACTATAGTTATGTGACAAATGATTATTTTGGTTAAGGGTGGTGCTGCGTATGATTTTTAAATACGGGGTACTGCCTCGAAACCAAATACACGAAGAAAAAGTCCGACTTCAAGGGGCAATTTACAAATTGCTTCCATATAAAGAAGACGGATATGAATTGTTGGATGCATATTTCCAAGCTCTTTTACAGCGCATTGGCGGACTGAATAGCCTATTTATGGAACAGCCTAAAATTATAACATTAATGAGTATCTTAGAGTCGGCTCGTTATGAGACCGACTTTCTTAAGTATAGAAAGGATATTTTAGATGCGTGTTCACTCGTAAATGAGATTGAGGAGTGTGATTCCGGTGTATGATTTGTTTAATAATCGGATGAAGCTCCAAGGGCGTAATGTTGGAGAAGCCTTAAAACATCAGTCAGATAAAATTATGGATGCTACGTTTACAAATGATGTGGCGTATCGTAAATGCTATCTGCAAGACAAAGATGTTACTTTCCCAGAGCAAACGCTCGCTGGCTATAAGAAAGCAAAAGCGGTATTTAATGGCAAGGAAGTATATAATCCACAAAAACTTATGGGCTTCGAGCCTATAGATGCCAAGTATCAGATTCATGGATATTATTCGGTATCAGGAGATCAAGTAGATTACTATCTACAATTCAGGCCGTTAGAACATGGTAGAAATCCCAACGTAAGAGTTGGATCGTATATTTTTGTACCAAATGATCTTGGCATTTACGAACTGTGGCTTATTGTCGCTCGTGATGATAGGCCACAGTTTCCACAATTTTATATTTTGAAATGTAATCTTTTGTTAAAATGGGAAATTGGTGAAAAAGATTGGCCTTCGTTTGAAGGAAGACATGTCGATGTTGGTTCATACGTCTCGTGGGCTGTGCAAAGAACGCAGAGCTCGTACAACAGTGGCGTCTGGATGGACTATTATGTTCAAAGTGTAGAGAACCAACTGAAGGCAATTGTGCCAACAAACCAAGATACCAATACAATTAAATATGACGAAAACTTTACAATTAGTGATAATCCTCTGAGGCGTGTTGTGTGGAAAGTTTCCAAGGTCGAAAATACAACCACTTTTGGACTTACAAAACTGACCTTTACTCAAGAGCTTGAGCACGATCCAGTAGATAATGTTTCTTGGATTAATTTCGCAAGCAACAATTTCTCCGATAGTGCAACTGGCGCAGAGTATGATTATTACAAGCCAAGGACTAATGATAGTGATATCCACTCTCCTGTCTCTTTGGAAAACATAGACGAAAGTGTAATCTCTTACACTGGCGTAGCGCCAGTTATGAAAACTGGTGGCAGTTATAAGACATTTACTGCGAACATATATAAGGACTGGCAACTATCTTCTAACAAGCCATATTGGAGCTTGGAGTATGCGAAGAATGATACAACAATTTGCCATGTTGAATTCATGTACGTAAATGATGAACTTGTTTGTGACAATAGTAATAATGATTTTATTGTTGACAAAAACAAAATCATTTATATGAATGAAAAGGAAAAATTGTTTGGTATTCAGTATTCGTATGATTCAAGTAAGCCAATGAACTTAAAGTTGAAGTGTTTGCAAGTGCTTAATATGTTAGGTGGTATTATAACCATTAAAGCCAGTGGTAGTCTCGTAGATAACACTCAGTCTGCTATTTTGACAGTGGAGGTGGAAGGTCTATGATTACTCAAATGGGGCGTGATTTGCAAAATCTCGATGATGATATTTTGTATGCGAAACGCCAAATCAAGGAAAAGCTTTGTAGGGATTTGGATATAATTCAATATTTACATAATCTTGAATTAGAGAGAGCCGACGCAGAGCCAGAAGATTATTTTAATTGTAATATTTATCCTTTTATTAGGATTCCGGGAACGCAAGATAAGGTGAAGAATTTTATCTGTTTTTCTGTGGACGATCAAGAAGACATGCGTTACAACGCCGTCATGAAGATGCAATATATTCAATTCGTTGTTTTTTGTCATGGTGACGATATTGATACTGGAGTAGGAATACCTAGACATGATTTGTTGGGATATTTCGTCAAAGATGTCTTCAACTGGAGCAATTTACTTGGCATGAAGCTTAAACTTGTCTATAACCGAGAAAGTATTATGGATAACGACTATTATTGTCGTACATTAAAGTTTGAAACTATTAAGCCAAATATGAGGCTTGACAGTGGGAAACTAATGCCTCAGCCAAGAATGAATGACGAGGTAGACGAGCATGGATTTATTAGAGCTTGATACATTGGGTCTTTATTTTGGAGATCCGTATATAATCAACGAAAATATTTCTGTGTTGCAACCTACTATTGGGGATATCTCGAAATACGGTGAAAAAAATTACTTCAGCCTTATCCACACGATCACGGCTATAAGTTCTGATCTTAAGTCGCAATTATGGGATATGGGGCTTGATTGGGAGGAAGTTGAAGATTTTCAATTATTCATGATGTTAGCTCCAACGCTTAATGTCGAGTCAACTAGAATTATTTTAGGAGATATAGACTTGTCTAAATTAAGACCATATAAAAATAATCAGAATGGCCAGATTGTCCTTGCTGACAAAGATACTGGGCTGATTATTGATATGCTTATTTATGAGCGTATTGTGAATTACTTGCGTAAAGTTCATGGGCTGAAAAAGAAAGTGGAACACGCGGGCAATAAATATACGAAAAAAATTCTTATTGAAGAAGACAGGATGCGAATTGAAGCAAACAAGAATAAATCTTATAAGTCTTTTTTAACTCCACTAGTTTCGTCTGTAAAGTGTCGTATGGGATATACAAAAGATTATGTTAGAAATATGCAGGTGTTTGAATTCTTTGATGACGTTCAAAGATTGAACGTGATTAACAATGCTGACGCATTATTGCGCGGCATGTATTCAGGCATGATTGATACAAAGAAAATTCAAAAATCAGAATTAAATTGGATGAGAGAGCTAGATAAAGACTAGCTCTTTTATTATATTAAAAATTAAAAATATTATTTTATGGAGGTAATTTATTATGGCATTTGATCTTAATAATTTTGTCATTGATCGCGTCATGAGGGGCGTCGCTCTTTCACAGACTGATGGCTCTGTGCTCTTTTCTCTAAATCAAGTTACTAACCCCACTCTGACTGTTAGCTCTGAATCGACGGACGCGGTGGACGCATTAGGTACGCCCATTGCTACATTTTATCGTGCTAAAAGTGCTGAGTTTAGTGCGGAAAATGCAATTTTCGATATGAATCTTCTTGCCACTCAGTCTGGCACTGCCAAGCAGGTCGCTACGGATCAGAACAAGATTGTTACTCCTGCTTTTGAGACAATTGACATTGATGGTTCTGCTACTTATACTCTAAAGCATGCACCTAAGGACGAGATTAAGAATATTTATGCTCTAAATGGTGATGGCACTCTTGGTACGGTGTTTACAAAGAGCACGTCTGCTTCTGCTACTAATTTTGCAATTAGTGGTAGTGCTATTACTCCTCCCACTGGGCTAAAGAATGGTGATCAGCTATTCGTTATTTATGAGTATGAAGCATCTCAGGCAGTAGCTGTTGTTAACTCTGCTGTGAACTTCCCAACTGCTTGCGAGCTAGTGCTCGAAGTGCTTGGATGTGACGTGTGTGATCAAACTAAAATGGTCTTTGCTTATGTTTGCTTTAGCAACTTTAAACTGAGCCCGGACTTTGATTGGACGATCTCTACCGACTCTACCCACAGCTTTAGTGGTAAGGCTATGCAGGATTATTGTGACAAAGAGAAGAAATTGTTCCAAATTATTATTCCCGGCGACGAGTAATTTTGTGCAATTTGTCTAATTGACAATACAAAATTATTGCGGTATAATATAATCACAAGATAGGGAAGGAAGTCATGAGCCTTGCTGATAAGGATGGGTGCCTCCACACCTATCCTTCTTGTGGTGTTTTAAATTATGGAGAATGCTATTATGGAGGAAATATTTTATGAACAAAGGGTGCAAAACGAAGGTTGGAGATGTAATCAATGGACTTATGGTAGTTTCTGACCCTTATAAAATAGATGGAGACAAAAATTATAGAGCGATGGTTAAATGCATATTTTGTCCAAAGCCGCCTTATGAGATTGTGATTAGTGAAATTCATCGACATGTTTTTGAGGGATGCGGATGCAAGAAAAACAGGTCAAATTCAATTAACTGGGAGTCATTTGAAGAGTGGTGCGTTAAGAATCAGTCTGATCTATTAGGACTTTGGGATTATGATCTGAACAACAAATCTCCTGACGAAGTGTCGTCATGTACTGCAGACAAGTACTATTTTAAATGTCCATGCGGAAAACATGAAAGCGAACAACATAGTATTTTGCAGATTACAAGACTGAAAAACAGGGTCAAGCCTATATGCAAAGCGTGTAATTCTATAGCCCAAAAACTTATTGATAAGTATGGAGAAAATGCTTTGGAAACATATTGGGATTATGAGAAAAATAATGAAGACCCGTGGAAGTTGGCCTATGGTACTAAAACTGAAGTTTGGATTAAATGCCCTTGTGGGAAACACCCAAGTTTTTTTCGTCGGGTTATAGGATTGATTACTAGAGACATTGGGTGCCCATTGTGTGCACAAGAAGCGGATACAAGCTCATATCAAAAGAAAACATATGATTATATTGTAAATACATATGGGTACGATGTAAAAAGAGAACGTGAATGCTCTATTATTGCAACGAATCCGATTACAAATTATCAGATGCCGTATGACAATGATGTGACAATTGGGAATGCACATCTTATTATTGAAGTGAATGGAGAACAACATTACGACAAAGATAATGATTTAATCAAAAGAGCAGCAAAATCTTATAATATTAGTGTCGATGAAGCGTTTCAAAGTCAACAATATAGAGATGAATTAAAGAAGCAATATGCCTTGGATAATGGGTATTTTTATATTGCAATTCCTTATTGGGCGTTTCGAGACGATACTTATAAAACCATTATAGATGAAACAGTTCACAAAATATCGCAAGATAATAGCAGTACAAAATTATTTTTATCCCGAGAAGGAGTGGGTATAAATGCATAAAGCTCGTAAGTGCATCTGTTGCGGCAAGGAATATAGCTACTGTGGCAACTGCGCCAAGGATCGCTATAAGCCAACATATTTTTCACTTTATTGCAGCGAGAATTGCCACGATGCATTTTCCGCAGCAAACGAATTTAATTTTGGGCATATTTCCAAGGAAGAAGCCCAGAAGAAGCTAAAAGCATGCGATCTATCTGAGCTTGACTCTTTCAATGAAATTGTCAAGAAAGATATTAAAAAGATTATGGCCGAGCCAGAAGAGAAGGTTGCTCCACAGCAGCAGTTCAAGAAGGCGCAGGCTTGAAACATAAAGTAGTTAAAACAAAATAAAATTCTATGGGATATTAACTACTTTAAAAAGATGTTAATATCCTATTTTTTTTAGCCGCTAGGTACATGACACGTGGATGTATCTGGTGGCTTTTATATTGGAATAAAAGGAGAAAAGAAACAAATGGTTAAGAGCACAATTACAGGGAAGCAATACAACCCTGATAACAGCTCGGTTGTTTATCTGAGCAATTTTCAGCAGATATATAAATATTTGTGTGCTGGTGCGGAAGAAGATTTAGTAGACATTCTATACACAAACACTAGGAACAATTGTCTAGTTTTTGTATTTAAAAAGTCGAGCAAGGTAAAGCATTTATACGAGCTATGGAATAATCATGAGCTGTAAAAATTATATACTTTATAAGATTTATTATGGGAATGAGCTTGTGTACATAGGCAGAACCTCACAGGACTTGATTGATCGTTTGAGGTTGCATTTCTTTGGGAAGCCAATGGTGAAGAAACTAGATATTATTGCTACGACACGTATAGAATACACTGTGTGTGATTCAGAGGCAGATATGTTCTTATTAGAGATCTATTTGATAAACAAATATAAGCCTCGCATCAACAGAGATGACAAGGCGCATGATGAACTTTCTTCGCATTTATATCTTCCTGAGCCAAAATTTTATTCATATTACAATCCACTGTTAGATAAGTGGAAAGAGAAAGAAATAGAACATATTGTTGACACTGCTCCATTGGATTATATTGATGGAGAATCAATATGGTTTTAAAACTCCATACAAAGAAAGGAGTGTGAGGCATTATATGTCTAATGTTTACGCGAGAATTAAATTAGCTGCAAATCACAATCAATTAATTCTTGTAAAAGATCAGCCACTAGCTGCTGGAAATTGCAATTCTATTTTTATTGAATTTGCGCTAAGAACAGATGACTGGCTGGCTTGTGAAGACCTAAAAGCAGTATTTAATAATTATTATGTTAGAAGTCTTAATGAAAGACTAGTATGTGATATTCCGCCAGAAGTTTTAGCCACTCCCGGAGAATTTGAAGTAGGGCTATATGGTGTTAATGATACTATTCGTATGGCTACGAACAAACTTGAATTTCATGTTGGAGAAGGCACTTATGGAGGAGTGTTTTCAGGATCAAGTGGCGGGTCGGATAATCCGGGGGGATCTGATGATCCTGACCGTTTGATTATATATGATGGTGGCGGTGTTCATGGTTATTAAAAGGGGGTGAACAAATGGAGACAACCACTGTAAAAACTGTTTTTCAGTTCAGAAGGGCAACGACTGATGAATGGGAAATTGTTAACCCTATTTTAAGAGAAGGCGAGCCAGCATATGACATTACAGCAAAAAAGCACAAAATTGGTGATGGGAAAAGCAAGTGGAATGAGCTTCCATATGCAGAAGGCAGTGGTGGCATTTCTGGAGATATTAATTGGGAACAGATTGTTAATGCGCCGACAAAGCTTAGTCAGTTTGAGAATGATTTAGATATTCCAGATTCTAGTTATATAGACACAAAGCTAGAGCAGAAGGCGGATAAAGATCACAATCATGATGGTGTATATCAGCCAGTTGGAGATTATTTAACAGAAGAAACAGATCCGACCGTTCCTGCATGGGCAAAGCAAGCAGAAAAACCGATGTACACATATGAAGAGATTCAAAACACTCCAGACTTGTCTGGTTATGCTACGACTGACTATGTTGATAGTGAGATAGAAAAAGTAAAGTCTGGAATTGAAAAGTATGATGATACAGATGTCAAAAATCGTATTTCTGCGAATGAAAAATCCATTGAGGCGTTGTCTGGAAACGGAGAAGGCTCTGTTAAAGAAACTGTAGCTAATGCAATTGCTGAGGTTGTTAATGGGGCACCAGAAGATTTTGACACCCTAAAGGAAGTTGCAGATTGGATTAAAAATGATACTACTGGTGCAGCAAAGATGGAGAGTGACATTGCCAACCTTAATGAGAAGGTAAACAATATTTCTTCTGGGAAAGACCCACTATTTATTTCTGCGCAAAAATTTCATAATCGCCCCGGAACTGAGTTGGCATATGATGTAGACGCAAAAGATTTTAGCCGTGTTGCGTCTGTTGGAGAAAAGGCGAATCTTTTAATTACAAATGCAGAAGATGCAGAAGGTGTGTGGTCATATTTTTGTGAAGCAACAGTTGAATCAATTCCTTTGAAAGACGAAGAAGGGAATGCTTCTATTTATGCGGTAAGACTTTCGTCTATTTGTGATTTAACTCCAAGCAACACTGGGTCTTTGTCTGTGACCTCTGTCAATGGTAAGACTGGGGCGGTTGTTCTTGAAGCTTCTGATATTATCAAGAATTCTACAGATAAAAATAAGATTTCTATTTCTTCTGACGGCACGTTGGAAGTTAATTCAATTACTATAGACAAACTTGTACAAGAAGAAACCAATGAACTTGTTATTGATGGCGGAAACGCCTAATTTTTAAAGGAGGTTTTTTGAATATGGCAACTAAAACACTAAGCACAAGAATTGTCATGAGAAACGACACCGCAGAGAATTGGACTACAAAGAATCCAGTTCTGCTCAAGGGCGAGTTTGGTGTCGAAACTGATACGAACAAATTTAAGATTGGTGATGGCAATAAGGCATGGGCTGATCTTGATTATGCTGGCGCTGATGAGGCCGCAATCGAAAATATTATTGCACAGAATAGGGACAGTCTTTATAAGTATACTCGTACTGATGCTTCTCAGTCTGATGATGCAGCAATTGCCGCAGCTCTAGGTTCTAACGCTGCCGTGCAGGGCGATATTGTCGTGATTACAACTACTGTTGAAGGCAACGCTTACGAGCAAAGTGCATTTATGTATGATGGCACTCAGTGGGCAGCAATGACTGGCAATGTTGGCGCTGACAAGGTTATTCTACAGGACGACATTGTTATGGCTGGTAACTACACTCAGGTTGGCAATATGACTAAGTCTCAGAATGGTACTGCTACCTTTGCGACGAAGGGCAAATCTGTCTCCGACGCACTAACTGAGATTTTCTCCAAGCGTCTACAGCCCGGTACTCCTACCGCTCCTGCTGTGACTCTTACTTTCGGTCAGGCTAAGGCATATGAGGTTGGCACTACTGTAACTCCAACTTATTCTGCTTCTCTAAGCGCTGGTTCCTATACCTATGGCCCTGCAACTGGTATCACTGCCACTAGTTGGGAAGTCACTGATACTGCTGGCAACTCTGCAACCACTGCTTCTGGCAGCTTTGCTGAAGTTGTTGTTGCTGACGGCACCAACTATAAGATTACTGCAAAGGCTACTTATGGTGAAGGTGCTGTTGCAAAGGACAACCTTGGCTCTGATTCTAGTCCTGTAATTAAGATTGCTGCAGGCTCTGCAACAAAGACTTCTGGTGCTATTACTGGTTATCGTAATACTTTCTATGGTTCTGTGACAGAGAAGGCCGAACTAACTAGCACAATTATTCGTGGGCTAACTAAGTCCAATAAGGCTCTTGCCAATGGTAATTCTTTCACGGTTAATATTCCTGTTGGTGCGAAGCGTGTGATTTTTGCTTATCCCGCAACTCTACGTGATGTCAGTTCTGTTAAGGACGTTAACGGCCTAAATGCAGAGATTAAGAGTGCTTTCACCAAGACAACTCTAACTGTTGCTGGTGCGGGCGCTGATGCCGGTATCGAGTATAAAGTTTATACTACGGATTTTGCTGATCCTGTAGCAAAGGCAAACTCCTATACTGTGCAAATTTAATTGAAGGAGGAAGACAATTATGGCAATGACTTTTGGTACACTTGATTTCGCTGTTGCTTTTAATCGCCAGACGGCTTTTCCTCTGGACGCTAAAAGCTATTTTGAAAGCCTAGAAGCTGCTCAGACCGCTGCTGCATCTGCACAGGAGGCTGGTAGCTCTGAAACTACATATTATTATGGCCAACAGATTGCTGTTGTTGAGAGTGGCAAGGCTACTCTTTATGTAATTCAACCTGACAAGACTCTAAAAGAGGTTGGCGGTAACATCCTTATTGACGAGAATGCCTTTGTTAAGGGCGAGGATGGTAAGCTAAGTCTGCTTGGTTTTGCTGACGCAGTTGGTGGTGCCCAGCTAGTTAAGACCGAGGATGGTAAGGTTTCATGGGTGAAGCCAGACACCACAACTGTTGAAGGTCTTTCTACTGCTATTGAATCTCTAAAAACCACTGTTGGCGATGACAAGAGTGGTCTGGTTAAGCAGGTTGCCGACAATAAGGCGGCAATTGATACTCTTAATGGCGCAAGCACTGTAGAAGGTTCTGTTGCATATCAGATCGCACAGGTTGTCGCTGGTGCCGATGAGAGTTTCGACACTCTGAAGGAGATTGCTGATTGGATTACGACTCATAAGACTGATGCCGCATCCATGAATTCCCAGATTAATACTAATAAGGATGACATTGCTGCTCTTAAGACAAAGGTTGGCGAGACGTCTGTTGCAGACCAGATTGCTGCTGCTCTTAAGGATGGCGAGTCTGACAAGTATGCTCTGGCAGACGATCTATCTACGGCAAACGGTAAAATTACAGCTCTACAGGGCCTCGTTGGTGAAACCGCTGTCGCTACTCAAATTAGCGACGCTATTGATGGCGCTCTCAAGGTTGATGGTGCAGAAAAGTATGCACTAGCATCTCATATTCATGAAATTGCCAATGTTACTGGTCTTCAGGCTATTCTTGATGGCAAGGCCGCAGCTTCTGATGTTGAGGCACTACAGTCTACTGTTGACGGTCTAGAAGCTAAAGCCCATGAACATGCTAACAAGACTGTTCTTGATGCTATTACCGAAGATAAAGTTAGTGCTTGGGACGCTGCTCAAGCCAACGTTATTGAGTCTATTAAGCTTAATGGCGCGGCCATTGCTCCCGCTGCTGACAAGAGCGTTAACATTGCTATTCCTGCTGCAACTGCAGAGGCACTTGGTCTAGTTAAGGTTGATGGCGAGAGTATTGTTGCTACCGATGGTGTAATTAGTGTTAACGCTATTTCCACTGACAAGCTTGTTCAGGGTTCGGACACGCTTATCATGGATGGTGGCAATGCTTAATTTATGTTTGCAAATTAAAGGAGATTGATGAATATGGCAAATAAGACTTTTAATACACGTATCAAAAACAAGATTGATACTTATGCAAATTGGGTCGAGAAAGATCCTGTGCTACTAAATGGTGAAATCGCTGTTGTCGTCATTCCTGCTGAGACTGGCGCTGTGCAGGGTGAGCCTGTTACTCTGTTTAAAGTTGGCGATGGCACTAAAAAGTTTAGTCAGCTAGACTTTACTGGCGCTAAAGCAGCAGACGTTTATAGTTGGGCAAAGGCGTCAACAAAGCCAACGTACCAAGCTTCTGAAATTACTGGCCTTTCTGATTACATTTCTGGAGAAATTCAGGATAGCGATACGCAATATAAACTAGAGGCAGACGCGGACGATGGTCATAAGTTCTATCTATATTCTAAGCCACTAAACGGCTCTTGGGGCTCTACTCCTGTCAGCACCATTACAATTCCAGCGACTGTCTATACTCTAGTAGAGGGCACTGCTAATGGAACTGTAAAGTTTAATGGTACTGACGTTAAGGTTCATGGTCTTGGCTCCGCAGCTTATACTGCTGCAGATGCCTATGATGAGTCTGGTGCGGCTGACGCAGCACTAGCTTCTGCTAAGTCTTATGCTGATGGCAAGGATTCTGCTATTGCTGCGGCAAAGAAAGCTGGCACTGATGCTCAGAGCTCTGTAAACGCTCTATCTGGCAAGGTCGGAGATGTTACCGATGGCAAGACAGTTGTTGAAATGATTGCTGACGCTCAGGCTGCCGCGACTTATAATGATACTGCTGTTAAAGCTTCCATTAAGTCTAACGCTGACGCTATTGCTACTCTAAATGGTGCTTCTACTGTTGCTGGTTCTGTCGATAAGAAGGTTGCAGATGCTATTAATGAGTTTGCTACAAAGGTTAGCGAAGATGGTACAGTCAATACTTTTAAAGAGCTAATTGACTACGCTTCTACCCACCAAGGTGAATATAGCACCCTATCTGGTGAAGTTCAGAAGAATACTACTGCTATTGCTACACTAAATGGTAAAGATACCGATGCCGGTTCCGTCGCAAAGACTGTTAAGGACGCCGTTGACGCCGCCAAGGCTACTCTTCAGGGCAATATTGATGGCAAGGTTGACAAGGTAACAGGTAAGGGTCTATCTACTAACGACTATACTAATGACGAGAAGACCAAGCTAGAAGGTATTGCCGATGGCGCACAGGTCAACGTTATCGAGTCCGTTAAGGTGAATGGCTCTGCACTTGCAGTTTCTGGTAAGGCAGTTGATATCACTGTACCTACTGGCGCTCTGGCTGATAAGAACGAAGTTGCTGAAGCAGATCTTGCTGCCGCACTAAATACGAAGATTAATGGCAAGGTTAATTCTTCTGACTGTGGCGATATTATTTCTCATGACGCAGCAGAGTTTGCAACCGCTGGCCACAACCATGACACTGTTTATTCAAAACTAGGTCACAATCACAAGATTGAGGATCTAGAGCAGGAGACTTATATCATTTTTGATTGTGGGTCGGCCTCAACAAATATTGGCTAATTGCCTCTTAACATTAAGTAGTTTTATTTAATAGGAGAGGCAAAACGCCTCTCCTATTTTTTTAAGACTACACAAAGGGGGAACAAAATTAATGGCTTTCGTAAACAAGGTTACTGTTAGAGGCAAAACATACAACCTAGAGAACTTAACAGATGGCTCGCATGTTGTTAAGCTTCCAACTCTAAATGGCGATGATGTATTCGTGACAGAAAAGACGCTGGGGCAAGGAGTAAAAGTTTCGGCACTTACGAACGGCACTTATACTGTCAGCTTGCCGTCTCTAACTCAGAACGACACATTTGTTGTTCAAAGCAGACAAAATCAAATTAACAACAATAAAGTAGACAAGGTGTCTGGTAAGGGATTGTCTACTAATGATTATACAGACGCAGAAAAGGATAAACTTAAAAATTTAGAAAATTACACTCTGCCTACTGCCTCAGAAAACGTGCTTGGCGGCGTAAAAGCTGTTCCAAAAGCAGACGATATGACGCAAGAGGTTGGTGTTGATGCAGGTGGCAAATTATATACAAAATCAGCAAAATCTGATATTGATGCGGCACTAGCTGATTTTCATTCTTATAGTATTGAAGTTGTTGACGAGCTTCCAGAGTCAGGAGAGGATTACACATTCTATCTTGTTCCAAAGGCATCTGGTAACGGCTATGAAAAGTATTGGTGGATTACGGATAATGATGGCAATCAAAAGTGGGATGAATTTAAAGGAAGTTCCACTCTTGTAGTTACTGAGCTGCCGCAAACTGGTGATGTAGAAACTGATTATATCCTACATTCAGATGCAGGATGTTTTTATTATAAATGGATTGACAGCTCTTGGCAAATGATTGCAGGGACTATGGCGAATGTAGTAGAGTCGTTACCTGAAACTGGCAATGAATTTACTGATTACTATGTTAAAAATGACGATGGGCTGTACGTGCATTATCGTTATATTAATGATAAGTTCTGCATTATCGGTGGAGACAATTATACAAAATCTCAAATTGACAATAAGGTTTCTACACTTAAGGCATCTGTAGATACAAACGCACAAAACATCGAAGCAAACACGACTAACATTGCTTCTCTAAGTAGAAATATTGATACGCTAAGACAAACCGTTGACGGTATCGACACAGAAGGTTATACATACTATGCTACATATGGAAATGCTACTCTAGCAACTGGCGAAGAGAAAGAGAATGTTTTTACACTTTACGAAGTTAAAGACGAAAAAGAAGAAGTAAAGAGCCAGTTCGTAATTACTGGTGGTGGCGGGGGTTCTACTGTTACCACTACTCTTAAAGTTGAACGTATTACTGAGTCGCCGGTTATTGTTACTACAACAGACAAGGTAGAGATTAGCTTCAATTATTCTTCAGTGGATAGTGATGGAGAAGCTGTTGATGGCACTTACACTTGGAAGTCTGGCAGCACCGTTCTATCTACTGGCGCGTTAGTTCAGGGCGTGAATACGTTTGACATGTCTGATTATACAAACATTGGCACTCAGAAATTTACTTTGACGGTTGTGGATGCCGCTGGCACTACTGCTGTTAAGTCTTGGACTGTGCAAAAGGTAGACGTAAGACTCGAATCTTCGTTTAATGACAAGATTACATATCAAGCAAATAGTGCGGTCAATTTCACATACACTCCATATGGTGCAGTAAATAAGACTGTGCATTTTGTGCTTGATGGCGTTGAAATTGGAACTGTTTCGACTGGTTCCTCTGGTACATTGCAGTCTTATACAATTCCAGCTCAGGCCCATGGTGCACATCTATTCGAGTGCTATATTACAGCAACTATTAATAGTAAGAGCATTGAAACTGAGCATATTTTCAAGGACATTATGTGGTATGACGAGAATAGTGATGTTCCTGTTATCGGATGTGTTTATAGATATGACCATTATGGCAAAGTAACTGCAAAGCAATATAATTCAACGAATATTCAGTTCTATGTTTATGATCCGAAGACGGCAACTCCGACTGTTACAAGAAGTGTTGACGGTAAGGTAATTGCTACTCAGGTCATGAGTGGTAGCTCAGATGTTTGGGCATATAAATCTTCTGATGTTGGCGAACATACTTTACTCATTACTTGTAGAGGAACAACTGTTAAAATCATTATGAATATTGAGGAGCTTGGTATTACTATCGAGCCAATTACTGCAAATTTGGCATTTGACTTTAATCCTACTGGCCTTTCCAATAGCGATGAAGACAGACTGTGGAAAGACGCAAACACTGATGTTGCAATGACAGTTTCAAATAACTTCGACTGGAGCAATGGCGGCTATCAGATTGATGAGGATGGAAACCAGTATTTCTGTGTTAAGGCTGGAACAACTGCCACTATCAATTACAAGCTTTTCGAGAGAGACGCGAGCGTTTACGGTTCTGAATTTAAATGCGTTTTTAAAACTACGAATGTTAGTAATGCAAACGCTACATTCCTGACCTGTCAGGCAGACTCTACTGTTGTTGGCTTGCAAATGAACGTTCACGAGGCGTATTTAAAATCGAGCATTAAGAATCTATATATCCCTTATAGTGAGGAAGACATTATTGAATTTGAGTTCAATATTAACACAATAGACAAAGATAATTCAGATGCGACAGCAGTGATTATGAGTTATGAAGATGGTGTTGGTTTAAGACCTATGATTTACGACTCAACGCATAGACTATATCAGTACGAGCCGGTGCCTATTACTATTGGTTCTACAGACTGTGATGTCCATATCTATAGAATGAAAGCTTATAGTGCTTCATTGACTGACTCTAACATTTTATCAAACTTCATTGCTGATGCAAGAGACTCTGATGAGATGATCGCAAGATATAACCGCAATCAGATTTATGATGAGAATAATGCGCTAACTCCTGAATCTGTGGCAAACGCCTGTCCACAACTAAGAGTTATTAAGATTGAGTGTCCTCGTTTTACTAAGGACAAAAAGGACTTTGTAAAAGGCGTAAATGTCGAGTGCATCTATAAGGGTGGAGACCCGGTGCTAGATAACTGGAAGTTCATGAACACCTATCTTTCTGGACAGGGCACGACTTCTAACGAATATGGTTACGCTGGTAGAAATATTGATATTATTGCTTGTGCTGACGGCAAGAAGCAGATTATTAGCAAGATTCCTCTGGACACGAGCTATGTAACGGAGCTTATTCTTGGTGATGGAACGAAGTATTCTGATGGCTCTGGTAAAATTACTCTGACGAGGACGTCTGTCCCAGCCAATTGGCTTAATATCAAAGTAAATATCGCAAGTTCTGAGAATGCAAATAATGCATTGTTGCAGAAGCGTTATAACGATTACCTCCCATACAAAACTGTTGCTATGGAGAATGACCCCAAATGCAAGAATAGTATGGAGTTTCAGAATTGTATAGTGTTTATCAAGGAAACCGATCCTGATGTTTCCAAGCATATGGAATTTAAGGACAATGATTGGCATTTCTACGGGCTGGGAAATATTGGTGATTCAAAAAAGACCGACGCTACGAGAGTTAATGATGTCTCTGACCTAAAAGAGTTTGTAATTGAAGTCAGTGATAATACTCTACCTAATAGCACTTTCCAAACTGGTGTAACCGACAGTGAAGGTAATATGATTTATCCTATCAATAAAGACCAGTGGAAGGCTGGCAATACCGCATACGATGCTCTTTATAATGATTGGGACGGTTCCTTCGAATTCCGCTACGAAATGGGCGGAGAGACAAAAGATGGTATGACAACCGCCACTACTGAAGAGCAAGAAGCACAAAGAGCATTAAACAAGCAAGTATGGCGTGATTTCTATGAATGGGTAATTACCTCTACTGATGAAGAATTTGTTTCTCAGCTCGGAGATTGGGTAATTAAGGATTCTGCTCTGTATTGGTATGTATTTACAGAAAGATACACTATGATTGACAATCGCGCAAAAAATTCTTTCTATCATTATGCAAAATGTAAAGACGGCAAATATCGTTTTGAATTATGGGACTATGATAATGACACGAGTTTGGGAATAAATAACAGTGGCGAGCTTACCATGACATATGGTAAAGAAGACACTGACTATAGAACTGAAGGCGACAAGTCTTCAGGATACGTATTCAACGCAGCAGACAACGTGTTCTGGTGCAGAATTCGTGATTTATTCCGCAACGACCTTGCAATAATGTATCAAACTCTTGAAGGAGAAGGCTGCTTTAGCGATACTTCTTTAATCAATGAATTTGACAATTGGCAAGCACAATTCCCAGAAGAACTTTGGAGACTTGATATTGAGCGCAAATACTATCGTACATATCAAGGCGGGGGCCTCAATGCCGGTGCAACTCCAGAGCCAACCAGACGTTTCTTAGAGTCTATGATGAATGGCCGTAAGAAATATCAGCGTAGACAATTTGAGCGAGATCAAGCTGCTTACATGGGAACAAAGTATCTGTCTACAACTGTTAAGGCAGACCAGATTATGTTTAGATGTAATACGCCATCTGGTGTAGTCGTTGCACCTAATTATACTCTAAATATTGTGCCTTATTCAGATATGTATCTGTCTGTGTTATTTGGCAACTCTCCAAGCGCACAGCAGATTCGTGCAAAGGCAGGACAGTCTTATGAAATTCAATGTCCATTTACCAAGATGGATGATACGGCAGTACTAATTTATTGTGCTTCTCGTATTCAGGCATTGAATGACCTTTCTGCTTGTTATATCCATGATAATGATTTTAGTAAGGCTTCAAAGCTGAAGACGCTTGTAATTGGCAATAAAACTTCTGGTTATTCTAATGCATTCTTAACCAATCTAAACCTTGGCAACAATGCGTTACTTGAAGAACTGGACATTCGTAATTGCCCTAAATTGACTGGATCTATCAACCTGTCAAGCTGTGGCAACTTAGAGAAGCTTTACGCAGAAGGGACATCTGTAACTGGTGTGCTATTCGCGGCGAATGGCAAGATTGCACTTGCTCACTTACCAAGTACAATCAATAGTTTAAGTTTTAAGAATCTAAGTTACTTAACTGATTTGCAGGCGACATATGATAATCTTGAATCGCTAACTATTGAGAACTCTGTAATTGATGCTTATCCAATTGTTGAGGATGCAATTGACACGTTGCAGACACTTCGTTTAACTGGCATTGACTGGACTGTGACAAGCACTGAATTGTTAAATGCCATTCTTAAGATGAATAACAATTTACTTGCTGGTAAGGTTCATATTGCTGGACAAGCAAGACAGAGAGAACTCGATGCATATGCGGCAGCATGGCCAGATTTAGCTGTTACTTATAATGGTATTATTACTCAGTATAAAGTGACGTTTATGAATTCCGATGGTACTGCTATTAAAGACAAGAGTGGCAATGATTATGTTCAATATGTTGACCAAGGTGGCAAGATTACTGATCCTGTCGCAAGTGGTGAAATTGACACTCCGACAATCCCAAGTACCGCGCAGTATAATTATACCTTCTCAGGTTGGGATGGCATTGATGTAAATGTTACTGCTCCTGTAACTGTGACAGCAAAATATAGCGAGTCAGTAAGAACATATACTGTGCGTTGGTTCCAGCAAGCAGGCGTTGTTCTTGCGACCAAGACTGGCGTAGAGTATGGTGCTGTGGCAGAATATGAAGGCGATTATCCAACCATGAGCGACAATGAGGATTCTTATATTTATAATCTATTCACTGGCTGGGATAAGAGTACAGGCTATATTACTGGAGATACTGACGTTTATGCAAAGTGGGAGACGCAAAATGGTCTTCCATCGGCAGGAACTGACTTGAAAGATATGACTCCAGTGCAGATTTATGCTGTTGCAACGGCTGGTAGAGCTAATGATTATTTTGAACAAAAGGACTACTTCGATGTCCGCGTTGGGCAGGATTTCTCATTCTCGAATGTAACTGAGCATATGCTTGGGGATGAGCTTACATTTGATGGCACTTCCTCAAAAGTAGTAGATTCTGGCGTTAAGCTATTTGGCGCAGATTCTGGTTCATTTACAATGGCTATAGATTTTGAGTTTGGAGAGAATGTAGCCGATGCGACACTACTGTCTTGCTTTGAATATGATGGCTCTGAAGGATTTAGACTAAAGTATAATGGCACAAATCCAGAAATCCAGTGGGGTAATACTAGCAAAGTAGTAGGCAAAGGAGGCCAAAGAGATATCGTTGTGCTTCGTCACCGCAAGGGAGAAAGTAAACTTTATATCTACTCGTTTAACTCTGGAGCTTCTACAACTGGTGTTTATGCTGACGAAATGGCTTATACAGAGCTTGTGCGCAATCGTACAACTAATACTGAGGCGACAATTATGCTTGGTGGATTTAAGTTCCTGTCAAATGGAACAATTGATAGCGTAACGCTAGGTAATGGAATAATTCACTGGGCAAAAGTATGGCTTGATGATATTGGAGACACTGCGGCTAGACAACTTGCTGCATGGCCGCATGAAACTTGGCGTTATGAATATTATGGTGATAAGAGATATAGATGTGCTCAGGACTCTAGTAAAATTACTGGAGCTTCATTCATTCCAGTGAATTTGCTATCTCTCACTCACAATATGAATTCTACGAATACCAACCTTGGTGGCTGGAATGACTCTAAGATGAGAGCGTTCTGTAATAGTAGAGTTTATGCAGCGTTCCCGACAGAGTGGAAGTCAATTATTAAGCAAGTTCAGATTCCTGCAACTGCTGGTAATATGGCATCTGATATTGTTTATTCAAAAGACTATGTATATCTACCATCGTATGTGGAAATGTTTAACACATCCGAAGCGCCATATAGTTCTGAGGGCAAGGCAATTGAATTCTTTAGCTCGTCTGCGGACAGAGTTAAGTCGATTGGTGATACTGCGAGTATCTATTATCTACGTTCGCCAGAAGTGTCGTACAATTCTTACTTTAGAGCGGTTGGCATTCAGGGTGATATGAGTAGTTATATGCCATCTAACAGATCTCATGGTATTTGCCCATGTATTTCTATTTAATGGAGGCGACGACATATGAGATATTATAAACTAATTAATAACAATGAATTTGTTGGTATCGGAACGTCGCTAGACATGCGTAGATTTCAAAAGAAGCATGGCATTTTTCTTGTATGCGACGAGTCTGAAGCTCAATACATGCAATGCAATGGTGCAATCTATCGTGCCACTTGGATGCTACCAGCAGATTCCAATGCAAGAGAATTTCCTGTGATTCAAATTACAGAGATCATGCAGGAAGAATATGACGTTCTATATAATGCCATCAAGGCTAATAAGCAGATTGAGATAGAACAGGAAGAGTCTGAACAAGACGAGACAGAAGAGAACGAATGCGCTGATATCACAATTGATTATGTAAAAGAAGCAAAAGTTAAAGAAATGAAAGCAGAATGTAATAAAATGATTACAAACGGTTTTGATGTTGAACTGAGTGACAATCAGTCACATCATTTTTCTTTAACAGTACAAGACCAATTGAATTTAATTACTTCGTCTCAAATGGTGGCAGACGGGTCAGAAACTATTCCCTATCATGCGGATGGGGAATTGTGCAAATATTATACTTCAGGAGATATGGAAAAGATTATTGCTAAGGCAAACACTTTCAAAACATACCATGTCGCGTATTTTAATTCGTTAAAGACGTATATTAGTTCATTGCGTAGTATGGCGAAAGTTGCAGCAATTACTTATGGTAATAGTATTCCAAGTAAATATCAGTCGGAAGTTTATATTGCTTTAAAGTCTGAATTAAGACTGTAATTAATAATAAGGGGTGCTTATCATATAGAGTGCCCCTTATTACAACAATGGAAAATAATGGAGGTGAAACGATGCCTTACATAAATACTGTGGACATTAACGGAACAACATACAATTTAGAAAATTTGACAGACGGGAATTATGTTGTTGATTTACCAGAGCTAAAACAGAATGGCGTATTTTTGCTTCAAGGAGATGTCGAGGATAAGCTGAATAGTTATCAGTCGAACAAACCACTTTCGGCGAATCAGGGCCGTATATTAAATGAGCAGGACAATCAGCTCGACACGAAGATTTCTAATTTAACAAGCTCTGTAAACGAAAAAGATACAGAATTGGAAAATGAAATTAAACAGTTATCGGCAGATATGAAAGAAAAAGACACAGAGCTTGACGGAAAGATTACAACGCTAACTAATAGTTCTGAACAGAAAGATACCGAATTAGACGGAAAAATCACAACGCTAAGAAGCGACATGGGGGCTGGCGATGCATCTACATTATCCAGCGCAAAGACATACGCAGATAGCCAGTCTAGTGCATCTCTTTCTTCTGCAAAAGAATATGCTGATACTGCTGTTGCAAATAGCAAGACGGAAACTTCCACTGAGCTCAATAAAAAGTTAGACAAAACGGGTGGCAAAGTTTCTGGGGATTTAGAAGTTACTGGTGCTTTGACTGCGGATCAAAAGTTTTATGCAAAATATGGAGTTACAATTTATCAGCGTGGAGATGTCTCAAAAGAGATTACTGCTGTATGTACAGGAGAGAATGCGGGAAAAATTGTTGGCAAGTCAGAAAGTGATCTAGCAAGAATTGCAGTTGGGGCTCCTGTGAATGATGACGATGCGGCCAATAAAAAGTATGTCGTTGATGCTATTGCTTCTGGTGGTTTTGGCGCACTAGATGGGGCTACATTTACTCCATCTGTTTCTTCCGAAGGCGTTTTGAGCTGGACAAACGACAAAGGGAAAACCAATCCTACAAGCGTAAATATTAAAGGGCCAAAAGGCGATGCGTTCACGTATGCTGATTTTACTTCCGAGCAGCTTGCTGCTCTAAAGGGAGAAAAAGGAGATAAAGGCGATCCCGGAGACCCACTATCTGTTTTAAATGCCTATCCGGTTGGCTCTATTTATATGAGTGTAAATAGCACAAGTCCAAAAACACTCTTCGGAGGCGGCACATGGGTGCAGATTCAGGGCAGATTTCTGTTGGCTGCGAGCACGGCCTATAAAGCTGGCACAACAGGTGGCGAAGCAACACATATGTTGACGGAACAAGAAATGCCAAACCACAGACACATTATTTATGCTCCGAATGATGGTGGTGAGGAAAATGCAGCAATTGGCTTTCCAAAAGCAGGTAGTAAAAACACATACTATGCTGAGGCCAGCAAGACAGAAGCTGCTGGTGGTGGGAAAGCCCACAATAACATGCCACCATACTTGGCTGTATATGTTTGGAAGCGCACAGCTTAACAGTGCAATTAAATACTAAACAAGAAAGGGGTTGAGCAAGTGTCAGGGAAAATCTTTAATACGCGAGTAAAGAATAAACGTGATTCAGTTAGCAACTGGACTGATAAAAATCCAATTTTACTAGATGGCGAAGTAGTGGTCGTTGATAGCACTGATGGTGAAAGCCGATTTAAAATTGGTGACGGGACAAAGCATTATTCAGAACTCCCATTTCAGGACGAGTATTTACAGAATGAAATTAATAATAAAGCTGCAATTGAAGCAGGAGTCTACACTGCTGTTGCGTCTAGCTCTGATGGAGTTGCTTACACGTCAACAGTCCCCGGAATTAGCGAGCTGAGTACAGGTGCGAGTTTTATCATGATTCCTGACAAGACTAGTGCGAGCAAGGAGCCAACACTAGATGTCAATGGACTCGGTGAAAAAAAATTCGGCGTAGACTAAGCGCCATTACAACTAGCCTGCAGTCTGGATATAGCAACACTTGGATTTCTGCCAACAAGCCATTTCAAGTTGTGTATGACGGTACTGCTTGGGTTGTAGAAGGCATGGCAAAACCAGTTGGTGCAGACGTATATGGTGCAGTGCCTCAAGCCACGGCAGATGCTTCTGGCAACGTCATTACAGATACATATGCGACAATTGCTATGCTGCAAAGCATGCTCCCAAAAGTGACAACAATTACACTAGCGTCGGGTTGGAATGGTACTGCAAGTCCATATTATCAGGACGTTACGCTTAGTTGTGCAACCGAAACTAGTGTCGTCGATCTTCAGCCAACTCCAACACAACTTGCTTCTTGGCAAGACGAAGGATGGGCGTTTACTACTCAAAGTGGCAATGGCACTGTTCGAGTTTATGTCGCTGGTGGTAAGCCTAGTGCGTCTATTAATATACAAGTTAAAGTTCAGGAGGTGACTGTTGTATGAGTGGTTTATACGGCAATGCAACAGGCGGATTCTGCAATCCTCAGACTTATATTTTAACAGACGGAAATGGGAAAGAAATCACTGGCGTTTTAGTAGAGAATGTAACAGTTTTTGATGCAACAACTGATGATGTTAGACTTGGAAAGACATATGCTGCGGATGAAGGTGTTAAGGTTGGTACAAAGGATATTCCAGCGTATCATACGACAACGGGAGTGTATTACGTTCCAGCTAATTCAGAACTTAAAATTGTTATGACAAACGGAGATAGATGTGATTATACAGAACTGCAGGCAATGGTAATGCCCTACAATTCTAGTGTAAATGATAGCAATGCTGTTAATAGAGTTGCTATGAAGGATAAAGTATATAACGTAGGAGAAGCAACTGCTATATCTACAGTTACGAAAGACGTTGCAAGCAGTTCTATATCATTTGGATTAACAAATGGCGAACAGCCAGCGGTGATCAGGTATTTTACTTATAAGGAGGAGTCATAATGTCAGAAAGACGTTATCAATATTGCTACGCGGTAATTGACCCATCGCTTAACGACATGTGTGTTGGGGTTGAAGATACAACTTTGAATTGCGACGACGACCCGAATTATATTCCAATTAGTCCATATAACGAGGAGTATCTTTGTAAGTATTATGATAGAGCCACAGGCAAGTGGTATCTTGAAGCAGAACATGTCAATGAATGGACACCAGATTAACGAATAATAAAAGTTTTCATCTTCTTTAAGGAGGAATTTGTTATGGATGGCACATTTGACCCGACCTATAGCTCTAACCAAATTTGGGTAGATACGAATGTAAATGAATGTTTGACAACTCATTTGGATGACATGGAAGATAATATTTCTTCTTTACAGACCAGTAAGGCAAATGTGAGTCATACCCACAGCGAATATGCGCCTGTGAATCATTCTCATTCTGATTATGCTCTTACGACACATAAGCATTCCGCCTCTGATATTACAAGCGGAGTTCTTCCTATCTCTAACGGCGGGACTGGAGCAAATTCTGTTGCTGGTGTATTAACGAATCTTGGGAATATTGGAAAAGTATATTCTGCTACACCAAGTAGCAAGCATGTCGCAAAGATGGAAATGGTAACGCTCGCTTCATTAACGCTACCTGCAGGTGTTTATGTCATTACTGGGAATCATCAATGGGCAGCAGATGGTGCTGGGTGCATGTACATTTCAAGAATTATGAAATCTGATGATAGTGTAGTGTATTGCATTGTACGTAGTGACATGATTGGTGGCGGTGGAGCTACTGCTGCGGCAGTTGTAGAGCTTTCAGAAACTACGACTATCAAATATGAGACTTATCATCAATACACTAGTGCAACCAACGCTGAGGCAATTCGTTTTTGCGCTGTCAAGATTAGATAATATTATTGGGAGGAATTCTTATGAACGGTACATTCGATCCTACATATAGCTCCAATCAGATTTGGATTGATACAAACATTAATGAATGTCTTACAACTCGTTTGGACAATGTGAATGGAGATATCTCTTCTTTGCAAACTGGCAAAGCAGATGTGAGCCATACGCACGAAGGATATTCTTTGGTGGGGCATACTCATAGTGAATACGCTCCAATTAATCATTCTCATAGTGGGTATGCTGTAATAGCTGACTCTAACGAGTTTAATGGAGAACAGAAATTCACGAATTCCGAGTATTGTGGTAGTTTAAGCGATACTGCCGATGGTGTTGGATGTGCTTTTAAGGCTTCTAGGGCACTAATTAATGAGGTATTGGTTGATAAATTAATTATTACTTCTACGACTGGACAAATGCCAATTTATACTTATAGCGGTACTTCTGATGGCGCGATGTCTGGCCTCGTTAAAATTGGATATATTGATACGAATGGAAACGCCGTATTTAATGGGGCTATCTCTGCAACTAACATCAAAGATTCTGTTGTTGAGCAAGGCACTGTTGGCAATATGCGCTACCAAAAATGGAGTAGTGGCAAATCTGAGGCGTGGTATTATGAATCTCTTGGAGAGCTATCTTTAACTACAGGAATGGCTGGTGGAGTGTACTCTAGCACAGCTTGTAATGGACGTGTTGTGAATTTCCAGTCTGGGCTATTTGTTAGTAAACCATTGGCCGTGAGCAATGTGTATAGCGATGGATATACCTTTAGTCAAGTAGCTGGGGCTGACAGTACTAGATTGATTTATCGCATTTGGTCTCCATATCCTATAACCATTTCTGGAACGGAGATTGTAATTCACATTATTGGAAGATGGAAGTAACGTTAGGAGGTTTGCAACATGAATGGAACATTTGATCCTATGTATTCAAGTAATAATATCTGGGTAGATACAAATCTTGATGTTTGTTTGACTAATAACTTGGAAAGCATGGTAACAGACATCTCATCCTTGCAAACGAGCAAGGTAGATAAAGTGGACGGCAAGGGATTGTCTTCTAATGATTACACAAATACAGAGAAGAATAAACTTGCTGGTATTGAATCTGGAGCTCAAAAGAATAAAGTAACCGGGGTAAAGGGAAACGCCGAATCTACATATAGGACTGGCAATGTCAACATAACTCCTGCAAATATTGGAGCTGCTGCAAGCACTCATACTCACAATAAGTCTCAAATTTCTGGACTAATTGAGCCGTCTGATTATGTTATTGCTTCTGGTGCTTCTGGACAATGGACATACAGAAAGTGGAATAGTGGGATTTCAGAATGTTGGAGGCAAATTACTGGCACGATTACATATTCTTCTACGTGGAATGGGTTCAAGTTATTTGAAGGGAGTGCTGATTGGCCGTCTGGCATGTTTGTTCAGAACCCTACAGCTCTTTATAATTGCTACATTGGTTCTGGATATGCTATTGCCGCGAGAGGTGGTCTATCAACAACTACAAGATTCAGATGGCAAGCCATTGGAACAGATGGAGATTCTAATGTTGGGTATGTAATATACGTTCACGCAATTGGAAGATGGAAATAAAATCAAATAAAAGGTGCAGAGGCATTAATTCTGCACCTTTCTTATATTGAAAAACAAGGAGGGGATACAAAAAAATGTCAACAAAAAAAAT